TGTAGAAGGAGAATTCGTTATACCAAAGCCTGTTGATGATCTTGTTGATTCTATTGCTCTGGCAGAAGTGCTCCTCGGCGGAACGTCCTCGACTGGCTCATCTTGAGTAACTGTATTCCCTTTACCTGAAACCCAGTAAGGGTTATATGACTTCGAGCCCAGCCGTGTTTCAAAAATCAAATTTATTTTAGATACATATTTTATGAAAACATTCTTATCTTATACAGAATTTCTTGATGAATCTGTCATCAATGAAGAGAGTGGACCTGAAACTAGAGTTGAAGATCTTTCTAAAGATCCTGAGACCCAAAAGAAACTTGGCATCTCTGACGAAGGAAAACTCAAACATGCTCTAATGGTTCTCTTTAAACGAGGATATGGAGCTGCACAAACTAATTGGGGTGCTTTAAGACCTCAAATAAAAGCTCTAGGAAGACCAGCAGCATACAATGCTTGGGGTTATGCTAGAATGAACGCATTTATAAACAAACAAAAAGCTTATTCCACATCCGATAAAGATGTAGCAGATTGGTTAGAAGGAAAAGGCGAAAAACCAGATCCAAAATGAGAAATTTAATATCTTACGAAGACTTCTTAAACGAAGAAGAGAAAAAACCTAGAGTTGGTCATACTGTTAAAAGAAGAGAGTATAAAGACGATCCACCTGAAGAAGGACTTTATTCAAAAGGAGGTAAGTCAGCAATCAAAGGAACTGGATACGCTAATAAAGAAAAGGCCGAATTTACAGTAAAGAAACTCGATTGGTTGATGAGTAAAGGTGAAAATGTATGGGCAATGTCTATTGCTACAACGATGGAAACACGAGCTAAAATACATAAACATCAAACACCTGAAATGAGAGAAGCTCAGAAAATTTTCAGAGAGTGGATTGATAAAAATAAGAAATCAGAATCCGAAGAAATTGAAGGTTTTGACTTAGATTTGATTATTTCTGAAGATTTGATAGATGAAGGTGATGGTCTCTTTAACCCAGGAACTAAAGATGCAGTTAAAGGTACTGGTTATGGTTCAAAAGAGAAAGCAGAAAAGACTGTAACGATTATGAATAAATTGAAGAAAACTGATCATAAACATGCTATGGCAATTGCTACAACTATGATGAATCGAGCAGAACATTCAGCGAATCAAACTGATGGAATGAAAGCCGCTATTCCTGTTTTCAAAAAGTGGATAGAAGATAATAGAAAAACCTAATGAGTCAATTCCTCACATACAATGAATTTAATGAGCTTTTTGAGAAGACGTGGAACAAATCAGTTTCGTCTTCTCATTTGCGATCTATTGAGTATGATAGTGATACTAAAGTTCTAGAAGTAGAATTTTGGAATGACTCGAAATATCAATATTTTGATGTACCTAAAGAGGTGTTTAGAGAGTTCGCAGATGAACCAAATCTATTTAATAAAGTTGGATCTAAAATTAAAGCCCTGTTCAAGAAAGGAGATGACTCATCTACTTATGGAACTAGATTCTGGGCATTGATTAGAAGAGGATCCTATACATACGAGAAATTATAATGTTGAATCCGAATTTAATTGTATTTGAAAATTATCGAAATGATTGGGAATGGTTATTTGAGACTAAAGAAGATTATTTTATATTTGTTAGAGCTTTGACTGAAAAGAACTATGATCTTTTTAAGAAGCAAATAAATCCAAAAGGTCTGAAGAGAAGTTGGAAAGCTAATCATCTCGATCATATTTATTCGATATCTCAAGCATATAAAGATAAAATAAATCCATTTTTTATAGCACATCCTTGTAATCTACAGATGTTAAAAGCTAGAGAAAATAAAAAGAAAAATGCCAAATGTGGACATACTATCGAAGAGTTATATTCTAAGATAGATTCCTTTGGTGAAGTTTAAGTATATGAATGTTTTGCCTATTAAAAATTATATCGATTCAGAAATACAACAAGCTGAGCTAGATACGATTTTCCGATTTGATTTGAAATATAGAGGACATCAACTCATGGCTGATGAACCTAACAAATATATCTCACTACCACATACTAACGATCGATGGTTGCTAGTTAATGACGGTGGCGAACATAAACTCCTTTCAAATGTTTGTCTTCATAGACAATCTTTATTAGCAGAGGGAAGTGGTAAGAAAAAATTGATATCGTGTAGAGTTCATTGCTGGACTTATCAATTAGACGGTAATATTAAAACTGCTCCTCATTTTAAAGAAAAACCAGACTCTAAATTAGAGACTAGAAAATTAACAAATTGGAACGGTCTACTCTTTGAAGGTAAAACTCCTTCATTGGATTTGAAATCATGTGATATCGATCAATATATCAATTTTGACGAGTACAAATTTCATAAAGTAGAAACTACAGAATACAATTACAATTGGAAAACCTTTTCAGAAATATATCTAGAAAATTACCACGTATTCTCAATGCATCCAGGTTTGCGAAACTTTGTTACGCCTACCGATCTGGAGTGGCATTTTGGTGATGATTATTCAGTTCAAAAAGTTGGAATAGGCTCGAACCTTGACATATACGGTTCGGAAATTTACAAAGAATGGCAGGAACAGATTAAATCTGTCTTTGGAGATGAGTTACCACGATATGGCGCAATATGGATCTACCTTTACCCAAACATAATGATTGAGTGGTACCCACATACGATGGCGATTAGTACGATATATCCTATATCCCCAAATAAATGTGTGAATCATGTCGAGTACTACTACAAAAAAGAACTCTATGAAAAGCATCCTGAATTTTATGAAGCGATTGAAGAAGTCTACGTCGAAACTGCCAAAGAAGACGAAGAAGCTTGTCGATTGCTCGAACGAGGACGTGCATCTCTTCATATGAGTGGTGAGAACCAAACCGGCTTCTGTGAACCTTTTCTAGAAGCCGGGGTTCAACACTTTTATGACTATTTACTCAAAAATATGTAAACCATCGAGATATATAAAGCATATAACAACTATCAGTAAGTAAAAGTCCTATCAAGGTTAAATTTGCTACTAACTAACCTTAGTCGCGAATGAGTTTAAAAGTAAGTGAATCTAATCAGAACTAGGCGCATAATAAATAAACAACGTAAATAAAAGTAAGTAAAAATGGAAAACAATTTCGACATCTTCAACACGTCATTAGACGACTTCAAACCAGAAGAAAAACAAGTAGCAAAAAGTTCAGAATATAAAACTGACCCGAAGCTTTCTAAAGACTCTGTCTACAGAGCAATCGTTCGTTTCGTACCGAACATCAAGAATCCTAAAAAATCTATCGTTAAGAAATTCTCATATTGGTTAGAATTAAACGAAGGTGAAGGTTTCTATGTTGATTGTCCCTCATCAATCAATGAAAAATCCGTAATTCAAGACACATTCTGGAAGCTTTTCAAATCTGAATCTGCATTCGATAAGAAACAAGCTGAACACATTAAACGTAAAGAGTACTACTACTCATATGTTGAAATCGTGAAAGACCCACAACGTCCAGAAATGGAAGGAACAATTCAAATTCTACGTTTCCCTAAAGCGGTTAAGAAATTAATCGATGCACAAATCCAACCATCTGCAGAAGAAATCGAAATGGGTGCTGAACCTACAAATATCTTTGACTTCTTCAATGGTAAAGACTTCTCAATTAAAGTAACACTTAAAGGTGGTTACTGGAATTATGACGAATGTAAATTCGCTCCAGCAAATTCTCCAATCTCTGTTAAAGGAGTTAAAATGGATAACAACGCTGAATCTCGTAACTTAATCTTAAGCCTTTACAATGAAGGTCTTACTGAATTGGAAACATTTGACTTCAAACCTTGGTCTGATGAACAAAGAGACAGAGTTCACAAATTCTTATCTGAATTGACTGGAAATCCAGGATCAGCTTATAATGCTGTAACTGCACCAAGCAAACCAGCTACTCCAGCTCAAACTTATACTCCTACCGAAACAGCTTCTCAACCTGCTCCATCGGCAAATATTGATACTGCTAGCACAGATGCTGCTAATGGATCAGATGCTGAAATTGAAGACTGGTTGAAAGAATTCGATATCAAGTAATAAATTTCATAACCAAAAGGCATTCTCTTTCCATAAGAGGGTGCCTTTTTTATTTTAAAGAAAGATGGAATTAACACAACAGAAAATAGGAGAAATCACTCAAAAAGTACAAAGAGTTTTATACGATACATTTACAGGACCTAAGACTGCAATGAAGCCTCATCGAGATAGGTTGAATTTTGCATGTCCTTATTGTGGTGACTCTAACGATCCTCATAAAAAGCGTGGAAATATCTATCTCAAATCTCTCACATTTCATTGCTATAATTGTTCAAAGCATTCAAACCTAGTTGAATTCTTTAAAGACCACAATCAATCAATTTCTAATACTGATGATCTAATCTACTATCTAGATTATATCCGTCAAAATCAAGTAGTAGTTGCATCCAAAGACTATATGCAATTGACCGTATTTGAAAATCTAAAAGAATACTCAATTCCTCTAGACGTAGTTAAGAAAAAATTTAACCTCGTAACGGCAAAAGAGAATATGAGAATTGAAAGGTATTTGAAAGGTCGCTTTATGCATCATAATCTCGAATATTTCATGTTCGACCCTAAAGAAGAACAGCTTTATATTTTCAATCTATCACCAGATAAGCAAAGTACTTTCGGTTGGCAAATACGTAATTTCAAACCAGGAAGAACTAAATATGTCAGCTATAATATCGAGAAAATTAACTACCTCGTTTCAGAAAGAAAAATTGAAGCTTCTGAAGATGAAATAATTCGAATGAATACTTTAAGCATATATTTCAATATAGCATCTGTCGACTTCATGCAATCTGTTACCGTATTTGAAGGACCTATCGATTCTCTACTTTGCAAAAATTCAATTGCAATTTCTGGAGTAGATAAACCTGTAGATATGTTCGACGAAATACCGACAGTAAGATATCTGTTTGATAATGATGTTGCAGGTAGAAAGAAAATGGAATACTTACTAAAGAAAAGAAAATCCGTCTTTATGTGGAATAAAATAGTCCGAGACTATAAGGTTCAAGAAAAGGTTAAAGACTTTAATGACTTACTTAAATACTGTTGGAACAGAAAAAGCGATGCAATTAAAAACTACGATAAATACTTCACAAACAACCCACTGGATATCAGATCTGTCTAAGATGAACGAAGAACTTGATAAATTCGAAGACCGCATTACCGAAAATGGTACTGGAAAGTTAATAATCGACTTTAAGGAGGTGGATCTGGAATTCCAAGGAAAACAATTTGACATAGGCGTCATAAAATATAAAAAGCCGAAGAAGAAGCTGTCTCAAGAAACAATCAATCTGAAAGACAAAAATAAATCTTCACAAAATCTATTCTAATGACAGCAGAAGAACAAAAAGTATCAGAACTCGAAGCAGCATTAGATACGGAAAGAGTAGAATTCACATCTAAGATGAATGATCTGATCCCAATGTTGAATCGGATAGATAAAATATCAGAAGCACAAGTTCTTATGCTTTCATATCGACATATGATGGTTGATAAGCTTGTTAGATATCGAGCTGCTAATTTCAAAAAGAAAGCAAACGATCAGAACTTCAAAAAGCTTCGATATGAGTATTACAAAACACAACATGATGTTCGTCTTGATTATCGAGAAATCAATGACTTTATAGCATCTGACATGGCTCTAAGAATTCGACAATCGGATCTTTTAGAAAACCAAATAAACTTCTATTCTCAATGTATTGAAACACTTGACCGAATGGGATTCTCAATCAAAAATAAAATTTCTATCGAAGAGATGAACGATAGACGTAACCTTTAAGGTTCCTAAAAAAAGACATAACCAATGCAATGGGAATTAACGCATAATGACAAATTACTAACACTTACTGCAGCTACAGAAATGGAGATGGAGCAAGTGAAGTTGTCATTTACCAGAGAAGCAGCCAATGCCAAGTGGGATCCGAGAGTAAAGAAAGGTTGGTGGGACGGAAAAATCTCTTACTTTAAATCTAACAGATACTTACCTTCAGGTCTATGGCATGAACTAGTAGAAGTATCTAAACAATATAACTTCGAAATCAACATAAACGGCATTCAAAGAAAATTCGATAGAGATATCGATAAAGAAGAGTTTGTAGCTTGGGTAAATGAAAAATGGGCAGATTCTCCGATGAAGCCTCGTGACTATCAAATAGAAACAGCATTCCAAATAATCAAATACAAAAGTTGTTTAGCAGAATTAGCTACATCAGCAGGTAAGACTTTGATTATTTTTATGGTAATGGCCTATCTACTTGAAAGCAAAAAGAGTAAAAAAATTCTGATGATCGTACCGACAGTCGATCTAGTAGTTCAATCATCCGAAGATTTTTACGAGTATAATGAGGGATCTATAGGACTGAAATTACAAATTCAACAAATCTTTGCCGGATCCGTTATTAGAGATGGTGCAAATATAGTTGTTGGTACGTATCAATCCCTTGTTAAGAAAGATAAAGAATATTTTGATGCTTTTGATTGTGTAATTGTCGATGAAACTCACAAAGCTAAATCTGCAAGTATCAAATCTATTTTAGAAAAATGTGAAGAAGCTGATAGAAAATTTGGACTTTCGGGTACAATACCAAAGCCTGGAACTCTTGATCGTTTAACATTGATGGCTTATACTGGACCAATTATCACATCTATTCGAGCTGACTTCTTGATAGAACAAGGACATATTACTCCATGTGAAGTGTATGCTATTGAAATGAATTACGCATCCACCGAGGTACGGGAAGGCTTTAAAACTCTACATGCTAGATCCGAAGAAGATCGTAAGAAACTGCTTCATCTTGAACAGAATTACGCTATACAATCCGAAGCTAGATTAGAGTTCATAACTGATATGATCCTGAAAAATAAGAAGAACGCCCTTGTTCTGTTCTATCGTATTGAATATGGTAACAAGCTATATGATAAACTTAGAGAGAAAACTAGTCGTCGTATCTTCTATATTGACGGTGGAACTGACAAAGACCTAAGAGCAATGCATAAGGATAACCTCGAAGAAGGTGAACAAAAAATCATGATTGCATCATACGGAACTTTCTCTACTGGTATCAACGTTAAAAATATTCACACGATCTATTTATGTGAATCTTTCAAATCTGAAGTAATCATCCGTCAGTCAATTGGTCGTGGTTTACGTAAACACGCTGACAAAGATAAACTTCTAATTATCGACTTTATTGATGACTATCGAATAGGTAGATACAACAACTACTTATATAAACACGGGTTAGCTCGACAAGAAATATATCGAGATCAAAACTTTCCTTATAATGTTCGTTCGGTTGACGTTGGCAAGATCTACGGCTAACGAGATATATAACTAAAAAGTATCGAACTCTATGGCACTACTTAAATATAGAGCGTTTAACAAAATGCTCAAAGAAGTTAAGACACAGAAAGAGTTAGAGAAGCTAGCTGAATCATTTAAGAAAGTCTATAACGAAAGACTTAGTGCTTACGGTGTTACTGATGCTTCTCAGCTTGACGAAGAACAATTAGCAGAATTCCTAGAAGGAATGAAATCATACAGAAAAAAACAAACAAACTAATGAAACTATTAAGTTTTGACAATTTCAAAAGAATGCAAGCTATCGTTGAAAACGAAGAATTGCTAGAAGGAAATTTGTTAGAAAGAATGGAACAATGGGAAGCAGAACAATTGCTTAACGAAGGTTTCTCTTCTACAATCCTACAACAACTAATCGCAGGTGATACTAAACAAGGAAGATGGGCGAATAAATTCCAAATTGATTTGTACAAAAAATACAAATTAGCTATCGGTGATATTCAAGATACAGACTTTACTGTTCTTACTGACCCTACAGCTTTCTTTAAAGCACCTTATAAAAACAACGATAACTTTATCGGATTTTGTGTTAACGACAATCCAGAAGTAATGCAAAGAGTTGAAAGACGTACTTCAGGAAATCCACTTCTTATTGCAATTGCTGCAGGTGGTAGAGGTCTTTTCTATGGTTTCGGTAAAGAGCCAAGTTCAAGACAAGGTGGTGAAGATAAATATGGTGCATTAGCAGACAAATGGGGTCAGTCTTCTTATTTCGGATTGAAATATAGCGACATCAAACCTTCAAATGCTAAATGGATTCAAGAATTTACGACTAAAGTTTATGTTATCAACTTAGAAGATCTAAGAGCTAAATATAGCGTATCTGATAAGCAAAACCAAAGAGCTGCTGCAAGAAAAGGTGCTATGGCACTAATTGATAATAAAACTATCAAAGCAGAAAACACTGCTCGTTACAAGAAAATTCTTTCTGAAAAAGTTGGTCCAGCAGATATCCTTGCTCAATTCCAACGTATATTCACTTCAGTTTCTAATGGAATCGCTTCATGGGCTTCTAAGATTAAATTAGATGATATTGAAGTGGTTAAGCAATATGGTGAATTTCAATTAGGTGGTCATTGGAGAAATACTCCAGGTTATGCTCTAGAAAAAATCTATTCTACTTTCGGAAGCTATATGTATGATTACGTAGAATTTGCTAGATATGAAGCTCGTATCGAAAGAATAGCAGCTTGTATTGAAAGTGGAAAAACTGAAGATGGTGCTGAATTGACAGAAGAATTAAGACAAAGATATGCTGCTCAAGTTGAGTACTATCAACAAGACTTAAAACAAAGAGCAGTTAAATTCGTAGACTACAAACACCAATTTGATAAATACGAAAAAGAAGTTGCTTCTGGTTTAACAATGTTAGATGGTTTACTTACACCTGAAGGTAAATCTAAATTAGAATTACGATAATAAAATACTAAATGGCAGAAATACTAACTTTAAGAGAAGTTTTTAGAAAAGAAGGCCTTCAATTCGTGCATAAGCTTTTCGATGGATTTGTGATAATCTCCGAAAAGCTTAATGCCACGAGGTTTGCATTTGAAAAATCTAAAGATGGAGAATTAACTTTCTATCGTAAAGATGGAAAGATAACTGCCATCGAAAGAACTCTCAATCAACTTTTCGAAGAACCAATCAATTACATATCAAATCTGCCAAAAGATGTTTTAGCAGAAATTCCTACTGGATATCGTTTTGGATTCAGATATTTTCATTCAACCACTCCAATTAATATCAAATATGATCGACTACCACTCAATGGACTAGTTTTGACTGATATGAAAAGAGTAGATGATAGTAAAATCGTAGATGATATGACTATTTTGAATGCTCTATCCGATTTGATGATGGTAGAAAAACCACCAATCATTTGGTACGGTAAACTAGACGACGCTCAAAAAACTAGACTATTAGATTATTTGAGAACTCCAGAAGACCAAATAATTAAGAAATTCGAAACTAACTCTTTCACTAAATATATCATATCAATTCTCAATCCTTCGATGAAGAAGACTTCACTAGGAAATGGTATTGATAGTCCGATAGATTCTATCGTATTTAAGTTTTTAGGACAAGAGAAAAACGAAACTTTTTATGCTAAAGCAGTTGATCCGATGGTTCAACTTATCAATAAAACAAATGAGGAAGACAGAGAACCTCAAGATATGTATGGTATCATACTATCAGATATCGTAGAATTCGTATCAATGAACGGTCTTCAAAAATACTCATTAGAAGAGGGTTCGGCTGACGAGAGATTCATATCTCTTATTTGTCAAATTTACAACGACTATATTAAAAAGAACGGTTATAAATTTGATGGTGTTGAGCTTGATTCTCTTTCATTCGCATCTACACCTAAATTTGATTTGAATGCTGGTCTTATTCCAGACACGAAAACTCGTGAACTTATCAAAGAATCTTCGATCAATAAGAATATCTTTAAGATCATGGTTGCTTCATTCTCTAGACCCAGAAAAAAGCCTAGTGGAACTGTAACTCAAATGTTAGTAGATGACCTTAAATCTGTATCTGCTAAAATCAAAAATAAAGTCGATGCAGAAACTACCGATACTTTAGGTGGTATTATGACTTTCGAAGACTATCTGAAGAATAAAGCAGAAAAGTCTTGGACGATCAAAGACTAAATATATAAAAGAAAACCATTACAATGGCAAAAGAAATCTCAATCCTTAAAGCTCTTAATGAGAGTAAAAAGACAAAAATTGAAGATTATGCTATCGATAAATTGATTCATTTTAAAGATGGAGAAGTTTGGAAGGTAGTTAAATCTGGTTTGCGAGGTTCTAATAATCGTAAACAATCTGATGAAGTTACTATCAAACCTTTCAATAAAATAGCAAAAGATAAAAATGTCAGTTTAGCAATTGATGTTAATCTTGACTATCTTAACGCTAATGTAGTAAAAATCGTTGATGAATCCGTAGAAGAGGAAGTTAATGAAAGAGTACAAATCAAAAGAAAATACGGCGAATATAGTGCACATAACATCAATACTCAAGCTCCTATACGAAATAGAGTTGTTGAGTTTGTTGGTAAACGTTATGTAACTAATGAAGAACTTAAAAACTTTTTGACTTCACTAGAAGAAGATAGAGGAAATGCTATCGATCAAAGAAAATGGTTCTCTCGTAATGAAAAGTATTTCGAATCAAAAGAAAATCGAGGACAGCAAGTTTGGTCTCTTTCTAAATTTGGTAAGCGTGTACTTGAACAAATAGTAAAAGCAAAAACACAAAATCAAAAAGGCATGATAAAAGAATCAATTGGACTTTTCAAGTTCTCGACAATAAACGAATCAAACATTAACGAAGGTTCTCATGGAATGGCAAGTAAGCTACTTCAATCTATCGTTAAAGGTGAAACATCATCTGCAGAAGGTATTAAACTTTCTAAAGACTTAGCAGAACATATCTTCGATTGGATCAGAACTTCTCCATTCGGTAAAAAGAATGCAAATCTACCGCTTTATATGCTAATCAAAGCATCATACAATTGGGGAATTGAAAGAGGTTTAGATGCTAAATTAAAACCAGAATTAGCTGAATTAAAGAAGAAAATCAACGAATCAGTTGATGAATCTATCGATGAAAGTTTTAATGCTAAGTACTGGGAAGATTATCATGAAAATTCTTCTAAACTTTCTCGTTTAAATGATATGCAACTAAAACAAGAAGTAGAAGCTTCAGTTGAAGAGTGGAATGATAATAACGAAATGGGTAAAGAAAACGAAGTTACTCCTGCGGGTGAAAAGAAAGTATTGGCATTAGCAAAACAATTTCTTAAAGCTAAAGGTTGGATATCATCTGATGTTATTGATGCAATGATAGCACAAGAATCTTAAGATGAAAAATCACATTCCTACATTCACACAATGGCTAAATGAAGCCGATGTTCCGTATGATATCGAAGCATATCGTCTGGATAAAATGAAATGGACTTTTAATCAAGAATTGAAAGATAAATTTCAGAATGATAATGATGATGTAGAGAACGCTAAAGTTTATGTAGCAGAAGATAAAGACAGGAATCTAGTTTATACTTTCATGACTTGGACTTCTGAATCAGAGCTATTCATTCATCTTAATGAAAATAAAAAGACAGTCTTTGAGCAATCATATTTTGCTGAAGACCGAAGATATTACGATCAAGATTGCGAAATCATTATCGGATTCAAAATAAAAAACTAAAATGGAAATTAAGCCAATACCTTCATTTGATGAATTCTTAATCGAAGGAATTAATGAGTCATTGACATTTGACGAAATTAAAGATAAATTCACTGAAAATCCTTACGGTATCGGTGCACAAAGTGTAGAATTCGTTAAAGGTGAAAGAGGAAATAGCAACCGATTAATCTTCAGACATGATAGTTCATCAAGAAGAGATGAAATTATGAGTAAATTAAGAGCTTTCGGAGTTCCTGCTAAAAAACTTTCAAAATCTACTGCAGATAAAGCTTATAAATATCGCTACGAACTTTATTTATTTGAAGGGGAAAATCCAGAAGCAATAACAGAATCAGTTTACCCAGACAATAAAGGTAATCTGAACTCTTATGATAAAAAAGTCTTTACTGAAGTTGGTAGATGGACAGTTAAAATTGGAAATGGCTTAGCAGCTATCTTCTTATTTGGAGTACAAGAAATGAATTGGAAAGGTGTTACAGAATATCAAGCATCTGTTACATGTACAACATATTCTATAGATGCTAAGAATTTAGGAAATTCAAACGGATCAATTATCTTCTCTCAAGACTATTCTACTAAAGAAGAAGCTACTCAAATAGTGGAGAAACTTCTGAAAGACATGTCATATAAATCAACTAGAGCATAATGCCAGCAGTTTCACAATCACAACAAAGATTAATGGGTCAAGCCTATGCACTCAAAATGGGTGATTTGAAAGCTTCTGATATCAATCCAGAATATAGAAAGCAAATCCAAGACCTAGCAGACTCTATGTCTAAAAAGGACTTAGAAGACTTTGCTAAAACAAAACATGAAGGCCTTCCTGTCTCAAAAGACGAAGTTAATGAAGACGGTGGAATGGCAACAGTTTCTAATGTCAATGGAATGGGTTCTCCTGCACTTCCAGGAAATCCGGGCTCTCAATCAGGTTTTGCTAGTCAAAAAACTGGTTCTGGTGACATACCTTACTCATTGGTTAAAGGCCAACCGAGAAAAAAGAAAAAATCTTCTTTTCAGTCTTTTCAAGACTTTATTCAAGGAAGTAAAGAACTAAGATCAGCCTTTTAAGGTTAGCTGATCCTAACCAAAAATCAATAAAATGGACGGTGACCCCAATAAACAGACTCAGAAAAAAACTTCAACTCCCGACAGAGAAGGTACAGAAGTACAAGGAGAAGAAGCATCGAGTAGGATTGATGAGGGAGACCTCTTTAATGTTAGCGATGTTCTTTCTGCCGCTTGGTTACGATGCCTTATTCAAATTGATAATGGATCTAAGTGGTTCTTATTGGGTAGCAGACGTAGTTTTTTACTCCATTTCAGGTTGTTTTTGGTTGGCATATATATTGCTTACACGCTATCTAAATAGGCTGGATAATTGAACCTCTGAATTCGAAACGACATATAACGTAAAAATCAATTACGTAAATGAAATTTCTAAAAGTCCGAAAAGTAAAGTCCCCAACTAGAGGTACATCACAATCCGCAGGAATTGACTTATACATCCCAGATGAATTCGAGTCAATCACATTAAATCCTAGCGAATCTATTTTAATTCCAGCAGGTTTGAAAGTAAATATACCAGAGAATCATGCTTTTATTGCATTTAATAAGTCAGGTGTAGCCACCAAGAAGCATCTAGTAGTAGGTGCTTGTGTTATCGACGAAGACTATCAAGGTGAAATCCATATTCACCTTTTGAACGCTGGTACAGAACCGAGAGAAATCAATGCAGGCGATAAAATCATTCAATGCATAGTTATGCCAATCGTATATGAATCAGTTGAAATGGTAGAAACTGAAGAAGATCTATGGGAAGGCAAAATCACAGAAAGAGGTGAAGGAGGCTTCGGTTCAACAGGAACTAAATAACAAATTATGGAACAACCAAACATGAATATCGACATCCGTAAGAATTCTACTTCAATTGTATGTGAAGCAGAAGGATGTGGGAATGATACATTTGAAGACGTAGTCTTTATTAGAAAAGTATCAAAGTTAATAACTGGTGCACCAAAAGATACGTATGTACCGATTCCTACGTATAAATGTTCTAAGTGTGGGCATATAAATACTGAATTCATCCCTAAATTTTAAGCACATGATTCTCGACGTAGAACTAAACGATAACTCATTAATTCTGTCATATTTTGACAAAGAAGGAAAATCGAAATTAAGAAAATTCGATATCCCAACACCTCAGAACTGGACAATCTGTTCAGCCACGGATCCTAAACGTGAAAAAGACTTTCAAAACTGGGACGGAAAACCAGTTAAGAAAGTAACAGAAAAACGTCTCAATAAATGGTCCATATACGAATACATTAACAATCTTCCAGAAGAAGACCGTGAAGAAATCACTGCTCTTAATTTTCCAAAAGTTCAATCAATAGATATTGAAACCGAGGTAATTGATTCATTCCCTGTTCCAGAAATTGCACGTGAACGTATCACAACAATCGCAATCGCAACTGAATCAAATTCTACTCTAGTCCTCGGTTGGAAACAAATTTCAAAAGAACAAGAAAAGGCTATTTTCGATCAACATCGAGAATACCTAAAGGACTATGGTGATTGGACATTTAAGTATATTTGCTTTGAAGACGAATATAACATGATGTACACATTCATTAATAAATTCCTTCCTAACTTTTCATTAGCAATTGGTTGGAACTTTATGGCTTTTGACTGGAAATACATATTTAACAGATGCAAAAGATTAGGTATCGACGTAACTTTAGCATCTCCAACTCGTAAACTTCAAGGTAACGATAACATTCCTATGCACGTAGGTATGATTGACTATATGGAAGTTTATAAAAGATGGGACAGAACCGTAGCTATTAAAGAAAGTAACTCATTAGATTTCGTTGCAAATGCAGTTCTAGGAACTACTAAATTGAAATATAATGGAACGTTACAAGAATTATACGAAAACGATTACGATAAATACGTTTTGTATAACGCAGTCGATGCTGCCTTAGTGTGTCTCATTCACAAAAAATTATTGACTTTAAATTCCGTTTTATCTGTATCATGTCTTTGTAATCTATCAATATACAAAGCTTCCTCTGCTGTTAATCTTACCGAAGCACTTCTTTGGAAAGGCTATTATGCAAGAAACATGGTTATCGCCGATAAAAAAGTAGAAACACCAAGAGGTGCATATGAAGGTGCTTATGTAAAAGAACCAGAACAAGGTATGTTCAGAGCAGCAACATGTTTTGACTACGCTTCTCTATACCCTTCAATTATGCGTCAATTTAATGTTTCTCCTGAATCATTCATAACGAAGACTCAAGATCAAACGAAATTAGAAGCACATAAACAAGACAAACAATTTATTGTATCAACAACTGGTGCAATATACGACAATCGAGAAATTTCCGTACTAAAAGAAATTCTTACAAATCTCTATGCTGAACGTAAGAGAAATAAGAACATTCACTTAGCAATCGAAATGAAATTCTCAAAATTAAAGAACAAAAAGTAAAATGGCTAAATTATTCGAAGAACGTATAGAATACAAACCGTTTGAGTTTCCTGTCTATTATAATGAAGGATGGCTCAAACAGATGCAAGCATTTTGGTTGCATACAGAAATTCAAATGCAAGGTGATGTAAAAGATTGGAAAGAAAATCTCTTACCACATGAAAGAAATTTAGTAGGTAACATCCTTTTAGGTTTTGCTCAAACTGAATGTGCAGTATCTGACTATTGGACTGGTATGGTAACCAAATGGTTTCCAAAACATGAAATTAAACAAATGGCAATGGCTTTCGGTTCACAGGAAACGATCCATGCTACTGCTTATTCATATCTGAATGAAACTCTCGGATTGGAAGACTTCGCTGCATTTATGCACGAACCTACAATTGCTGCTAAATTTGAATTTTTGCTATCTACGGAATCAGATTATACTCACGTAGATCTAGCAAATTCTCATAGAGCTAGAAAAGATGCCGCAAAATCCTTAGCAATTTTCTCAGGCTTTGCTGAAGGTGTTTCCCTTTATTCATCTTTCGCTGTTTTATACTCATTCCAAATGAGAAACATGCTAAAGGGTATAGGGCAACAAATGAAATGGTCTGTTAGAGATGAATCACTTCACTCTAAAATGGGCTGTCAATTATTCCGTCATATGTGTGACGAATATACAGAATTAAAAGCTGATGTTAGATATGATGTTGAAGAAGCAGCTAGATTAATGGTTCAAATGGAACACAATTTCATTGATAGAATGTTTGAACAAGGTGATCTCGAAAATCTAAAAGCTTACGATGTAAAGAATTTCATTTCTCGTAGAGCAAACGAAAAATTAATTGAACTCGGTTATGAACCGATATTTGAATTTGATTTGGAATCAGCTAATCAATTAGAATGGTTCGATCATCTTACAGGAGGAACTACTCACACAGACTTCTTTGCAATCCGTTCAACCGACTATGCTAAAGCTGGTGAAGGTGAAGATTGGTCTGATGACAATTTATGGAACTAAAAATTAAATCAAAATAAAAATATGTTTAGAAATAGAGAAGGCGATGAGCCGAACAAAATACCTAAGCACAATGGAGACCCAAAGCCTGAAGGTACACACTTTGGTGCTTCTCTCGGTTGGGAATTAGGTGTTGATTATCCTACGTGGGGAAATACAGAAATCTACGTTAAGACTATCAGTAAAGGTTACTTAATGAAAGGAGAAACTCCAAAAGATGCCTATTGGAGAGTTTGTACAACAGTCGCAAAAAGACTAGGAAAACCTGAAATGGCTTCTAAGTTTTTTGATTATATCTGGAAAGGTTGGTTAAATCTAGCAACTCCTGTACTTTCTAATACAGGAACAGAAAGAGGTTTACCTATCTCATGTTTTGGTATTGATGTAGCTGATTCAATTTTCGATATTGGTACAAAAAACCTTGAATTAATGCTTCTCGCTAAACATGGTGGAGGTGTTGGAGTAGGTATCAATCAAATCCGACAAGCAGGTACAATCATCAAAAATAACGGTACATCCGATGGTGTAGTTCCGTTTTGTAAAATTTACGATTCAACTATTCTAGCAACTTCTCAAGGGTCAGTTAGACGTGGTGCAGCATCAGTTAATATTGACATTGAACATGGTGACTTCTGGGAATGGTTAGAAATTCGTGAACCTAAAGGTGATGTTAATCGTCAATCTTTAAATTTACACCAATGTGTAATCATTTCTGATGCATTTATGCAAAAGGTTGAAAGTGGTGATAAAGAAGCAAGAGCAAGATGGACAGCAGTTCTTCGTAAGAGACGTCAAACAGGCGAACCTTATATTATGTACAAAGGGAATGTTAATCGTAACAATCCAGAAGCATACAAACAAAATGGTCTTAAAGTTTACATGACGAACATTTGTTCGGAAATTACTTTACATACCGACGAATCACATTCATTTGTTTGTTGTTTATCTTCTATCAATCTTGCTAAATACGATGAATGGAAAGACACTGATCTTGTCTATACTTCAACTTGGTTCTTAGATGGTGTATTAGAAGAATTTATACAGAAAGCAAAATACATGTCTGGATTCCAAAATTCCGTTAGATCTGCTGAAAAGGGAAGAGCTTTAGGACTTGGTGTTCTAGGATGGCATACTTACTTACAAGAGAAAGGAATTCCATTTGAAGGTCTTCTTGCACAATATGAAACTCGTAAAATATTCTCACAAATCAAATTAGAATCTGAACAAGCTTCTAGAGATATGGCAAGAGAATACGGCGAACCACTTTGGTGTATCGGAACAGGTATGCGTAATACTCACTTACGAGCAATTGCTCCTACGGTATCAAATTCAAAATTAAGTGGAAATGTTTCTGCAGGTATTGAACCTTGGGCAGCTAATGTATTCACTGAACAAACTGCTAAAGGAACATTCATTCGTAAAAATCCTACATTAGAGAAGTACTTGAAAAAAATGAAAAGAAATCAAAAAGAAGTTTGGGATCAAATTCTTATTGATGGAGGTTCAGTACAAGGACTACAATTCTTAGATGAATGGTTCTTCCATGATGATTCCCTAGTTAGTTCAGAGAAAGCTGAAACTCTGACAGAAATGCAAAAAGCTGACTTGGTTCCTTTTAAAGAAGTATTCAAAACTTTCAAAGAAGTAAATCAATTAGAATTAGTTAAGCAAGCAGGTTTACGTCAACAATATATTGACCAATCGGTTTCTCTGAATCTTGCATTTCCAACTGAAGCAACTCCTAAATTTATTAATCAAGTTCACATGGAAGCTTACAAACAAGGTATCAAAACTTTGTATTACATGAGAACCGAATCAGTACTTCGAGGTGATATTGCTGCTAAAGCTTTAGACGAGAATTGTCTTAGTTGTGACGGATAAGATTGTTAATAACTTTTGAAACTTTTTTGAAAATAAGTTGATAGAAATTTTTTTTTATCAACTTATTGTTTTATATTTGTATATCAAATTAATCAAATTAAAACAATATGACAAATTCAGTAAATTTAACAGACTTAGAGTTACAAGGTTTAAAAGCGATAACTCATTCAGATTTTTATGAAAACGGAAGAGATTCAATTCTTTGGGACTTTTCAGTTTATGATTGTTGCCCTTTCACTGGTAAAACTCGTTCAGGTGTTTTCTCTTCACTAGTTCAAAAAGGTCTAGTAAATATTCAAGAAGGTGAAAAGAAATTTATCAAAGACAAAGACGGTAATAAAATCCTAAACAAATATTGGTCAAGAGACGGTTTAAACTTCGGTACAATTAAAATTACAAATGAAGGTTACGCTTTACTTGATTCACTAAACTTAATCGACGAATACGGAAGTTTCGTCAAATAATCAATACCCGAAACTCAACTCTAGCGAGATTCTTAATTGAATCTCGCTTTTGTTTTAGACATAAAAAGACTATGGAAGATAAACAATTCGAAAAATGTGACTGTGGTCAAAAAGCAACTTGGATATACATGCCAGGTTATTCAAGTGGATGCAGTCCTTATTTCTGTGATGAATGCGTTCATCGAGGTTGTTCATGTAACGAATACTCAGTAGTTGCTGAACATTATCATCCGCCAGGAGGAATTAGTCCTGACGAAGAAGATGGTAAAGAAGGAGTTGATTGGATATGGACTAATGAAGAAAAAACTTCATGGGCTAATATCGACAGTAGAGGTAGAAGATGGCCTTGTTGTGAATATGAATTCGATGAAGAAGGTTTTGAAATCGAAGAAGACGATCATTCAGATGATGAATATCTACGTTTAAAATCAGGTGAAGGGAGAGATCATTATGACGAAGATTAATAAAACAGAAGGCAATAAAATTCTCGCTAAGTTCATGGGCGGAAGAATTGTTCGTACTGAAGAGTACGAAATGCCACATGGTTCACATTCAACAGGAACTATTGAACATTGGGAATTCGATAGCTATTCTCATTCTAGAGACGAATATGCTCGAATAGGTATTTTTAAGTATGATTCCGATTGGAATGAACTGATGTCAGTTATTGATAAAATTGAACAAGACCCTCATAGTCCTTTCATAGAAATTTGTGGAAGAAGATGTGAAATCTCTCATATGATAAATCATAATTGGCCTGCTGATAAAGCAGTAGTTTGCAATTATAATGCATCTAATTCCAAATCCACTAAAGAAGCTGTTTGGCTTGCTCTTGTACATTACATCACAGAATTAAATCAAGAAAAAAATGAAATTTGAGTACTATCTAGGCATTTTGCCTGAAGAACGTGAAGAATTTGAAAGACATGTAGAACATCTAAACGAAATAGGCGATTGGAAATATGCAGTCAGAGTCCTATCAGAATTTGATGATCCTGATGGCTATTATACATTTCAAATAGAAGGAACTCCTGAAAGCTATCGATATTTCATGAGATTAGCAACTAACGAAGGTTTCGTAAAATCATTAAATCACTATGAAGTATAATGACTATCAGCAGGTAGACGGTAAAATCCTGCATCATATAAAGAAAGGCCGTAGAGAAATTATCTTCGTAGAAGATCTCGGAATGGCAGACGATGGATGGTTTATTACTGTCCGACATACCAATAAGAAAAAACCGGAATATAAACATGAAAGCTGTATTTGTGAAAGCAACATGCAGACTTGGTTAGATAGCTATCTAAATGAAGGCTATACGTTTGTTGAATCGGTATCCAAATAGCCAAAAATCACATATAATAATCAAAACTAAATCAAGCAAATGAAAATTCAAGTAAAGAAAGTATCAGTACCGTATTTAACTTCTCTGATTAAAAGAATGTTACTTATGGACACTTCTGTCTATCTAAACGTAGACGGTGAACGTATTTGGTCGGATGTTTATACTCCAACAAAAGACGTAGTTAAATCAGTTTCACTTCCTGTAAACGACGTATTACAGTTTGAAAAACCACAAACAGAAACAATTAAGTTATCGTTCTTTTCAGGACAAAGGTTGCTTTCTTGTTTAGGTTATTTTGATCCGCATAATTTATCAGCGGAAATCAACGTATTTAAAGATGAAGACGATGGCATCCTTTATGCCGAAAAAATCGTATTTAAAGACAATCAATTGAAAATTGAATTGCACTGTCAAGACATCTCTTTAGGTTTCACATCAATGACATCTGAACAAGTAAGCAGAGCATTCGATGTAACTACAAAACTTTATGACTTTAAATTGTCATCTGAAGACTTCGCTAAAGTAACTTCTCTACAAACTTTAGACAAAAGCGAATTATTCAAAATTTATTCTGATACTGCAGGTGTTCATGTTAGTTCTGAATCTTTCGATATCGTAATTGACGATAATAAAAAAGAAACACATGCAGCAACTTCTATCTTCAAATCTTTCTTACAAAGAGTAGACAAAGAAACTTATAACGTTTCTGTTTGTGAAAACAAAATGATCCTTGTTTCCGAAGAATCAAATACATCAATCGCTTTAAATTTAGCAATCACCGAATAATATGTACAAACTCTATAGTAAATACATTCATTTTAATGAATACGATAAGACTTGGAATGCTTTCGAAAGATCAGAACAAGGTCTCTATCTAAACGATAGATCAAAGATGAAAACTCTAGAGACTTATGATACAATCGAAGAATTATTAGAAGCTCATAAAATAGAAAAACATGATTAATACAAGCTCTCTAACAGTAGAAAAAATTAACGAATTAGACTTTTCTACTCTATCACCAGAAGATATTGATGCATTAAAGACCGAATCTTTGAGATGTTATTCTTCAGAGCAAGCAATCAAATTAATCATTAACTCAATTTATGGTGCCTTCGCCAATGAGTATTTTCACTTCTATAACATTGCAATCGCTGAAACTGTAACTTTACAAGGACAAGATGCAATCCGATTCACCGAAAAAATGGTTGATCGATATTTCAAAGAATTCTTTCATAAAGACAAAGCTCTTCATGAAAAATTACTCGTTAAACCAGATTGGGAAGTTCGTCCTATCAAAGGTCAAGTATGGAAATATACCGATACTGATTCAGGTTACTTAATTTTTGAAGAAGTAATGGAAGCTGTTAATTGGCAAGGAACTGTAAAGGAATTCGTTTTAACTCTAAATGCAAATCGTTTAGCTGCTTATATTAAGAAAGTACTTGATGATTATGCAGAATCTAGACACACAGATAATCACTTAGATTTCGAGTTAGAAACAATTGCAGAGAATGCTATTTGGGTAGCTAAAAAGAAATACATTCAAAATATCATTTGGAAAGATGGTAAAGATTATGACAATCTAACATACATCAAAACTACAGGACTAGAAATTATCCAATCGTCTACACCACCTTTCTGTAGACAAAAGTTAATTGATGCCGTAAAGTACATCTTTTCGAAAACAAAAATCACATCAAAAGACAATCAAGATTTGGTTAAGCTAATTAAAGAAATCAAAACTGAATTCAAGCTTTCCAATATCGAAAAAATCTCGATGACTCGTGGTATATCTGAATACAATAAATTTATCTTAAATGACCAAGATAGATTAGAATTGAAATCAGGAACACCTATCCATGTTCGAGCAGGTGGTTATCATAACTATCTACTTAATCAAGAAGATAGATTGAAAGGTAAATATGAACTTATTCGTGGTGGTGACAAAGTAAAATGGTATCATTCATCTGATCAATTTTGTGATGTTTTCGCTTATAAAGCTGGAAATTATCCAATTGAATTTGCACCAAAAATGAATCTCGAAGTTCAATTCCAAAAAACAATTTTAGATCCTCTTAACCGAATTATCGTACCAGCAGGCTTGCCACCTTTGCATCCTTCTCTCGCTTATACGGTTGGTGGACTATTCTAAATAACAACTAAAGAAAAAAAGTAAGTAAAAATGAGTAAAGAGTATTCAATCCTAGAACTACAAAAGGAGTTAAAGAAAATCAACCCTTTTGGAGATGTCATTAGTAAAAATGACTTCTCAAAAATCACCGAGTGGATTGACACAGGTAACTATCACTTAAATGCGGTATTCTCTGGAGATCTATTTGGTGGTATTCCAAACAACCGTACTATCTGTTTAGCAGGTGAATCAGGTACAGGAAAGACTTTCTTGATGCTAAATATGTGTCGAGAATTACAAGCTAAAGGTTATTATGTCATCTATTATGATACAGAAGGTGCTGTAGACGTGGATAACATTCAAAACTTTGGTGTTGATCCAGATCGTTTCGATCATCAACCGATGTCTGACCTTGCTAGATTCCGTACATCTATTACAACTCTTTGTAAGAGAATGATGGAAGCTAAAGAGAAAGGTTTCAAAACTCCTAAAATTGCAATCTGTTTAGATTCATTAGGGATGCTTGCAACTACGAAAGAAATTGATGATGCACAAAGTGGAAACACAGCAGCCGATATGACTCGTGCTAAAATGGTTCGTTCACTATTCCGTATTATCACTTCCGATTTAACAGGTCTTGGAATACCATTCCTATTCACCAATCACACATACGCATCTACTGGTATGTTCCCGACGATTAACCTTTCAGGTGGTGGAGGTCTTGTTTATTCTGCTTCTGTAATTCTAGCTCTTTCAAAAGCTCAAATTAAAGAAGGTACAGTTCAAACAGGTATCATTGTCTCGGTTAAGACTTTGAAAAATCGTTTCGGTAAACCTATTCCAATCAAGTTCCATATTCGTTGGGACAGAGGTATGAATCCTTACATCGGTATGGAAGAATACATCGATTGGGAAACTTGTGGAATTCAAAAAGGTAATATCATTAATCAGAAAGATTATGATAAGCTATCTGAGAAAGATCAAGCAAGTGCTCATCCATTCCAAGTTGAAGGTGAGACTAAATATTTCGTTGGGAAAGAAACAGCTCGTAACTTCATCGTAAAACACTTAGGCAGAGGAGTTTCTCCTTATGAATTATTCACTGCTGAAGTATTCAATCATGATGTTCTTTCACAAATCAACGATAAGAAAATTAAAGCGAAGTTCAGCTATGGTATCGATGCTAATGAAGCCGAAGAAGTTGAACAATTCTTAATTGGAAATGACGAAGATGAATAACAACAATATCAAAATCAAGTATTTGATAGGCTCATTTAGAGATGAACCAGGATATCCGACAACTGAAGACTTCGTCTATTTGATGTCGAATTGGTTCTATAATGAAGGTGGTAAGCACTTCATTCATGAATATCGAGCGGTTGATGAAACCGGCAATACTTGTTTTACTGACGTTGTTCTTAAAGAGAAATTAAACGGAGACGAGAAGACGACTAAAAGTCTTCTCGAATCTCTTCTCGCTTCTGACACAATCAAAGTAGTTAAAAATACACGTTTTACCACATACTACGAAATACTAAATAGTAAAGAACTCATATAAAAAAATAAACATGATAGGTTCCGCAGAATTTGAAAAAGTCTTCTATCTCTATACGAGAGAAAATCCAAAATACCTCAAAAACATAAATGACTCATTTTACGAGAATGATCAGATCGGAACTTTACATACAATCACCAAGCAATTCTATGATAGATTCAATCAAGTCCCTTCAGAAGAACAGCTTAAAATAGTTTCCAAACAAGAAAAATTCAAAGAAAAAGTCACTGATTCAGTCATTGACTTAGTGTTTGACGAACCAATAAGTGCTTATGATTCAGAATGGGTACAAGAAACTTGTCAATCATGGATTCTTTGGAAATCATTAGACCGATCATTGATCGATACTCTTGAATACGTTAAAACGGTAAAAGTAAATCCTAACAATGTTAAAGACGTCATCAATACGGTTAAAAACCTTATCAACGATAGAAATTCAATTACCTTCAATCAAAACCTAGGTAAGAATTTCTTTGAAGCTGAATCACATATACCAGAATCAAATTCCAAAATAACAACAGGTCATAATTGGATCGATCAATCCACAGGTGGATATCGTACAAAATCCCTAGTTGTTTATGCAGGTGAACAAAACATCGGTAAATCTATTTGGTTGGCAAACGATGCCGTAAATTACGTTAAAGCAGGTTATGACGTAGCAGTAATCACTGCGGAAATGGCGGATATCGACTTCATTCATCGTATAGGTGCTAACTTATTGAATGTTAAAGTTTCGGAATACGAAAAGCTATCAAAACAACCTAACTTTATTAAGAGTAGATTAGGCCAATTGACTAATGGTGTAATTCCACCAGGAAATCTTTTCGTAAAAGAATATCCAACATCACAAGCATCAGTTCCAGATATTGAATCTTATTTGAAAGAATTGGAAGCAGTAAATGGAATTAAGTTGAAAGCAATTGTTATTGACTACATTAACATCTTAGCTAATCACAGAAATCCCAACACTGAAAACACATATATGAAGATCAAGCAAATTGCAGAAGATCTTCGAGCTATGGCTGTTCGAAACGAATGGGTAGTTATCACCGCAACTCAAATTAACCGTGGTGGATATGACTCAACTGAATTAACAATGGGACATATCGCAGAATCTGCCGGTTTATCACACACTGCCGATATCATTTACGGTATCATTCAAGATTCATCAATGCACATGAATAACGAGTATTGGTTAAAAATCCTGAAAGTACGTAACGGTACAGGTAAAAACAGTAGATGTCTCTATCGTATAGACTACACATATATGCGACTACTAGAAACAGACACTATTGTAAACTCAACAATATAAAGACATGTTTAATCAAAATGACGAAATAGAAAATTTTGAAGACGACGAACCAGTAGTTAAGAGAGATAAAATCTTTGACAATACATATGACGAAATAGAAATTGACACAACAGCGATCGAATTTAAAGTCGATCCTTCAATGGAACAGAAATCTTACGAATATACATTAGATGAAAAACTCATACTGGTTAAAGTTGAATCTTTAATCTCAAACGAAAGACGATTTGATCGTTTTTTAAAAGCTGATGAAGCAGGTAACTTCAAAAAAATGAATAAGAGTGACATTAATGATGTTTATTCTTACGTAACAACTCACTTAGCAAATGAACCTCGAATTGAAATTTTCTCTATCATTTCATCAATGTTTGACGTAAACGCAGACAAATTTTATGAATCTCTATCAAATCTATTTAAGACAGAATTGATAACAGAATTGAAAAGTAGAGGCTATCTCAAAAAGAGTAAAACCCTGTTCTAATATGAAAATTGAAGCTAAACGCGCATTTATAGTATCGGACACACATTTAGGTGCTCGTTCAAATTCCGTAGAATGGCTAGACGTAATGAGAGATTGGTTCTATCAAGACTTCATACCTAAAGCTAAAGAAAATTACAGACCTGGAGACATCCTCATTCATTGTGGAGACGTATTTGATAATAGACAATCTGTAAATCTACTTGTATTACATGAAGGAATTAGATTATTCGAAGAGCTATCAAAAATCTTCGTAGACGGAATCTATGTTATTGCTGGAAATCACGATGTCATGAGAAAGACAACTAATGATGTTTCTTCTCTTGATTGTTTAAAGTACATCCCTAAAGTGCATATCATCAAAGAACCAGTAGTTGCTGATTTTGGTGAAACTAAAGCACTTTTTATGCCTTGGAGAACTAACGAAGAAGAGGAATTAAGATGTTTAGAAGAGTATAAAGTACAAGAATTGCACTATCTCTTCTGTCATACGAATATCCGAAATTTAAAATTCGATAACGGTAGAAACGTTGAAGAAGGTCTTGGAATATCTGACTTAGTTAATTTCCGTAGAGTTTATTCGGGACACATTCACTGGGGTCAACACCGAGGGAATGTTACAATGGTAGGTAACCCTTATCAAATGACTAGGTCTGATGCAGGTAATCAGAAAGGTTGGTATATCCTAGACATAAACGAAGGAACGGAAGAATTTATCGAAAATACATACTCTCCGAAGTTCATCAGAGTCTATCTGAATAAATTCTTGGACAAATCTGTTGGAGAACTAAAGGATATCTGTACGAACAATCGAGTTGACCTGTATGTCCCTTCTAGCTTCCTGTTGAAATTTCAGATCAATCCTATCATTGATATTCTAAGCGAAATAACAAAGAAATTAGAGGTAATTCCATTTGAAGATGAATCAAATTCAGAAGGAGATCTATTCGATGAATTGGAAGATGAATCATTTAACATTTATGGGTTGTGTGAAAAATATGTTAGACGTATCTCAACATTGGATGACAGTACTAAAGATAAAGTTATGCATAAAATTAATAACCTTTACACCTCAGTAATTAAAGAAGTAAGAGACTAATGAAAATACAATCAATTGAATGGAGGAATTTCAACTCCTATGGAAATTCTATATCTCACGTAGAATTTGAAAATGATCAGGGAGACTTGTACTTGCTTCTCGGTGGTAATGGCCATGGTAAATCTACGATTGCCGAGGTTATTACATTTGCTCTTTATGGAAGAATTGAAAGAAAGAATAAATCGGATCTACCTAATCGTATCAATAAAAACCTTTGGTGTAGAATCGTAATTAAAAGCCGTAATAAGAAAATAGAAATTGTACGTGGTGTATCGCCAGGTCTATTTGAAGTAATTATCGATGGCGTACCTTACGAAACTGCAGGAAACTCGAACGTTCAAGACTATCTAGAAATTGAGCTTTTCGACATCCCGTATCAGGTTTTCAAGAACATCATTGTGTTATCTATTAATGACTTCCGTTCATTCCTTACGATGTCTCCAGGTGACAAACGTAACATCATAGATCGCCTTTTCGGATTCACAGTAATCAATCAAATGAAAGATTCTATCCGACATGAAAGAAAAGAAATCAAAGATGCAATTAAGACTTTGTCCGATGAGTTAGGAATTATTGAAGATACAATTACTTCAGTATCAGAAAAGATTAAAAATCTAGAAGAAGCTAAGAAAGAGGATAAAACTAAATTGATTCAAGAGTTCAAAGAAAAGATTGAAGAGCTAATCGAAAATAAGAAAAAAGTAGAAGGTGACTTAGTCAAAATCAAAGAACTTGAAACTCGAGTAACAACTAATTTCGAATCAAAGAAACAAGAATTCTCTAAGCTAGGTTATGAATTGAAATCGATAGATGAAAAAATCAACCTATATGAAAATTCACAATGTCCTACATGTGGTTCATCTCTAGATACCGATGAACACCATCATCACAAATCAGAACTAGAAGAACAGAAAACCTCTAAAAAGAGTAAATTCGATACTTTACGAACTGAACTAAAAGATGGAACCGAAAAGGTTAAAACTATCGGAACTAAAGTAAAAGAACTTGAGTCTTCAATTGTTCGTGTGAATATGATGATAAATCAATACAAACGAGAAGTTGATAAAGCTGTTAATGAATCGAAAGAATTGGACTCTGAATATCTACAACAATTAGTTATTGAAAACGTAGGAAAAAAAGAAGAGAAGAGAAAATCCCATTCAGAAAAAGCAATCGATGATGCATTCCTCGAAACTGTTGAATCGGTTTTAGGTGATGACGGAGTAAAGAACTTAGCTATGAAAACGATTCTACCGTCATTGAATCAATCGATAGCTAATATGAGCAAACAAATGCATCTTCCTTATTCAGTAAAATTCAATGACAAGTTTGATTGTGTAATCAATGCTCTCGGTGAAGAAATCAATCCTCGTAGTATGTCTACAGGTGAAAGAAAGAAAGCTGACTTTATCATTATTATTGCTCTTCTAAAGATGCTTAAAATTCGTTATCCTTCACTCAACATTTTATTCTTGGATGAAATTTTCTCATCCGTAGATTCTGCAGGAGTTTATGAGATTATCAAAATCTTAAGTGAAGTATCGAAAGAAAATCACCTAAACACTTGGGTTATCAATCATACAGAATTACCAACCGAACTTTTCGATAAGAAAGTAGAAGCTGTAAAAGAAGGCGGATTCTCTAAGCTAATCATAGAAAACATCACGTAATTAGTGATGATATATAACTAAACAAATTAGCGATCAATGTCTGTATATGACTTACATTTTAATAAAGACGACGTATCTATTAGAAACATTCTGATTGGATGTTTGGCTACCCTTTCGGATAACATTAACTGGAACAATCAAATTGGAATAGCTGTTGCCGATAAGAGAAAAATAAACGTCCCTTTTTACTTTTCTACTACAGGTTCTGAGAGATATTTGCAAGATAACTTCTTGAATAACATAGACTTCGATCCAGAAAATTTACATGCAGAAGCATTCTATAATCAAATCCCGAGAGGAGTAGTTAATTTTGAATCATTTTCTATAGAAACTCAAGCTATTGTTAATAAATACGTCCGAATGCAACACTTAAAGCAAGAAGACGATGGAACTCTAAACACATATAATACAGAAGCTTTCATGGTGCCTATCACCATGGATCTTTCTGTTGAAATAACAGTCGATTCAATTTTGGATCAGTTAAAATGTTCGGAAGCAATCATTCGAACATTCTATAAAGCAAAAGCATATCAAGTCGATATAGCTTATACGAGAATCCCTTGCTTAATCACATTCCCTGATGATTATACACAAGAGAGAACTGTAGAATTCTCATTCTCTGATAAAAAAGAGTATAAAGTAACTTTCTCGGTTCAAATTAAATCTCATATACCAGTCTTCAAACCAGAAACTACAATATTTGCTGGTACGAATATGGCTTCATTCCAAGCAACAACTTTCATACCGCCACTTATGATGGGTCCTTCGGGTGGAGGTGCTTCTGCACTCCTCGGAAATATCGGTGTTCCTGGAGCATCAGGTACAACAGGAGCCTCAAATACAGTCGGTTACAATCCTATGTTGAATGCAGCTTATGACGATCCAACACTAAACGGTCCATTTTGGCCAATAAATCCAAGTACAAACCTTCCTCCTACCGAAACTGGTCCAACTAGTTAATCGATAACTATTAGGAGAGATATATAAATAAAAATTTAGTCGATGGGACTTATTAAATCATACACAGAATTTGTGAACGAGAATCTAGCTGGACAGTATTCATACTACGGTGCAGGATCTCTTTTCCCTATCGTTAGCAAATTAGCTTCTGAAGGAAAAACACCTGAACAAATTTATCTATTTTTAACTACTATAGGCATTGACGAAGAACGTAAAGTTCGAGTTATGTCAAAAGTATTTTTAGGTGAATCAATTGACTTCGAAGCACTTCAATCATTAGATGAAGCTGACGATATCCTTAAAGCAGACGCATCAGATCTAGCAAAAGGTATAGATCCTTCAAAAGCAAAACCAGATGTAGATGTTAAAGCTGCATTAGATAAGCTTAAGAAAGGTGAAACTGAGCCAGAAAAAGACGAAGAAGAAACTAAAAAACCTGAAGAAGATGAAGAATCAGCTAAGGTACAAGCTCTTCAATCGGCTTTAAAAGATGCTCAAAAATTAGAGAAAATCAAGAAAATTCTTTCTGAATCTTTAGAATTCGATATCGAAGGTATTGAAGATGAAGTTCTTGAAAGCGTTTTAGATTATCATAAAGTTCTTGAAGGTCTTTCTCCAGCAGAGAAAGAAAAATTAAAACCAGAAGACTTCATATTCCCTGATAAAAGATCTTGGCCAATACATGACGAAAAACATGCAAAAACTGCATTAGTTTGGGCTACATGGCCACAATACAAAGACATTAAAAAAGAAGTAGTTGCTGCCGTTCTTAAGAAATATCCTCAATTAAAAGGGGTTGGTGCTGCTAAATAATATAACAACATGAACAATATACCTTCTTACGACGATTTTATCCTAGAGAGTCTAGTTCTTGAAGCATCTCAAAAAGATGTTCAAAGAGTTCAAGATATCGTAACCAAATCTAAAGGTGATACAAACAAAATGCTTACATTAGCGAATACTATGTGTAAGTTAATCACTGATAAAGATAAAGCTTATGACCGTGGAGTTGCAGCTGATCAAATTCTTGGAGCTGACCATGAAGTAACTAAAGCTTTCTTTTCTAGAGCAGAAGCTCTTGGAATGGACGTTGCTGGTAAAGCAACTCAAGTAAAAGTTCTTCCAGGTTCTAAAAGATCTTCTGGAGAACAATTCAAAACTACTAGAAAATTCACTGGTGGATATCAAGGAAGAGGTGCTGCTATTTTACCTTGCGGTTCATTGAATCTTAAAACAGGTCAAAATAAGTACTTCTCTTTAAGAGACACATATCAAGTTAACTCTACTATCGAAATATGGGAAGTAGGTTATAAAGTTTATAGAGCAGTCATTACTTCTGGTTCTACTCCAATTTGGCAGATAGGAACTAAAGGTTATTTTGCACACGATCAAACAGGAAGACCTATGTTTGATGGTACTATGATCGATTATATCGAAGCACCACATTCAGAAGAACTTATTCCACTATATGGGAAATCAATTCCTTGTTACGTGTATAAATAATAAAAGAAAAACGTAAAAAAACGAACATAAAAATGTCACAACTAAAATCAAAATTTGATTCAGCGTCACTTAAAGTGAAGTTTTCAGAATTACTTGAAAGTATCGACAGAAACAATACATCTAAAATGATTGTTGAAAGATACTACGGTAAACTAGCTTCATTGGAAATTGCTGAAGGAACTATCACAGCAAAAGATGCTTATACAGAATTGCTTGGTAAAGGCGTTGAGCAAAATCAAGCTCGTCACCTTGCAACAGCTTCTACACTTTCTGAAGCAAAAACAACTATTGCTGACTCATACCTTTTAGGTAGAGTTGCTATTCTTGAATCAGCTATTAAAGAACTTAAAGCTTATTCTTGGATGCCACAAGTTAAAACTTTCATCACAGAAGGTGAAGACTTTATCAAATCTAACCAAACTTACATTCTTATTGAATCTGTAATTCGTGACTTAGAAGTTGATCGTAACAAATCATACTACACTAAAGCTATTACTGCTTTACGTGAAGCATCTAACTCAGAAAATCCAGTATTTGCAGTAGTTGATACTATGGAATCTGAAGTTTGGATTCCTTTAGTTAAGAGATTATACGAATATTGCAATACTCAAAAAGGTGCAATTAACGGACAGAATCCTAACTTTAAAGTTTCTAAAATTTATTCTCCAGTTGAAGCTATCGACGAAAACACTTTCGCTTTCGCATCAAGCGGTAAATTCTTAGTAGTTTCCGAAGGTGGAGCTATCACTGAATCTACGAATCCTGCATCTGATGACTTTACTTCATTAGTTCGTTTAGCTGAATCTGCTAAATTTGCAAATAATACAATGAGAGTTTATCCAAACCCTAATTCAGTTTTAGATATCGCTTTCGGTGAAGAAACTAAAGTATCATTGAATGGTAAATTAGTAGAATCTTCTAATATTACATCTCAATTAATGGCTTCTGGTATCGTTCGTATGAATGAACAAGAAAAACTTGCTATGATCGGAAGAGCTATCAATGAAGGATCTAAAATTAAAGAAATTGACTTCGGTTATAAAGTAACATCTTCTATTTTTGAAGGTCTTTCTGCTACAATTTTCAATACTAATGATCGTATTTTCATTCAAAAAGTAAACAAGGGTATGCAAGAAAATTCAATCGTTGAAGCTGCTAATGCAACTGAAGCTGTTGATATCGTTAAAACTTTCATGAACTATGATATTTCAGAATCACTTAATCATTTATTAGAAAATGAAAAAGCTGAAGTTGAAAGAAAAACTGCTGAATTAAATAAAGTAGAAAGTAGAGTTAAATTCATTATCGAGAAACTTGCTGATATTGAAGCTGCTGAAAAGACTTTAGGTAAATCAGAATTTATCGATCAAGCTAAATCTCTTCTTGAGTCTCAATTGAAAGAACAAAATGATGCACTTTCTAAATTAAAAGGTGAAATTGTTGAAGCAGCAGCTGATACATTCGATCCTGCAACTGCTGAATTACCTACTTCAGGTGATACAAAACTTACATCTTGTAAAGATCTAGTTGCTGGTCAAGAGTACACTGTAAAAGGAACAACTGGTTATGTATTCCAAGGTGAAGCTGATGGTTCTTATATGTTTAATCAGAAAGATCTTGAAACTTCTGCACAACCTATTCATATAAAAGAAAGCGAGGTCGAAGAATTGATCTCTGCAGGTGAAATCACACAATAAAAAACTTTTCTATGAAACTTACTACATTTGAAGAATGGCTAAATGAAGCAAAGACCTCTGACACTCATGTCAATGCAACAGTTAATGCTTCTACAAAATCCCTTAAAAAAGGTGATACTGTGAAAGTTGATGCTCTTCAGTATACAAAAGGTGGTAACAACGACAAAGTTGAAGTTATCCTATCGAATGGAAAATCAGACATGGTAGAAAAGAAATTTTTAGATGTGAAGTTCTAAACTTTCTAAAACACATTAACATGTACGTAAAACCAAAAGAATTCTATGAAGAGATTTGTCTCTCACAGAAACAAGATAAACTGACTAAAAGAGCAGAGGAAATGCTAATCCTAATTGCCTATCGAGCTAATACGAGATTGTCGTATGAGAATCCGATGGATCGAGAAGATTGCATATCTTTTGCTCTTTTGGATTTGTTTAAATACTGGAGATCTTTCAAACCAGAAAAAACCACTAATGCTTTCTCATATTTTACACAGATCGCAAAAAATGGTTATGCTAAAGGTTGGAATAAAATACATCCAGGAAAATACAAAGGAACCATTTCACTAAGTGGAAAAGGTTCATCAGATTCCGAAGGAATCTATTCAATATAAAGAACTTAAATTGAAAAATCTACCGTCATACGAACAATTTAACGAGCAATATTTGCCTTATTTCGGTGTGAAGCAAGCTTTAGATGATGCCAAAGAAAATGATGGTAAGAAAACTAAGCTATCTGACTTCCATCGTCTTTATGCTATGTCTCCTACTTGGTGGACAGCATGGAGAAAAGAAAATGCAGAAAAGGGTTATCAGATCAAACAAGATGCATTTACAAAAACTTACGAAATAAGCAAAGATGGAACAGTTCTCTTTGTTTATGACTATGGTCGCTATAAAATCTTTACAAACGAAGCTCCTTCTATATTCATTCTTAAACAAGAAGTATCTCCTGAAGATCTAGAAAAATTCAAAGAAGTGGATGTTGAAGATCCAGACGCTAAGAAAGAAACTGGAGAAGAAAAGGCTGATAAAGCTGGAGAGAAAGAAGCTGCAAGTGACGAAGAAGATTCTGAAGAAGACGACGAATTTAAGATATAAACATGAAAAGAATATTATCTTACGAAGAGTATATGATATTTGAAGCTCAAAGAATTTATTCTGAATTCAAATCTCAATCAATAGACGCTAAAAAATATCTATTTGAGGCTCTATCTAAATCTCCACATATTTCAGAAGAAGAACGTCTTCTATCTGAAGCAATCATTGAAACTGAACAATGGGATTCGATCTTTGAAGGTACTCTCAATGAAGAATCGATTGCAGATAAATTAAAAGCTAAAGCTAAAGCTGCTATACAAGTAGCAAAAGAAAAGGGTAAAGAATATCTTTCAGGTACTCAAGAAGCTATCATGAAAATTGGTGGATCTGTTTCTGCTTTAATACAAAAAATCCTCGGTATCGTTAAAGCTTTCATTCAAAAAGCTTGGGACTATATTAAAGGACAGGTAGAATCTGGTTACGCTAAATCGAAAGAAAAAATAACAGAAGCTGCTAAAGGAAAATTTAAAGGTAAAGCTGATGTCGCAAAAGAAGAGGTTAAAAATCTCGGATCTATGGCAAAAGCAACTGCTAAATGGTTTGGTGGTATCTCAAGTGAAATGGGTGCAGGTTTAAATCAAGCTGCCTCTACAAATGAAGGTTATTCGGAAATGTTAGAAACAGCTCTTTATTTAGCTGCTTCTGATTTGATCGTTGAAAGTTATGACTTTGTTCAATACCTAAAAGAAAGTTCTGATCATGGAGGAATTAAAATTCCTTTCCTTTCAGCTTTAGTACATAAAGTTGCAGAGTTTCAACCATTTAAAGCTTTACATTCTACTGAACATGCCGCTGGTTCAGCTGCCAATAAGGGTCTTTCTGGAATCTCGTCATTCCTTTCAAAAGTAGCTAAAGCTCCTGGTCCATTTGAATTCACTATAGTTGGAGCAGTATTTGCACTTGTTACTGGATATGCTATTAAAGCTGGAGTTACAAGTTTAATAAAAGAAATGGGCGTTTCTGCTATTGGAACTATGATAATGACAGCACTTCCAGGAATTGGAGTTATTTTAATGTGTATGAAATATACTGCAAAAGGTCTTTGGGTTGTAGGTATTTGTGAAACAGCTATTGGAATGGTCACCAAAGGTGATGATAAACATGACGATAAGCACGACGAAGAAGACAAACCAGAAGATAAACAAAAAGAAAACGAAGAAGAGTAATGAAAAATCTACCATCTTACGATCAATACCTAAACGAAAATTATCCTAGTCCTGTATATTCATTTGACGGATGTCAATTAGAAGTCGGTGATTATGTTACATCTTTGGATGGATTTTCTGGTGTAATCGTATCAAAAGAAACTTCAAACGGAAGAGTTCAATTCCGTGATAATAAAGGAACAATTCATATATGTGAATCTCAAGAAATTGTAGTTGATGAAATGATTAATGAGGATTTGCAATGGTGGGAAGTAACAAAAGGTATTCTTGCAGCAGATCTAATTAAAGCTGGAGCTGCTTTAGCTGGAGGTGGTCTGATTATTGCAGGTTATATTTTTTCTAATTGGAGACAATCCATTGTTGCTAAACTTTCAAAGATAAAATCTGATAAAGCTTATGCTAAAATGAGAGATGAAGCAGAAAATATAGCTGCTAAATTTAATGCAGACGCAAAATTAAATTCTCTACTAGCGGACCTTCAAAAATATCCTTACATTGACGGTACTTTTAAGAAAGGTTCATCTTACGAAAAGATTAAAACTAACAATAATATGCGCTCAAAAATTATGAGAGATATTTCCAAATATGTTAAAGCTAATCTAACACCAGAAGAATCTCAATTCTTTGTAGAAATAAACAAAGTTCTTAGAGATAAACCTCTAACAGATGACCAAGGTAAGAAATTAGAGGAAGAAGCTACGATGGTAGGTACGGGTACTCTCACTCCTACATCTGGACCTGATCAAAATGTAAACACTAAAGGATATACGAATTCGACTGATTCAGCTTCTGCTGGTAGTCATCCAGTATACTAACAAACCTCTCAGTATGTTCTGAGATAAATATAAAAAAGAAAAATTACTAAAATGAAAAATTTACTATCATTTGATGAATTCGTAAACGAACATTATAACGTTCAAGAAGCTAATGATGCTGACGGATTCAACCCAACTAACACAACGGATGCTGATCCAGTAGGTGGAGCTCTTGCAACTGTTGCAGATCTTACTCCTGGTAAAGAGTACGTTTTAACTGTTGATGCTGACAAACATACAGATATGATCTATCAAGGTGTTACTAATGGTGTTTATATCTTTAATGGTGAAGACAAAGCTAATGACGTTCAATTCACAGAAGAAGAAATTTCTGCTTTGATCGGTAAAGGTGGAATCGCACAAGTTCAAGAAGGTGCTTCTACTGAAGACGAAGACGAAGAATAACATTTAAAAAGTCAATGTATGCATTCAATAAAAAGTAACAAACCGTCTAAAAAGTCGGGGTTTATTCAGGGATATTTCCCTATTAATGAATGCAAAAAGTATAGAGGAAACGGTCCTATCATATATCGTTCCTCATGGGAAAGAAAATTTTGCTTATACTGCGAAAGGAATCCGGAGATCGTTTCATGGTCTTCGGAATCTTTTTCCATTAAGTATTTTAGTCCTTTGGACAATAAATATCATAACTACTTTCCTGATTATCTTGTCAGTCTTAAAAATGGATCAGTCTATATCGTAGAGGTAAAACCTAAAGCTCAATTGCTTAAACCCGAACCACCTAAACGAAAAACTGAAAAGTCTATGAAATCTTACAAATGGGCTTATGAAACATGGGTCACTAATATGTGTAAGAAATCAGCAGCTGAAGAATTTGCAAAAGCCAAAGGTTGGCAATTCTTACTAGTAACAGAAGACTTCTTTAAAGTTAAAACTGAATAATGAAATCACTATTAGACTTTTTAGGGGAAGTAATTAAACTCCTCACATTACAATCATCTGCTCCTACATCTAAGGAAGATGAAAAGACTACTAAGGATGCTAAAGATGCTTATGCTTGGTTGATGTCGGAAATTGAAAACAAGAATAGTACGAGAGTTCAACAAGTTAAACAGCCATATTTAGAACCTGGCAAAATATACGTCTTTAAATACACTCCACTTTACAAAAACGAATTAGACTACTGGGACCAACATCCTATTGTTCTAGCTCTAGGTAACGTTCAAGGAGCAAACGGTAAAAATTGTTTAGGACTTAATATTAGTTGGTATCCACCAGAAGCAAGAAAATTTATCGTAGAACAAATACGTAAGATGTATGCTGCAAGTTATAAAGCAGCTATTGTGAAAAGTAGTAATAAAGCCATAGAACAGAAATCTGTAGTGATGGATCTATATAATTTAAAAACTGCTTTAGATACGCTAGGATTTTCTTTCGCTTTAAGACAATACATTCCTAGTAGAATGCAAACACCAAAGGTGTGTATTTGTTATGAAGATTGGGACAAAGCTGTTAAATTAGATCAGCCTAAAATATTCCCAGAACTTCAAATAAACAATCCTTATTATTCGTTACAAAATATTTATGAAAGTTTTAAACTTCATGTACAATATCAAAGGGATAATAGAGGAGAAGCTCGTTTAAAGCGAGATGCAGCAAAAATGAAAGGTAAATATAAGTTCGATAACTGATTTTTAGATCGGATATATACTATAACTCAAAATATAAAAACATGGCAGGATTCGTAAACAGAGACGAAACTTCAGCTGGAAAACCAAATCCAGCATCTAGAAACCTCGTTAGTAAAGCTCTTAAGTCGTTATCATCATTCGGTATGATGTATGACGATATGGTGTTGAAGAACTCTAAGGCTATTGGTATAAACGAAGATCGTTACGGTTGGACAATGGATCCAAGAAACGTTGCAGGTGGTGAATATGACGATTATGCTCTATTTGCAAACCTATCAATGACAGATATCAATTTAAGAAAATCAATTTCAATTTTTGATAAATCATATCCAAAGAAACGAGAAGACCTTCGTAAATTCGCTATACAAGATGAAATTGAAGATATTCTAGACACTCTGTGTGATGAGTGTATTGTATTTGATGATAAAAATTATTTTTGTTATCCGCTAGCATTTGATGATGAAACATTAGAACCTGGCACATTAGAAGCAATAAAAATCGCATTAGAGACTAACTTTAAAAGAGTTTACCAATACTTCGGATTCAATAATGATATCGCAGCTTGGTCATACTTTAGAAAATGGTTAGTTGATGGTTATCTCGCATTTGAGATAATTTATAATAAAGAGCAAACCAGAATTATCGGTTTCAAAGAATTAGATCCTATCTCATTAGAGCCAGGTCTTGACAAAGAAGGTAAAAAACTTTGGAAACAGTTCAAAGGTCAACCTAATAAAGAACGTGTAATTTACGATTCTCAAGTAATTTACATATCATATGCCAACGTTAACACAGTTAATCGTGTTTCTTATGTTGAGCGTCTTATCCGTTCATTTAACTTACTCCGAATTATGGAGCACTCAAGAGTTATTTGGGCAACAGTAAATGCATCATTCAAAACTAAATTCGTTATACCAGTCGGTGGTAAATCAAAAACTAGAGCAAAACAATCTCTTGGTGTTTTGATGCAAAACTACCGTGAACAAATTGACTTCGATACCGATTCAGGTGAATTGAAAGTTAATGGTAAAGCGATGATGCCGTTCAATAAAGAATATTGGTTTCCTTCAGGTGATGCAGGTGAACCAACAATTGAAACAATTGGTAATGATGGTCCAGACTTGTCTGATACTGATGCACTTAAATACTTCCGTGAGAAGTTAATCAAAGTATCTAAAATTCCTCTTTCTCGTTTTGATATGGAATCACCTCCTTCATGGGAGATGAATGCCGAAGGTATGACTCGAGATGAAATTAAATTCGGTCGTTTTGTTACTCGTCTTCGTTCAGTTTTCCAAGAAATTCTTGTTAAACCTCTTTGGATTCAGATGTGTCTTGACTTCCCTGAATTAAAAGAAGATGATGCATTCAAAGCACAAATTGGTATCAAATATCACAGATACAATATCTTCGAAGAAATGAAAGAGATAGAAATCTTACAAAAACGATTAGACTTCGTACAATCTATGAAAGATGGTCTAGTTGAAACAGATGCTAATATGAACGAAATTAAATACTTCTCATCCGAATTCTTGATACAAAGATTCCTCGGTTTATCAGCAGAAGATCTAAGATTAAACAAAAAATTAAAAGAATTAGAAGACGAAGCAAAACGTGAAGCAGCTAAGAAAGATGCTGAAGTTACGGGTATGTAATAGTCAAACAATTCCTTTATACCATTGATATATAATAAAAAATAGTAGCCCAAATGAGCAATAACAAATATCTACTCGTATTAGAAAGATCCGAAGGGAATCTTCAATCTTCTAAAGACGGAGATAAGTATGTGCTAGAAGGTACATTTACTGAAATCGGCGTTAGAAACAAAAACAATAGAATCTACGACGAAAAAGAGTTAATGCCTCACATCCAAGAACTCCAAGCTAAATTGCAAGGTAATAAACTTCTTGGTGAACTTGACCATCCTAAGTCTTTTGACATCTCCCTAAAAAATGCTTCTCATATCATTGAGGACCTTTCATACGATCCAAAATCTAAAAAAGTAACTGGTCGTATTAGACTTCTTAATACAGATGCAGGTAAACAAGCTATGGCATTAGTTGATGCTGGAGTTCCACTTCATATTTCATCTAGAGCAGCAGGTGTTGTTGAATCTAATGGACATGTTAAGATCAAAAAAATGTTTACTTACGATTTAGTAGCAGATCCCGGATTTGCTAATGCTGAATTAAAAAGAGTAAATGAATCTTTCGGTTTCGGTGAAGATAGCCTAATTTCTATCTATGAAACTGACTTCACATTGGATGAGTCTACTATCAAATCTACGGAAGAAGATAAATATACTGAATCAAACAAAGAAACAAAAATCAACGAAATGGATTCTAAAAAATACATTACAGTTGAAGACTTTAATGAGTACTCAAAACATGTAAAAAATGAGGTTGACAATCTTAAAAAAGCTTTAACTGAATCCCAAAATGCAAATAACAATACTTCTGTAAATGAAGGACTTGTTAAGTACACTGAAGAAACAGCTAAAAGAGTTAACCAAATTCAAGAATACATTGGAAAACTTGCTGAGTCTGTTGATGGTCTTATTTCACATAATGACTACATCATCGAAAACCTAGAGAAAGTTAAAAATTACGCTGAACTTGTTGGTGAAAGATCTAATCAAGGAATTAACTATTCAGAAAAACTTGCTGAATCAGTTGACCACTTAATCGAATACACTAAAGTTGTAGCTAAGAAAGCTGATGAAGGAATTGAATATACTAAAGTTGTAGCTGAAAAAGCTGATCAAGGTATTGAATTCACTAAATATGTAGCTAACGAATCTAATAACCGTTGGTCTTATCAAAATCATATCAATGAACAATTAGATAACGTAATTTCTCATAACGATTATATCGTTGAAGGTACATCATCTATCATTGAATACACTGAATATTTGAAAGAACAAACAGAAAACTTAAGCGGTTACTTAAATCACATCGTTAAAGAAATCAATGAAGGTAAAGTTGTTATTGATGCAAATGCTGAACCAGTAAATGAAGGTTCTGAACCTACTGCTACTCCAGCCGCAATCGATGTTACTATTGATGCAGGTTCTGATAATTATGAGAAAAATCTTACTGATAAATTGAATTCTATTTTAGAATCAGCTAAAGCAGTAAATGAAGCTAATAACTCTAACAAATTACATTTCTTAAACTTCTTAACTGAAACTAAAAGAAATCAATTTGCTTCTTTAACACCTGAAAAGAAAGACGAAGTAATCACTATCTTTGAAAACAATAAATTCTATGGTTCAGTAGATGCTGAAAGACTTTATGAATCAGCATTTATTATTGCTGCTCCATCTTTCAATTGGTTGACTAATATGCCAGCTAAATACAAAGAATCTTGGAATGGTCTTAACGAATCACAAAAGAATGCTATCAAAGCTCAAGCTTCTGTGAAAGTTTTAGATAATCAATATGCAGTTGATAACTTCTGGTCTACAAGAGATTTACGTCCTTCTAAATTAGATGCACCTATCAATGAAAATGCTTCTGCTCCTATTAATGAAACAGCAGCATATCAAACTCCAGACGCTTATATGGAAGCTGTTCATGCAGGTCTTAAAAAACGTTTCGGTAGAGGCTACTAATCTATCACATTATAATTTAAAGCAAACTAGTCTTAATTGGCTAGTTTGACTTCTAGAAAAAATATCTCAGTCTCCCTGATATATAATCAATAATAAAACAAAATGCAAAATCTGCTAAAACACAAAAAGCAGAAGCATAACTCAAATAAAAAACAAAATACACAAAATGTATCTTATTAACGAACAAGAAATTTTTGGTAAATGGGCTTCTATCGTAGAGTCTAATACTGGAATCACTGAGCGTTCTAAAGTTGAGTGGATGTCTAAATACTGTCATTACCATGAATTGTACGAAAACAACAACTTAGCTCAATTAGGCGCTGTTAACGGTATGGGTGCTACCCGTTTCCCTGATTCTCCGACTACTCAGTCTGGTTTTGATAGCCAAACGACTGGTTCAGGTGACAAAGCACACACATTATTGCCTCTTGCTATGCAAGTTGCTGCTCAAACAATTGGTCTTGACTTAGTTCCAGTTGTACCAATGCCTGGTCCAATGGGTGTTCTTACTTATTTAGACTTCGTATACGGTGGTGGTAAAACTGCTGGTACTTTAGGTAATGCTCCACTTTTAATTAAATTAAACTACGGTGCTACTCCATCACCTGGCTTTACTGCTGGTGCTGTTGGTTCATCTGCTGGTTACACATTTACTTACATCGGTGGATCACGTCTTGATGGTTACCCAATCTTCAAAGTAGCTGGTACTACAGGTACTGCAACTGTTGCTGCTGCAATCTCTGGTATTCTTATCGGTGGTGTTACTGCAACATCATTTACTTCTGTTGAATTAGTAAAAGCTCTTGAAGATCACATCACTGGATTCTCTGGTAATGCTCTTGCTGCTGCTTCTTATCCAACAAACGAAACAATCAACGATCCTTACTCAAGAGAAACTGGTGAAGGTACGATGGATAACATCATGAACCTTTCATTGTTCAACAAATCAGTAGAAGCTAAAACTTTCCAAGTTGCTGCTGCTGTAACTCGTGAGCAAGTTCAAGATTTGAAACAATTCGGAGTAGATGCTGTATCTCAAGTAGAATCAGTATTGATTAACGAATTGACTCAATCAATCAACAAAAACATCTTAACTAGATTATTCTTCTTAGGTGAAACTAACCACGCTAACGTAATTAAGTCACAAGCAATCAACTTCTTCTTGAATATTGGTGCTACTGACGTATTAGTTTCTGGTACTACAACTAACCCGTTGACTAACTTCGGATCTTACTTATACAACTCTACACTTACAGGTGCTACAGCTGTTAAAAATGAGGTACTTAACTCTGCTTCAGAGAACATGTCAACTCGTCAAAGAAAAATCATGTCTAAGGTATTAGCTATCGCTAACCTTATTGCTATTAGAGGTCGTCGTGGACCAGCTACTTTCGTTGTAACTAACGGTCAAGTATGTTCTGCTCTTCAAGACGTTGCTGGTTTCGTACCTGCTCCAATGGCAAACACTATCAACCAAATGTCTGGTTCACTTTACCCAATCGGTACTCTTGCTGGTCTAGCGATCTACAACGATCCTAACATGGCTTGGGGTGATACACGTTTCTTGGTAGGACGTAAAGGTGATGGTAATTCTCCTGGTTTAGTATTCATGCCTTACTTAATGGCTGAAAGCGTACAAACAATTGCTGAAGGTACTATGGCTCCTAAAGTTGCGGTTAAATCTCGTTATGCTTTAGTAGAAGCTGGTTTCCACCCAGAAACTATGTACTTAACTTCAGGTGTTTTCATGCATCCAAACTTAGGTTCTTTAGTATAATCTTATACAACCAACCCATACAAAAGCTCTTCTTCGGAAGAGCTTTTTTTTTGCCGACCTTTAAGCTGAGGATATATAATTAAATCGTAAAGACTAACAACATACAATAACTATGAGTTTTATATTGCCAATGAATGTTCTTCGAATTCAAGACGAATTGAAAGAATATAGAAAGCTTTGTAACGCCTACAATCACTCTCCTGCAAAACAGGAATTTGAAGATATCGTAAATTTCATTCTACTGCATAGTGGTGATGGAATTAATGAATCAATCAAATCAATTGAAGACGTTAACGAATCAACTTTAACATACCTATATGAATCGTTTAATGAATCACTTAATGAAGCTGGAGGACATCTAGAAAATACTGGTTCAGAAGAATGGGACAGTGCAGTTAACGCAACTGTAGGTACTGCCAAAAAAATAACAAAAGGGTTAGTTGTAGGTGCTGCACTAACAGCATTATATATTGCATTCCTTTTTAAAAGAGGTAAAATCAAGTCATCTCTGAAACAAGAACAAGCTTTAGAAATGAAGAAACTTGATCAGTTTGGGGAATTAGCTAAATTGAAAACTCAATACGCTGAAATGACAGGTAAAGAAATGCCTAAAATGTCTGCTCAAATACCTTCGATGTCTGAAGGTCCTGAGATGGAAAAACCTTCAAAACCTGGAGACGAATAATACTAAATATGATGGAAAATAACAAACTACAACAGTTCATTCTTGAATCATACGAAGAACAAAGATTTTTAGAACTCCTTGAGAATTTCTTGATTAGCATATCAGAAAATTTTGAGGTTGCTATGTCAGATGATTGTTCATATGAAGATTTGATGGAAGAACTATCTCAATTTGATTTTGAAGGAAATTCAATGTACGCTGAATTAGTTGAAGCAAACAAAAATCAAAAGAGAAGACAATCAAAACCGAATAAGAATCAGAAAAGATCTACTCCAACAAACACTAATAAAAAAGCTGTAGTAAAAAAGAAAGAAGCTCCTTCTAAAGCTCCTGATTCAAATGCATCTTCTACTGGTCCTAAAGAAGCTCCGAAACCGGACATGATAAAACCTCAAAAGTTAGAAGCTCCTGGTCTTAAAGGTGATGACACTAAAAAACCGGAAACTAAAGACGGTGATGCGCCTAAACCTGAAAAGAAAGGTAAATCTAAAAATGAAGAGATTGAAAAATTAAGAGCTCAAGCGAAAGAGATTAAAGACAAGATTATCGCTAAAAATACAGAGCTCGAAAAGGCTGATCCTAATAATAAAATTGCTTCAGATGCAATCATTAAATCAATTGATGAATTGAATAAAGAAAAGTTAGCTATCGATAAAAAAGTAGCTAAAGCAGAAGAAGACGATGAAAGACAAGAAAGGTTAGCAAATCTTGAGCCGATCATTACCAAGAAAGCTGAACTTCATACTAAGATTAGAGAAATTCATAAGCTTCAAGATGAATATGAAAATGAAGAGGATTCTGAAAAGAAAGCAGAAATCAAGGCTAATATTGAACGTGCTAAATCCGATAAAGGTGTATTAGCAAAGGAATTAGATGACCTTAAAGGAAATTCTAAAGAAGCAGAAGATGAAGTCAATACTGAAATCGGAAAAGAGAAAGAGAAAGAAACTAATAAGAAAGCAGAAGATGATAAAGCAAAAGCTGCTAATCTTGAAAAACTTCAAGCTGCTAAGTCCAAACTTGACAGTCTTAAATCTTCTCTAAAAGACGAAACAGATCCAGACAAAAAAGATGTAATCAAGGCTCAAATAACAGATGCTAAAAGTGCTGTTGATAAAGCTAAAGAAGCTGATATGCCTGACGATTATAAAGAAGAAGATAATGATACATCTGCCGAAGATAAAGCAATTGAAGATCAAGACAAAGAACAAGCTTTAAGAGATCAAATTGATAAAGCTGAAAAATCATATGAAGCATTCCTCGAAGATATTGATAAATCTATCAAATCTCAAAAAGAAAATACGAACGGACTCGTAGGTGGTGCACTCGGGAAAGCAAACTTCTTTTGTTGGTTATTCATTATGAAAGAACGCAACAGAAATAGAGTTGAATTCCTTGAACAACTTATGAAACTTATTCCTAGTCCAGAAGCTAAGAAAAATCTTGACGATCAAATTAAGAAAGCTCAAGAAGCTCTTAAGAAACACGAAGATCAGATGAAAGATGCTGAGAAACGTGGAGAAGAATCAGCAGAAGAAACTGATCCTAAGAAATTAGAAAAGGCTAAAGCTGAATCTGAGAGTACAGAAGATTCAAAATCCGAAGAACCTAAAGGGAAAGAAGATAAGAAAGAAGATGATTCTGAAGGAGCTTTAATTCCTGGAACTGTTGAGTACGAGAAAGCTCAAGATAAGAAAAAAGCTGAAGCTGAAAGAAAAGATAAGTTGAAAAACAAACAATCGGAAGAAAAACCTAGCGATAAAGAAGCGAAGATAAAAGCTATCGATGATGTTTTAAAACCTCAAGCAGATAAACTTGCTAAAATTAAAGCAGCAGTTTCTAAGATTGAAGATCCGAAAAGAAAAGAACAAGCTTCTGTTAACGTCGAAAAACTAGAGAAAGCTATTGCTGAACTTAAGAAAAGAAAAGAAGCTTTAGGTGAATCTTTCACATCTTTCGAAAATGAAGTTTGGGCAATTGATGTTCTTATAGAAGCACTATCTTCTGAGATAGACAACTACTTAATCTATGGCTAAGATTGAAATAAAAAGACAAAATAAAGGCAAGACTCCTACAAAGCATGGAATTGTTTTGAGAGGTCTTGCTCCTAGATATCAAAAGGTTTTGAAAGAAAATCCAGTCATTAAGAAGTACGCTGATGATGACAGGTTCTTACAGGCCATTTTTAGATTGGAAGATGGGAGGATAAGTGTATCTCATTCTACCCGTCCTTCGATTCAACCAGAGTCAAGAGAGGTCCAACAGTATAATGCAGTGAAAGATTCATATAGGATTTTTTCTTGGCATTGTGCTTATTGTACTACTCCAATAAAATCCAGAATTGACACATTCGTTCCTAGTAATTTTACTTGCGAAAAGTGCTTCAAATACTATCTTAAAGGTTCGGAAAGAATCGATCAGAGAGTAATTGAATCATCTTTGGCTTTCACAGAAAATTGCAAGAGGATGATGATAGATAATCAGAAATCATTCCTAAAATATATACGCAAAAATGAAAAATCGTCTAGCATACTTTGATGAATTCGTAATCAATGAGGCAGTTAAAACCTCAGCGAAGAAACAAAAAGTAAAACTTGTTCTTCTATCTAATATTAGTGAAGAATCTTACACAGTTCCAGCAGTTGAAGCTGAATGTAAAAAGAGAGGTGTACAATTCCGTATAATTGACATCAATACTGCAAATCTAGTACCTGACAAAGATGGTAATGGATTCATAATAGTTGACAAAACTAAAAAACCATTTAAGATAGATTCTGAAGACACAGCAATCCTAACTAGACGTGGTATTGTAAGAAGTACTTTCACAAGAGATTTGGTTTCTCAATTGGAAGATGCAAACTTCTTCGTAGTTAACACATTAGAATCAGTTCTTGCTTGTGAAAACAAATACGTTACTTCTAAAATTCTAATGGATGCAGGTATTCCTGTCCCTAAAATGGCAATTGTTGATTCCGAAGAATCGATTGATGGAGCTGTTAAAGCAATTGGTGGACAATTTCCAGTAGTCCTCAAATTACTTTCTGGATCTCAAGGTATTGGTGTATCAATCGTTGATTCTCTCGCTTCTTTGAAATCTGTACTTCAAACTCTTTGGAAAGTACAACCAAATATTGAAACTCTTATTCAAGAAAAAATAGACTCTGAATATGACTTACGTATTCACGTTTTAACTAGACGTTTCAATTCTCCTACTCCACAAGACACTGATTCGGTTCTTCTTGGATATATGAGAAGAAATCGAGTTAAGAAAGACTTCCGTACAAATTATTCTTTAGGTGGTACCGTAGAAAAAACTAAAGTTACTCCTGAACAAGAAAGAATAGCAATCGAATCAGCTAAAGCAGTAGGTTGTAACTGGTGTGGAGTTGACATTATTGTTGATAAGAAAACCGGTAAAAACTATGTTCTAGAAGTTAATGCTTCTCCAGGAACTCACGGTTTGAAAAAAGCTACAGGTATTGATGTTGTTTCTGATGTAATAGACTTCATATCAGATAAAGCAAATTGGATTCGTTCTAAGAGAGTTATTGGTTTCCGAGAAGTTATCACAATCCCTGGAATTGGTGATATTGTTGCTAAATTCGACACTGGTAATGGCTCTATGTCTTGTTCTCTAACATATGACGAAGTTAAATTATCTGAAGATGAAAAAACTGTAAAGTGGAAACTTGGTAATAATTCATTCGAATCAAAAGTTATAGGCTTTGCAAATACCGAAGTAGGTGATGATATTCATAATCGTCCCATCATCGAAATGGAAGTTTCTTTCGGTGGTAAAACTTATAAAGATGTACACGTTTCTCTAGTAGACAGAAAAGAAAAATCTACTAAATTCCTTGCTAATCGTAAATTCATGGAAAGAATCGGTTGTTCAGTTTCTCCTTACAAAACTTTCATGGTAACATCATTTGATGGCGAATATCATGCAGGTAAATCTAAAGGAGTTAGTCATGCAGGTATCAAATTTGAATCAGAAAAGAAATAATCAAAATGAAAACACTTAAAAACATATACTCATTCGACGAATACGTTAATGAAGCAGCTTTACAAGCTCCGATCGGAGGAAAACCAGAAAACTACATGGTTTTCGGAAATCTAAAAAGCATCAAGAAAAATGTTGAAACTCTTTTAGCTATGGATCCTAATAAAATGGATGAAATACTTAAAAATGGACATGATTGGGCAGAAGATCACATTTCAGTTGCTAATGAAAATTTAGATCAAGTTACTCATTTTTTCACTAATACTACAGAATCAACAGTAAATGAAAATGCTACTAAAGAGGAAAAAATGAGAAGAGAGAAAGAAGCAGAAGCTAAGATGAAAGAAAATATGGCTAAGCTATATACAAAACTGAAAGAAAAACCTGAAGACGCTGATGTAACTAAAGCAGAAATTGATTTGCTACAAGCAAAACAAACAGTTATGAAACTTCAAAAGGCTGTAACAAATATCAAAGAAAGAAAAGCTAGAGAGACAAAATTTAGCTAATCGAGAAATACTTCAAAACGAAAGGTCAGTAGAAATACTGACCTTTTCGTGTATAGTTAAAAAATTACTCTTCATCTTGATGGTACTCTGTTAGATTGTCTAATCTTTTAAGAGCTGATGTTGACGTGTAAGTAGATTCGATACCTGTACCAAAATCTGATACTTCAATACCGTCATTTCTATCAATAGTCATCCAATCGAACGAAATTAAATCCATTTCATTTAAGTGATCGATAACAATTTGAATGTCATACTTCTTACAAGAATAGATGTCAAATTGTAGCATTGCTGGTTGAGATTCGTCCCAAATATGGATCGATGCATGCGAAGTTGCAAGGGTTACTGTACCGGTTAGTCCTTCGTTTCCAGGTTCATCCACGTATACTGAGGTGGGACCTGCAACTACAACCATACCGACTTTGTTTACCAATTGCTTGAACCACTCATTTAATACAGCTGCCGAACGAATAGGATTCTTACAGTAAGCTTTAATGAGGAGATGTTGATGATAAGGAACAAATGCCATGTCTGTGTTAAGTTTTTTGTTTATTTATTTGGATTCTTCGCATTTTTGGCAGTGTTGAAAAATTGTTAATAACTTTTTTGTAAAAATTTTTTTATTTCAAAAAAATGTATTATATTTGTATATCAAATTAATCAAAAGGTAAAACTATGACAATTCAAACAACAAAATCAATCAAAAGATTCGGTTATTTATTAGCAACATTCTTATGTGCTATCATAACCTACACTACTCTTACTGGTGACTTACAGAGTCACATTCACTTTGCTGGAACTCTTAACGAAATAGGATTCTTCATGATGGCAAGTGTCTTAACCTTAATTTTTGCTATCCTAACTTGTATCGAATAATCTCAAATCTCTCATATGAAATCATCTAAAACCAGCAATCGTTTCTTTCTGTTTCTTCGAAAGTTTCGAAGAAAGCTAAAATCAATAATGGATTCGAAAGAAGAAAAGCTATCAGAAGTTCAACTAAAAGCCTTTTCAATTACGAGGAAGCTAATCGCTCATCCGAATTCTCTTCTAGTTCCTGCACCTCTTTCAGGTACAAATTACATAGAAAACAGCAATTACCTTATCCGATTCTCAGGTAATGCGGTTACCATCACTAATGGTAAATTCTCATATTACGTCTGGCTACCGAACGGTAGAATGGATTCAATTAAAGAAGCTTTTGATAGAGCTTTAGAAAAACGAACTACCGTAATAGAATCCAAGTATGATAGCCGAACGGTTCTCAATCTTCAACAAATAGAAAATGACATTACACTCAAGTAATGTCATTTGTGATCTATAAAGCAATTTCCGACATATAATTAAAAAAGACAATTTAAGCATGAATCCAAAAAAAGCTCTGTGGACTGAAAGATATCGTCCTTCTACTTTAGATGAATTGATTCTTCCAGAAAGAATCGCAACCAAACTAAGCAATGGTTTGTATATGAACTTCTTATTCCATGGATCTCCAGGAACTGGAAAAACATCAACTGCTAAAGTTATTGCAGGTGACAATCCATATATGTACATTAACTGTTCAGTTGAAACAGGAGTTGATACTGTTCGTACTAAGATTATGGAATTTTGTTCTACGTTGTCTGTTATTGATGGCGAAAAGAAACTTAAGGTTGTCATATTAGATGAGTTCGATGGAGTATCTGATCAATATATGAAAGCACTTCGTGGAACTATCGAGCAATTTGAAAAAACTGCTAGATTCGTTGCAACTTGTAATTACATCAATAAGATTCCTGATAACATCCAATCTCGTTTTGAATGCTTTAACTTCGATTTTTCCGAAGCAGAAGAAGCAGAAATTGAAAAGAAATACTTTAAACGTGTCTATGACATCATTAAAGGTGAAGGCATGGATATCGAAAAAGATGCTTTAATTGAACTTGTTCGTAGAAAATTCCCAGACTTACGTTCGACAATTAATGTTTTGCAAGGCTATCATGCCGAAGGTAAGACTAAAATTACTGCCGATGACGTTAAGAAATTTCATGGAGTATTCAAAGATCTTTACGAACATGTTTTCAATCCACAAAACGATGAAGTAAAAAACTATCAATATCTCGTTTCAAATTACTCATCAAAAGTAGATGACGTAATTCAAGCAATGGGAACTGACTTCATTGAATATGTACAATTAGAAAGACCTCAATTAATGCGTAAAGCAGGTGAAATTTGCTATGAAGTAAATAAGCATTCATACGAACTTCGTTTCGTAATCGATCCAGTAGTAACGATGCTATCACTGATATATAAAATACAAAATATAGTTCGTACAAATTAATGCCATCAAGTTCCAACGCAGTTTTTATCGAAAACGGTAGATTCGTAGATTATTTCGGAAATCCGATAGACATATCAACCCTAGGTCTAGTCGGTCCTACAGGTTCTATCGGTCCAACCGGACCAGCTGGATCTGCTGGATCTGCAGGTTCAACTTCTTCTCCAATTAAATTCGTAAAAGAGTTTTTCCCTTTAGGACCTACAACTTTGACAATTACTCGATCTGAATTATTAGCTGCTGTTTCTCCTGATGGTTTGAATCCTGGAATTATACTAACTCCTCCAGCAGGTGGATTAGCAGGTAATGATATTCCACAGTTTCCTGATATGAGTATATCAATGTGGTCATTTATTGCCGGTGCTACACAATGGAATCATATTATGACTGAAGGTTCTATAGTTTCAACTGGAGTACCATCAAATAATACAAGAGTAAATGTTTCAAATGGAGATATTGAAATTGATTATAAGTACGGTGGAGCTATTATAGGTCAAAGAATAAGAGTTATAATCATCATATAAAGAATATGGAAAACATCACACAAGAAAGACTAGACAGAGTAATTGAAGTCTACAAAAACGGAGTAGCTAATTGGTTTAGAGATTCTCACTTCTTATTAGATTGTGCCTATTATGAAGGAGCAATCGATAGAGCTTGTGAGCATCTAAATGTACCAAAAGCATACACTCACATAACAATTACACCTCAGCTTCAGGAATCATATCAAAACGGATATGATAACTTTTGGGCTTAAATTGTTAATAACTTTTTGAAAATAATTGACTCGGCATTTTTTAATGTCGAGTTTTTGTATTATATTTGTATATCAAATTAAAACAATTCAATTATGCAATTCAATCCATTACATTTTACTGATCAAAACAACAATCAAATCGAATTAGGTGACATTGTAAAAGTTACTAAAGGTTCTCATAAAAATGCTCTATGTGTTTTTGTATTTTGTATTCCTCAACATCGTTACGGTTTTATGTACTTAAGATACTTCAATAAGTTAGTAGAAAACAACAAAAATAATCTTTACGACTTTAATATGTTTCCAGAAGACTTCGTAACAATGGATTCAAATCTACAATTCTACTATACTCCGAAAAACGTTCAAACAATAACTTCAACTCCAACGAACAATGGCAAAACAAAAATTAAACTACGATAAAAGCCGTTTCAAAAACGACGCTGAGTACAAAAAATTCTTAGATGACAAAATGAAAGAATTGTTCGTTAAGATCGATCAAAATATCGATGTCTTCAAAAGATTAGCAGACAGATAAAACCACGAATCAAATTCTGCATAAAACTAAAAAATCGTATACATATGACTGGTAAATACACATTAATTTTCGACGGTAACTTCTGGCTACATAAAACTTTCTTCATTGGTCAAAAAATCAAGCAAGGCAAGCCATTCAATTTTATCGACGAACCTGAAGAAGATAAAAACTTACTTCTTTGGAAACTTTCAGTAGACTTTGCTTCTGAAATTAAAAGATTCGAAGGAATTACAAATCGAATCGTCTATACTATCGACTCATCATCTTGGCGAAAAACCTATGCAGGTGGCGAAACGTATAAAGCTAATCGTACAAAATCTTCTGAAATCGATTGGAATAAAATCTATGAAGTTCATAACGAATTCGTTGCAGGTCTCGAAAAACTTGGTATCATTGTTTCTCGAGTTCGTGGTGCCGAAGCCGATGACTTAATCTTCGCTTGGTCTGCTCACCTTAATCAACAAGGTCAAAATGCAATGATTATCTCAGGAGATAACGACTTACTTCAATTAGTAAATAAAGACAATTCCTCAGGTGCAAACACACTTTACTACAATAAATTCGATAAGGATTTGCACGTATTCCCTGGCTTTAAAAATTGGTTAGATCAAGAAGACTTCAATACAACAAACGATATCTTCAATCTACCTATCGACCTCGTTTCAAACTCAAAACAACACCTTAAGGACATCATCAAAATGAATAAGATGAAACTTGACGAAGTCAATACTAATGAATTTTTATTCCGAAAAGTTCTTATAGGGGATATGGGCGATAACGTTTCTCCTTTACATGTCGTAATCAAAGAAACTAAAGGAGGTCCTAGACGTTTTGGTGTTACTGATAATCACGCAAATACAATTCTAAACGAATTCAAGGATGATAAGGTTTTCGTTAATCAATCACATTTTTTCAACGACGAATACATCGATCAAATCGTTTCAATTGCTAAACGAGTAATTAAAATTGAAAAAGAACCTGCAGAAATTCGTACTAAATGGTTACTTAATCGAGATCTTGTTTTCTTACATAAAAATTGTATTCCTGCAGAAATTCTCGAAGCAATGTTTATGACTATCACTCCAAATAAATTGCATTCATTCTCTGCAATGGAGTTACATACCATCATGAATAAAGACAAAATTCTTGAAGGTACGACATATACAAAAGACAAAGCAGAATCATTCAATGAATCTGGATTGTTCAAAGCAGCAATACCTAAAGCTTCTGCAGAAAAACCTGTAGGTGAAGTAATTATCACATCGACATCAGAAACTGACAAAGGTTTCGACGATGAATTTTGGAAAGACTTATTAAAGTAAGATGGGACTTTACAAACATGCAAATATTCAAAATCTCCCTAGTGATCCGAAGGAGATTTTTGATTATGCTCTAAGTAAATCTTTCGATTCTTGGGTCGATGAAAAGAGCACAATAGACAATCCTGGATATGCTACAAGAAGACCGAGTAAGCTAACTTACGAAGAGGCTTATGAGCTTATACAATCGAATAAACCTCATTGGGTCATTTCATTCCGTAATGCATCTTATGTAAGCAATGAAGAAGATTATTGGGAATTTGGTGGATGTAATATCGGTAGCAATTCTTACGGTGAAGTCTTTATTTGGATAAAAGTCCGTATCGAAGAAGCTCTAAAAATATTTGAAAAATTTAATTTGAAGATAAATGAATACTGAAATGCAATACAATCATCTACTTGAGAAAGCTTACAAAGATTATTCCGATGCTTACGAGAGAGATAATTCGATAGGGTTAACTCTCTTAGTATCTCGAACTGACGGTAAAACTTCTTATAGAAAACCTTCAATCGAGATGTTTGAAGCGATGGCTGAGTCAGATCAATCATTCTCAGATCAATGGGGTATAGTTATCGAAACTCGTCAAATGACATGGGATGAAAGCACTCAATGGGTTATGCAAAACACTAATGTTGAATGGGAAAATCTTTATATTGTAGAAGAAGTGTACAAGAAGTCTACTCCAAACGAGATCAAATCTATCACATATAAAGATAAAACAGCATCTAGATACGAATATGGAAGATAATAAAACACTCATCATTCGGAAGTTTGAAGAACTAAAAGGACAATTCGTCATTAATTGCAGTTGGGATATCGAAAGATTAGTAGCAGTAGGTGAAGATGATATGGACTATTATTGGGTTACTTACGACGGTAGAAAATTTAAGTGGAATACCTGCGTAGGTAGGCTTATGCCACTTAAAGGGCATTTGAGAAAAGAAGACTATAATGAATTAGTCAGATTAGCTAGATTGAATCATTTCGATCAAGTTACGGTTTGGGGAAATAAAACGCTAGAAGAAGCTGAACAATTCAATAGACAACATAAAAACGAATTAATGAAAACTCTAACAGATGAAAACTTTTTGACTGACATCTGTTGGGACTTAGAAAACCATGAAGAGTAACGCAATAAGTTTTTTACATAAGAACACATTTAACTTCGGTAATCGGAAGATTCACCAATATGTTATTTTCGAATGTAAGTGGCTCTTTAGTATAGTCATCTTTCATTTCGTTAAAAGTGATAATTTTCAAGATAGGTTTCATACTCATGCATTTAATGCTTTAAGTTTCAAACTTTTTGGGAGATACAGAGAATATGTATTGGATGATGAATCCACTGGAGAAATTACAACAATAGAAAGAACACAATTTATACGATACTTTCCTCGAGATTCCTATCATTGCATAGGTGAATCCCCTAGAGGTTGTGTCACATTATTAATAGCAGGTCCTTGGAAGAAGACTTGGAAAGAATACATTAACGGTGAAGTGAAAGAATACACTTGGAATCGTGAACAAATAAATTAAACAAATGGAAGACTTTGCATCATCAAGAGTAGGTAAAAAATTCTTAGAACACGATCTACCTAAATTAGTAGACGTTCTAGGAAAGCTAACCGAAGCCCTAAACGAATCAAATAAAATCGAAGGGAAAAAATTGCTAATAGAACAAAAAAGATTCATTAACGAAAAAAACGAAAATGCCAGAATTACCAGAAGTAGCGAGGACAGCACTGTCGATTAATCAAAGAATCAACGGTAAATTACTAACCGAAGTTATCATTCACTCTGGTAGATATGTCAGACATGGAGATCCAGTCGGTCTATCTGCATTTAGAGAAGAATTGCCTGCAAAAGTAGATGAAGTAACTTTCTGTGGAAAGCTGATTTTATTTCAGTTCACAGGGAAAAGCGGAAAAAAATGGTGGGCTTGGAATACTCTCGGAATGTCTGGCGGTTGGAGAGCCGATCATACAAAACATGGCCATATAGAATTTAAGACTGAAGATAATTCGGTCTTTTTTACTGATGCTAGAAACTTTGGAACTATGAAATTCATAGATGATATCGAACAGACTAAAAAGAAAATAAAGTCTATCGGACCTAATCATCTAGCAGATATCATATCTGATGAGCTATTCAAAGAAAGGCTAATGAAATTCCCTGAAGCTACGATGCCAGAAGTTTTAATGAATCAATCACTGATCGGTGGAATCGGAAATTACATCAAAGCAGAAGTTCTCTATAGAGCTGGAGTTTCACCACATAGAGTAGTAAAATCTATCACAGATTCCGAATTCTCTAAACTGAATAAAGCAACTGAAGAAGTAATCAAATCTTCTTTTGCTAATCGAGGAGCAAGTATTAGCACATATAAAGGTATGGACGGAGAAGATGGAGATTTCGTTTTCTCATTTAAAGTTTACGGAAGAAACATTTGCGAACAAGGATATCCAGTCGTTAAAGAAGTAACGAGAGAAGGCAGAATGACACATTGGGTACCACAAATACAAAAATAATGGAAGATACAAAATCACCAAAGAAAATCTTAAAGGAAAAACAAATATTCCATGGATATAATAACGGCCCAATGAAATGGTCTCATATCAAAAATTTACAATTAGAAGACGATGACATCATTCATTCTGGTTGGGTTGATGATGATAACTTCGACTATCATGGATATTGGCATAATCAAATTACTCGGATGGTTGAAGAGTCTGATGAAGAATTTGAAAAACGAATTGAAAGGAATAAACGAAGCGAAATTGAAATGAAGAATCGTAGACGAGAAAGCTATCTACGTCTTAAAAAAGAATTTGAAAATGAGTAAAGAAATCCTTTGCAAAAAATGCATCAAGAAAAATGGAAGGTGTACGGAGAAATGTTTACCAAAAGAATGGAATGTCGTTCCTGAAGGAGTGTATACTTCTGAGTCTTGGCAATTCGAATTAGATGAAGTACAAATCAGAAAATTACGTGCATGGGAAAGATCTAAACCAAAGAAGTATTTAGGTGCTATTGGAGGTGGAACTACGATATGTTTCACTTTAACTGGCATAGGAAATATGGTCAGTGCTAAAAGTTGGGACGGAACAGAAATAGATTTGACTGATTACGATAAACTTTAATTGCATATAACTAACATGGAACTATTTGACTTCGTTCGTGTAATGTTCACGAACCCAAAACAATACGCAGAACAAAAAAGTGCAGAGAAAGGTAAACACTTCTTTATGGTCAATCGATTCATGTCGATTAAACATCCTGCAACTGCACAACAATTAAATCGAAATGGAATCAATGGATCAGCGGTCGTCGACTTATGGCAAATCGTAGCATCAAGGTTCCAAAGAGTCCCTGGTTGGATATATACAAAGACTAAGAGGACTACATCTTCAACCGAAAAAGTCTGGAAACCTAATCCAGAAGTTGCAAAACTTTGGATGGAAAGAAATCAGATAGGCGAAAGAGAATTACATGAAGCTATCAAATACAATCCAGAAGGTATGAAGAAGAGTTTTTCTGCATTAGAAAAACAAATCGAAATGTATGATCGATAACTTTGAAGATACTAATTTTATGATTGAACCTCTAATTCTAGAGATCTATCTCAATAAGAACAATTACAAAGACCGTTTATTGATAAATGACTTCAAAAAGAAAGCACAGATTGTTACAGTCCCTGACTATGATAGTTCTTCTTTCTTCGTGAAAGTGCATGAGGTAGAAGAGATCCTTTGGGAGAAATATCGTAAAGATATCACAAATTTTGATTCGGTTTCACCTTCAAATTTCCAAGCTAATGCTAACTCTATTTATTATTTAGAGGCGGCTATGAGAGAATTTAAAAAACTCAAATACTTTAGAGTTCATGTATCCGAAACTACAGAATCATCCGAGAACAAAAAATTTGAGTATAAAATTATGCATTCTAGGATAGATCTCGCTAATAAAGTTCTTCCTGAATTTTTAGTAGATTGTGAGAGAATCTTCAAACATATTGGAGTCTATCAACCTACAATATACAATCCCAAACCTTATTTTGAGGTTGCTGTCCGTGACCTTTTCGTACGTCTTCAAAATTATTCTTATCAATTCGAAAAAGAAGACGACGAATATCTTAATGTTGTAAATATAATGGCTGCTTTTGGTCATAAATTGGAACGAGATAATTCTACTGCACTTGTAATCATGAAGAAATGATTCTCTTGGTTCACGGATAAATATAAAAACAAGAGAATTATAGATGGCTACTACCTCAGATCCAAGAATAGAAGATATTCTTAAAGCCCTTGATATCATCAAGACCAAACTTCCAAACGGAGAACTTGAGAGTATAAAACGCTCGATTGAGTCTCTTAGTCAAGACCAAAAATCTATTAAAGAGGATTTGGAATACTTCAAAAAAAGACTCTTCAATCCAGATGATGGTGTTATTGTTAGAATAAACAAGAATACGGATTCTATCCTAAGATTTGAAGATCAAATAGAAGAAATTCCGGATCTAAGAAATCGTTTAGATAATTTGGAAAAATGGCAAGAAGGTGTTAATAAAGCTCTTTGGTTTATTTTCACTACAGTTGCAGGTTTAACTATTGCACTAATCTTCCAAATGATGACAAAGCACTAAAAATACGAATAATGCTTAATGCGTTTCGATTATCAAATAACCAATAATAACATAACTTACAATGCAGGTGATACCCTGCTTGTGGACTTTTCGAATGCTTTCTATTATATCAAATCAATACAAAATATTGAATTTGACTTCTCTCCTTTAGAGACTGCGGAGAATTATCATGACATTTACATTAGATGGAGTTATGATATTGCAACAATAGATAGAGCTACCGGAAAGCCTCATGTTATTTGGTCAGCTTGGGTTAAAATTGCAGAGAATGGTCAGCAATTAGAAAGTTTACGATCTACATTGAATGGCATTATTCGTCCAACTGATCCTAATCCGCATAAAATTTCTGATTCATTTGACTTACAATTTAGATTAGTCAGAAAAGGTCCAGAAACTGGAGCAAGAATGATTGAAAGAATTGTTATCAATTTCGAAGAAGGTGTTACACCTACAGGAGTTGCTCCGAAAATAATCACGCAAGACGGCTGTAAAGCTAATGCTTGTCCTACTACAAATTTCTCTTCTGGAATTACAATTAATTGTGATGGTGCTCTATTCCGTCCTTATGATGTAATGAGTCCAGCTATTAAGATCTATCACGAAATGTCATGTGCAGTTTCGGAAATGTTTGGTCATTGTGTTCGATATTTCAAAACTCAAGTTAAAGCTGAATCTGCTGATCCAGTTCTAAAAGAGTTTTCACTATATGAGGTAACGGAAGTGAAGGATATCAAGATTATGATTCCTGACAATCAATTCCCAGACAATGCTATCGCATTCTTACCTTATGATATGGATTTTGGTGATGGTCTAGAAGTGCATATCGTCAAAGAACATTTCGAAAGAGCATTCGGACAAGACGATCTTCCTGAACAAAGAGATTATTTGTATTTCCCTCTAATTGATCGTATATATGAAGTTAACTCGGCATATTTGAGACGTGATTTTATGGCTACTGAAGCTTATTACAGAGTCAATCTATTCAAATGGCAAGATAAACTAAATGTTATGCGTAACATCCCTGAAATCGATCAGTACGTTAACGATCTTCATGTTTCATTAGACGAAGTTCTTGGTGGAGAAATCCAAAGAGAATATGAAGAGATTACGAAACCCTTACAGTATCGTACAATTTCTATCGGTGGATTCGATCACGTAAGAAGTCATATTCACGATAAGCTAGTTATCGAAACAAAAGATCTAACAAATTACTTTACGGTAGTTGGTAAGTACTTCTACAACTTACCTGTAGGTATGACTAAAAATGATATTGCGGTTAAGTATAAATTAGCGGTAAATCGAGATGACAAAGTGAATACTGCATTTTCTGCTTGGTTTAAGCCTACTGGAAATGGATCAGATATTCTAATTGATGGTTACAATCCATCAGAAAATAAAGGTATTGGAATCACTTTAGATTACGATCCTATCACAGGAAAAACAAAATCGATAACTGTTGTTAGAAACACTCAAACAATGGTTTTTGATCAGAATTTCCCTGAATTGAATCCTAATGATTGGTATGGAATTGTAGTTAATCATATGAATGAATTCTCTCAAACATCAGTTCATATTTGGGGTATGAGATACGATTCATCTTTACCACCAAATGGACAAATTAAAACTACTAATCTTAGACTTCTGTTTACTCAAAATTCTAATATGACTCCTGAAGCGATAACTCCAACCGATACATCTTTCATGTTAAGAGCTGGAACTACACTTCTAACTAATATTAGAATATGGAAAGAATCAATGGAAGAAGAGGTTCAACCTATAACTCTTAATCAATTTGTAGTAAGAGATCAAGATCAAGCTTTAATGATCGATAATGCTATTCCACCTTTGAGAATGGTAAAAGAATACGTAAGATAAACACAAAATATAATCATGAAACACATTCCAACATTTGAAGAGTTCCTAAATGAATCTTCTATTAATGAAGGCTCATACACAGACCTAGAGAACTTTATGAAAGACTTAGTAGATGCTTGCAAGAAGCATAGTAAATTTGAATTAGATGGATCTCAGGGTATTTTATTAGATACTGTGGGTGGATTTGGCTTCAAAAAAGAAACTTTGGTAGTTAGCACTTCTAAGCTAGGTTCCGAATTAAAAGAAGATGAAAAATTTGCTAAGGACTTAGTAGCTAAAGTTTTCGCTTCACATAAAAGCAAGATTAATAAGAGCTATACTAGAGATGGTTCCTATGCTTTTACTTACAAGAAATAATAATCCCTAACTTAATTATATGCGATGAATCTCGAAAGGTTTATCGCATTTTTTTATTGATTCTGAAACACAGCTCGGCTCGGTAACATATAACCCTTACTGGGTTTCAGGTAAAGGGAATACAGTAAAACACGAGGAGGCTGTCAAGTCGAGGTTCCGCTCCGACGTACAGAGATACATATACTATAAGAATACAATAATATGGAAAACGATAAACAAGACAATCCAGCAAGGAGATCAGTCGAGGACCTTTTGAACGACGATAACGTTCCTGCAACAAGTGGAGGTGGTCTTCCAGCATTCCAATTGAATGAGCCTATCGACTATGACGAGATGAAAGCTTCTTCTATGAATAAATCTAAGAAGATGATGAACTCACTACTTAAATTCTATCTTTCACAAGAGCTGATAGACAATAACGAGTACATTCAAGCTAAGGCGAAATTAGAAATGCTAACGCTATCTAATTTGATTCAACAAATGCAATACTCTGAGCGAGCTATCACTACATTAATGAGAACCATTGATACAGGTGAAGTTACTCCTCGTATGTTTGAGGTTCTAGCAGGTCTTCAAAAGACAATGTTAGATATTATGAAACATCAAACACTTCATATGATGGCATCCGAAGAGAATATGAAAAAACTTAAACGTGACATCGATATCTATGCAGATGATGCAAGAGGTGGAGGTGAAGCAAAACCAACTAAGAAGCTAGAAAGCGGAAATGTTGCTAGAGGAACTAGAAACCTAATGAAAGAAATTCAAGCAGAATTAGGTAATGAAGAGCCAGAAGAAGATCCTACAGACTTCGACTCAGACAATCAGACTGAGCTTTAAAAATATCTGAATATGTGTTTAAGGTAAAAGAATATAAAGACGAAAATAAGAATGATGACAAGAAAGTAGTTTGGAATACCGAAAAGGTTGAAAAGCTACTACAAGCAATGGAAGAGGGTTACGATCCACCACAACATCCATTCTTTGAAGGTGATCCGTCTTATAAAAGAGCAAATATCGTATTCGAGTATACCGAAGAGGAGTATGCCGAGGTTAAAAAATGTGCAAAGGATATCGTTCACTTTGCAAATAATTACTGTCAAGTAATGACGGATGATGGATATCAAAAAATCCGTCTTCGTCCTTATCAAGAACGAGTTCTTCGATCATATCAAGACAATAGATGGAATATCTTCCTAGCACCTAGACAGGTTGGTAAGACGATCACATCATCAGTATTCCTGACTTGGTATCTCCTATTTCACTTTGATAAAAACGTACTGCTTATGTCGAATAAGGGTGCTACTACCAAAGAGATTATGGACAAGATTAAAGCCATTATGGAAGGTCTGCCGTTCTTCTTAAAACCTGGAACAGCTAAGAAAGATGTAATGACAATGATATACGACAATCGTTGTAGAATCATTGGTCAAAATACTACAAAAACAGGTGGTATTGGTTTTACGATTCACTTACTATTCCTTGATGAGTTTGCTCACATTCCAACTAATATTAAGAAGCCATTCTATGAAAACGTTTATCCAACGCTATCATCTTCTAAAATATCACGTGTAATTATCACATCTACACCAAATGGATATGACTTATTCCATGATCTGTATCAAGGATCTGTAGATGGTGCTAATGAATATACTGCCCTTCGTGTGGACTGGTGGGAAGTTCCCGGAAGAGACGAAGCATGGAGAGCTCGAGAGATAGCTAATCTTGGATCGGAAGAAGCATTTAATCAGCAATATGGATGTCAATTCCTTAATGCATCATCACTTCTCCTTACATCAGAACAAATTCTTCGTTTAGAAAAGAATCAACAAGAATTCTCATTTAGAGAAATCGATCCTCTAGATGACCTTTGTATTGATTATTCAGCACTTAAATGGGCTGAAGATTTTGACATTGAAGAAGTTGAAGATCCGAAGAATTTCTTTGTTCTATCGATAGATCTAGCCGAAGGTATCGGTAGAGATTTTACAGTAGTCAATATATTTAAAGTAGTAGCAATTGCTGAATCCGATATGGATATGATGAACTCACCCGGTTCGATTACAGAGTTTTTCGGACTTAAGCAAGTGGGTTTATTCCGTTCCAATATACATAACTTAGAAGACTTCTCTAAAATACTCTACACTCTATGTGTGAAAGTATTTGATCAGGAAAACCTACGATTAGTTATCGAATACAATACATACGGTTCAGAATTAATCAAAAATTTGACTACGCTATTCCCTGCAAGTAATGATTTTGATGAAGAAACTATTGTAAGATATCATCATCGAGTTGGTACGAAAGTGAAGAATCAAGGTATCAGAATCAATAAAGACAATAAAATTCTATTCTGTGAAAAGATGAAAAAATGTGTCGGTGGAGGTCAACTAATACTCACAGAACCGAGAACTATAGAAGAAGCGAAGGCTTTCTCTAGAAATCCTAATGGTACGTACTCAGCTCAATCAGGTAATGATGACTGTATGATGACTTGCGTAACAGCAGCATCAATATTTGACACTTTAGACTTTACAGAAACAGTAGAAGAACTATTCGATCACCTCGATCAAAACATACAAAAGAAAATCGATAAGACTATCGAAATGACATCGGACGATGACGACATTTATAGCGGACTATTCTAAATATGCTATAGAGTCTGAGATATATAATAAAAAAATTAGAGTCAAATGGCACTATCACCAAGCTTACAACAATTCAAATCTAGTGGTGTTTACCGTCTAGAATTTGATAAGAGCCAAATCACTAACATCCCCTCTGAGACTATCCGTTTAATTATTGGATTCTCAAAGAAAGGACCATTCAACACTCCAGTGTTTGTACAAGACAATGTTTTCTTCAAGGATATCTTTGGAGACATTGATACGACATTAGAGCGTAAAGGTTCATTCTTCCACAGAACAGCATTAACTTGCTTAGACAGAGGACCAGTGATCGTTCTAAACCTTTTAAATTTAGATGACGTACTAGATACTTCAAACTTTCAATCAATTTCAACATGTGCAACAGATGTTAACGGTGTTGTAGATTCTGCTCCAGTATCTTCGTTCTTCAATAAAGATAAATTCTGGTTCACAGATCCAGCAGCTTTAATCACTTCAGCTGCAGCAAACCAATCACTTTCTCAAAACAGACTACTTAACTTCTCTAACGTTGGTAGAAAACCTATCTCTGTAATTACTCGTAAATCCGATGTTCTTGGATTTGATGTTCTTGCAAAAGACTGGTTCGGTGTTGGTAAAGTTCCTTTCTGGATGAATGAAAATGATTACGTTACTGATTATATGATCGACGTAATAGTAGTTGAAGGTGACTTCTCATCTTACACAACATTAGCAATCGATCCAATCTTCGGACCTTATTTCGATGCTACAGGAGTTAAAAAGACTATCATCGACCAATTCGGTTTCGAAAGAGACGGTCTTACTTCTTTCCTTGCTTTACCTCAAGTTAATGTACTTGGAGTTTATACTGGTGCTATGATTCCAGAATTCCAAGATAAAAATGGTAACAATATCTATATTCAAGACCTAGTAAACTTAGAAACATCTAAAACAGGTTTACTTATGGCTCTTAACCCTGATGCTTTTGACGATGATCCATTCAGTATTGCTGGTGAATCTCGTAGAGTTTCTGGTGACTTAATTGATACAGTAGGTCATACTTTAGAATCAAACCCAGAAGGTATTATTGAATTCCTTTCTTATTACGGTTCGATTCAAGAAGACTTAGTTTATAGAGCTTCTAATGGTGCTACAGCTATTACGATCCCTTTCATAGTTTCTGCAACTGCTGGAACTACAGGTGCTCAAGCTTTATATACTGCTTCTACCGCTTTAACTTCTGGTGGTACAGGTTGGACTTCAGTTGGTGGTACAGGTTATTATGATACATTAACAATCTACGGTCCTGCTTCATCAGCTATGCCTCCATTGTTTACTTCATACTTTACATCACAAGCTCAATTCGAAGCTTTTGCTGCTACAATAGCTGTTGGAAAATCATTCCTTCCAGGTTCAGTATTTGCTGTTGGAGGTGCAACTGGTAATGCTAATTACATTGGAATTAATTCTAAAGAACTTAACCTTACAACTAACACACTAACAGTTAAAATTCCTTTAACTCAAGATTCTACATCTACAGTTGCTGGTCCTACTTCTACTAGCTTAGGTTGGTATTATATTGGTGGTGCTGGTGTTACAAATGGTGGTGGAACTGCAACTGCAACTATTATCCGTTCAAATGCATGGAAATATAACGATACAGGTGCTACTGCTGGTATTTTAGCTGGACAAGATTCAGATATCTATCAAGCAAACTTGAATGGTCTTATTACTGATGGAGATAGAATAGCATTCTCTGCAACAGGTTTCAATGGAACTGGTGCTACATTCACTTATGTTGAATTTACAAGAGGTGGTACAAATAACTTCTCATCAGGTTATACTACACAATTCAATGGAGTTAACCCAATCTTCAATAGAATAATTAACTTCTCAACTGTTTCTTCATTCCTTTTCCCAGGATTGACAGGTTCAGCACAAACTATTCCTGCTGGAACAACATTCGCATTCAGATCTTACACTGGTAATATCAATGAATCTTTAGAAGTTGATGCGACATTAACTCCTGCAGATCCTACAACTACAATTTGGTTGGATAACTCAGCTAACGGTCCTTTAGGATTGAATGGCTACAATGGAAAAATTATCAAAGGACAGTACTTGGTACAAAACTTTGGTGGAACTTCAACTCCAACTAATATAAGCCCTCTAACTGGAAAATCTCGTTTAACTAGAATTATTTCAGTAGTTCAATACTCGAATCCATTAGATGCTGCTACATATCAAAAAATTAAAGTAACAACTAACGATCCAATCTACGTTAATGTAAGTGGTGGAATCGCTGAAGTTGAAAGATATCAAGACATTAGAAACTTTGTAGAACACTACCGTTTCTCTTCACTTAATGGTTATGCCTTAAGAGACGCACAAATGCCGAATGGTACAGGTGATCGTCAGAATGCAATTCTAGATGTAATGTACAATTCTAATATCGCTCAAGCTTTAGAAGATCGTGAAGTTATTACATTCCGTTATATCGTGGATTCATTCCAAGGTTTAATTGAACCTGCATCTAAAATACGTCTTACTAAGCTTGCTAAGAATCGTCAATCAGCATTGGCAATCTGTAACATGCCTTCTGTAAAACAATTTAAAGATAGTACTAACCCATTATTCAAATTTGATACAACTCAATCATTTGATACTCAATATGTACCTACTGGTGGTAACTTGAACTTAAACCCTTCAAATATCTTCAACCTTCCAGGTATTGCTGATGGTGCTAATTATGCCGGATTCTATGGTCCTAACTTAGTTATCCGTGAAAATGGATCTAATGTTTCTGTACCACCTGCTGGTCACGTATCTAACTTATTCATCGATAAGTATACTCTAGCTCTTCCATACTCAATCGTTGCAGGTCCTCGTAGAGGAGTAGTAACTGGGGCTGGTCTAGTAGGGGTTGAATATAACTTCGATAGAACTGATCTAGATTGGATTGAACCATTTGGTTACAATGCAATTGTAAATAAGAGAGGTTTTGGTTTAACTATCAACGCTAACCAAACTGCTCAACAAACTGTTAAATCAGCACTTTCACAAGTACACGTTCGTGAATTGCTAATTTACATCCAAGATGGTATAGAAGCAATTCTTAAAAATTACCGTTGGGAATTCAATACTGCTCAAAATCGTTTAGAAATCAAAACTTTAGCAGATAACTTCTTATCTCAAGTTTTAGCTGACGGTGGAGTTTACGACTTCCAAAATATCATGGATAGCACAAATAACACTAACGAAGTAATCGATAATAACATTGGTATCTTAGATACTTACATCGAACCAGTTAGAGGTATGGGTATCTTAGTTCACAGAACTACAATTCTAAGAACTGGTACTATCGCTACAGGTAACTTCTTGTAAGAAATATAAAGAAAAGCCGATTTTAATCGGTCGGCTTTCTCTTTTTCTCAAATCGTGATAAATAATAAAAATAAGAAAATATACAATGCCAGGTTTACCACATTATCAAAATGCAAAAGCTTCGTCTAGATGGTTTGAGCCATTTTATGGCAACTTGTTTGAAGTAACGCTGATGCCTCCTGCTACTGTTAGTGGAGGATCTATTTTACTAGAGCACGTTAATAAAATCGGTGGTCTTACTCAAGATAGAGGTACAGAAGCAATCACACAATCATACAAATTCGCAAAACGTTCTTACGCAGGTGGACTGCCGACAGATACTGTCAATACATTAAGTATAGATTTTTCTCTTAACTTGAACGACGCTAACGAATTATATGTGTACAAAACTTTACGTAATTGGTCTAGAATTATCTTCAATCCTCTTACAGGAGAACAAGGTCTTAAGAAAGACTACATAGGAACGATTATCGTTACTAACTACAACCGTAAAGGTGATATCTTTTGGCAAAGAACTTTCCATGACTGTTTCCCAACAGGAGATTTGCCTGAATTCGCTTTAGATTATCAATCATCTGATGCTCTAGCAATGGAGGTTAAATTTAACTCTGATTGGTGGGAAGAAAACATCGTTTAATCTTCATCAACTTTTAAAGAATTTCAAAGGGACTCATATTTGGGTCCCTTTTTGTGTAGAGAAATTGTTAATAACTTTTTGAAACTTTATTTTTTATTTACAAATAATTGTTTTATATTTGTATATCAAATTAATCAATTACAATATGGCAATTTACAGAGAAGGTTACCACGCATTAAATCAAATTCAATCTGAATCAATTCAAATCTATGACGATGCTTGCGACTTCGGTGTTCCGGTTCGTAAAAACGATTCAAATTGGAAACTAGCAAAAATGCTTTTCACTATGTATGGTGATAAACAATACAGAAAACAACATAACTACTCTACTGGTAAAAATGTTTCTGCATTTATCACATTAGTAGATGAATGGGCTGTTTCGGACGAACGAAAAACACTTAAAGAAGCTACTGAAACATATGCAATGCACTATGTAACTTGTAGTACAGGTAAATGTAAAGGTTATAACGGTTACCTTAGCATTACTAAAGTCTCTTAAAAAACCACGATACATAATACGTCATAAAACAACAAAATATCTAAAAAGTCATATATGAAGACATCCGAAATCAGTAAAAAGTACGAACTGCTAGACGAAATCCAACACGTTCTCAAACGACCTGGAATGTATATCGGTTCTACTAAGCCACATGATTCCGAAGAATACTTATTCAATGGACAAAAATTCGAAAAGCAGAAAATTCAATACAATCCAGGTTTTCTGAAATTATTCGACGAAATCGTTTCTAACTCAGTCGATGAATCGAAACGTAATCAAAATCTTAATCAAGTAACCGTATCAATAAACGAGAAAACTAACGAAATCTCAATTCAAGATAATGGTGGAATTCCTGTAATCATACATGATACACAGAAACAATGGATTCCTGAAATGATATTCTCTAACCTTAGAGCTGGTTCAAATTTCAACGACGATGAAGACCGAACAGTTGCAGGTACAAATGGTGTAGGTTCTACACTTACAAATATCTTCTCTAAAAAATTCACAGTAAAAACTGCAGACGGTAAAAATAATTTCGTTCAAACTTTCACGGATAATATGGGTAAGAAATCTGAAGCTAAAGTACAAGCATCAGATAGGAAGTTCACAGAAATCAGTTACGTTCCAGATCTTTCACGTTTCGATATGCAATCTATTAATGAAGAACATATCAATATGATTCGTAAGAGATTAATTGATATCGCTGCATGTAACCCTAATTTGAAAGTTCAATTCAATAAAGAGAAATTCAAATTCCGTACATTCAAAGAATATGCAGAGCTGTATATCGAATCAGCTTTCTATGAAAGATCTGAAAATTGGGAAATTGCAATATCACCTACAAACGGTGGATTCCAAGCAATTTCATTTGTCAATTCGGTCGAAACTAAAGATGGTGGTACTCATGTTAATTATATCGTTAATCAAATCGTAGATAAGTTACGACAATTAATCAAAAAGAAACATAAAGTCGATATCAAACCTTCAGATATCAGAAATCACATGATGATTTTCATCAATTGTACGGTAATCAATCCAGCATTCTCTTCTCAAACTAAAGAGAAACTTATTACCGAACCAAAAGAATTCGGTTCTCTTCATGAAATTTCTGATAGGTTTGCTAAACAAATATTTGGATCAGAGATCGTTGCATCTATTTTGGATTGGATTGAAAAGAAAGCAATGGCAGATGAACGAGCACAATTGAGAAAACTTAATAAAGACTTGAATGCAAACAAGATTTTAAAGTTAATTGATGCCAAAGCTAGAGATAACAGACATTTGTGTACTCTCGGTATCTTCGAGGGTGATTCGGCTAAATCAGCTGTAAGACAATTCCGAGATCCACAAGTATTTGGTGCCTTCCCTTTGAAAGGTAAGTTCTTGAACGTATCTGAAATGAAGAACACAGAAATCATTAAAAACGACGAGGTTGTTAATTTGATGGGTTCTCTTGGTCTTCGATTAGGTGAAGAACCTGCAAATCTTCGATACGGTAAAATTTTAATCTATACCGATGCCGATCCTGATGGTGATGCAATTGCTGGTCTATTGATGAATTTCTTTAACAAGTTCTGGCCAGAGTTATTCGATCAAGGTCTTGTCTATCGAGTTCTTACTCCACTGGTTGTTGCTAAGAAAGGTAAGGAAGTTCTTTCATTCTACACTAAAGACGAATATGCAGAATGGGAATCTAAAACGAACACTAAGACTTGGAACGTAGAATACAAAAAGGGTCTTGCCGCTCTTGAAGATGATGAGTATCAGGAAATCATTACGAATCCAAAAACGATACAAATGAGAAACGATGCAATTTATCGAGAATCTCTTAAAGCTTGGTTTGGTGGTGACTCTCAACCTCGTAAAGACAGATTATTGAAGTTCTAAAATTGTTAATAACTTTTTGAATAAAAATTTTTTAATTTGAAACTTTTGTTTTATATTTGTATATCACAATTAAAACATCAATATGAGTAAGCAATCTCAATCATCTAAAGAAACTACACCTGCTAGAATAGCAATGATTAAAGCTCTAAAACTTACCCTCGCAGGAAACATCAAATCGGCTAAGAAAGAGCTTAAAAAAGCAGACAAATTGTTAAACTTACAATACGCTAAATAATGATACTCGTAATCAAACAAGGAAATGGTGAATCTTATGAAGACTACCACGAATACATCTCAGGGGTTTTTCAAATCAATCGAAAAGGTCTTACAGCCGATAAGATAGACAAAGAACATAAAGCACATATAACTAAAATATGCGAATCCATCGGTTTAGTCGTCAATCCACATTGGCCAGAAGTCATCATGGATAAATCACTTCAACCTGAAGGTAAGACTCCTTCAAAAGAATTGAAGAAGCAGCATAAACAAATTTTGAAAGATAACGATTTGTACACTTTCATAAAAAATACTTACAAAGCAAAACAATTAGACAATGTCGAAGATATCACAATCTACTAAGAACGAAGTTCCACAAAGAACAATAACAGAATATCTTGATAACGAGTATGCAGCCTATGGTATGTACACTATTGAAAATCGAGCTATCCCTTCTGCAATTGACGGATTCAAACCAACACAAAGAAAGATTATTTTTGTAGCCAATAGAGTTTGGAAAGGTGGAAATGACAAACCACTTAAAGTATTTCAATTCGGTGGTAAAATTGCATCCGATGCACAATATCATCACGGTGATACTTCACTGAATTCAGCTATCATCGGTATGGCTCAAACATTTAAGAATTCGATGCCACTTCTTGACGGTATCGGTCAATTCGGTTCACTTCGTTCTCCAGAACCAGGTGCTGCTCGATACATATCAACTAAATTGAATGGTAATTTCCGACTACTTTATAAAGACTTCGAGTTACTCGAATCTCAATACGAAGAAGGTTATGAAATTGAACCAACATTCTTCTTACCGATTATTCCAGCAGTTCTGCTTAACGGTTCTTCTGGTATCGCTGTAGGTTTCTCGACAAACATCTTGAATCGAAATGCAGTTGACTTAATCGATGCATCTCTCAAATCATTAGAAGGAAAAAAATTCCAAGAGCCACTTCCTTGGTGGAATGGTTTCAATGGAATAGTTACAAAATCTGATGTAGCAACAAGTTCATTTCAAATCAAAGGAAGATATGAAGTTCAAAACACTACAACCGTAAAAGTTACTGAATTGCCACCGTCTATGACATATCAAAAATATGAAGCTCATTTGAATTGGTTGCAAGAGAAAAACATCATCTCATATTACGATGACAATTCTACAAAAACTGATATTAGCTATACAATCAAATTCTCTAGACAAGAATTAGCAAATCGAATTGCTAAAGACAATTTAGAAAGCACTTTGAAATTAGTTGAAAATGAAACAGAAAATATTACATGTCTTGACGAAAACGGTAAGCTGATTATCTTCAAATCCGTTACTGAGTTAATCAATCATTTTGTTAAATTCCGTTTAACCTTCTACGATAAGCGTAAAAGCTATTTAGTTAATCAATTAGAAGAACAAAATAGCAAGATGTCAAATCGAGCTAAGTTCATTAAGATGATTATTGATGGAAAATTGAAAGTTAACAATCGACCAAAAGCAGATATCATCACAGATTTAGAGAAAGCAAAATTCGATAAGACAGAAGATTCTTACGACTACCTTTTAAGTATGGCTATTCACTCTTTAACGAAAGAAAAATATGAAGAGCTACTTAAACAAATCGGTGAAAATGAAGCTGAAACTAAACGAGTTCAAGCAATTATTCCAACGGATTGGTATCAATCAGATTTGAAAGAGCTACGTAAGAAAATAGCTAAATAAACAAACGGAAGAAATTCCATTATCATATAGTTTTAATTTGATGCAAGGGACTCTCAGTGTAATACTGATAGTCCCTTTTTTGTGTTATATTAGTTCATCAATACAACTACCCAAAGTTCCTCAGATGGCCTCTATTGGTTTGTCTTTTTGAATAAAATAATATATTGTTACTTGATTATTTTATCATAGATCTGAGATATATACAATAAAATTCGATCTATGAGTAAAGAGAACAAAGACGAAAAGATTCAAGTTCTCCTCTCCAGCTCGGACCATCATAAGCTAAAAAACATCATTCTAAATTGGTCTTTACAGAAAGGCAAACTAATGACAAGCTCAGCCTATGTTCGAGAGCTCATACTTAATCACATAAAAGAGTATGAAGGGGAACAAACATCCTTTGTTAACGACAAAGTAAAAGAAATTATCAAACAAACAAAATTTGAAAATCAAACAAATCAAATAGAACATGAGTAAAGAATTTGAAAACGCAGCTGAAAGAGACATGGAATCAAGAGAATTCAATGCAAATCAGACTGAAGAAACACAACAAGAACAACCAAAAATTACTTCACTTGGAAAAGCAACAGGCTATGAAAATGAAGGACGTGATGAACCAGCTTTACTTCCTGGCTACATCGAAACTTGGTCAGAGAACTTCCCATCAAAAGGACTTTTCTATCCTACTGGAACTAGATTTTTTATCCGTTCAGCAGAAGTTCGAGAAGTAAGACACTTTTCTACCATTAATGAACAAGATCCATTTTCTATTGATGAAGCATTAAATGAAATCTTGAAATCTTGTTTAATGATTAGACAACCTAATAGACAAATGTCATTTAAAGACTTACGAGAAGAAGACAGAATCCACTTGATTCTTGCGGTAAGAGATTTGACATTCCCTAAAGGTGAAAATCAATTGATTATCAAAACTCCTTGTAAAGAGTGTAATCATGAAAATGAAGTTAAAATAACTAACGAATCTTTCGAGCATAATGAAGTAGACCAAAAAATGGAAAAATACTACAATGAAGAAACTCGTAGATTTGAAATTCAAACGAAGTCAAATGGTACAATTATCATGACTCCACCTTCAATTGGTGTTATGATGGAAGTAACAAAATACATCCAAAAACGTCAACAAGAAGGAAAGAAACTTGACCAATCATTTATCAAAGTTCTTCCATACTTACAATTAGAATGGAGAGGTTTCAATGAAGCAGCAATCAATAACTTAGAGATTGAATTTATGTCTTGGAGTTCTACTAAATATCAAACAATGTATTCATTAACAGATATGTGTAGAATTGGTGTTAAAGAAATTTTAAAGAAAGAATGCGAAAAATGTGGTTCCGAGGTAACCACTCCCATTAGCTTTCCCGGAGGCATCAAAAGTCTTTTCGTTGTTTCAGATATCTCTGGAGAACTTCTTTAAGACTAAGACGTATCTTCTATACCATCTTAGATTGCAACCTTCGGAAGTTGAACAACTTCCTTTCTATGAATACGAATTTATCGTACAAAACCTGATAGATATACTAAAAGAAAAACAGGAAGCAGAAGAAGGCCAATCTAAGCAATATAAAGATATGTCACCTGGACAGTTAATGAAAGATGCAAGCCGTAATCTTCCTGGAGGTATGAAAACACCGAAAATGCCAAATATGAATACTTATTCACCGGCATCTTTCCCTGGGATCCCCTCTTCTTTAAAAATATAGTCTAAATAAATGGCTGTAAGGCAAGAAGATGTAAACAGTTCTATGATGAGTATCCTCAAGAAGATGGATGCCATGGTGGAATCTGCTAAAACTACAAATGAAAATTCACTATTACTTCTAAGCTCGATAGATACCGTCACAAAAACGGAGGTATCTGCCGAGCTAAAGAAGCAAACTAACATCTTAATGTCTATTGAGGCTAAGATGAAAGATGCTGCGATGAATGATGCTACTGGAGGAGATCCAAAAGCATTTAAAGAATTGCTCGGAGGTCTAGCAAACGGATTAGAAAAAATTATCAAAGCTGTTAATAAGTTAGATGATAAAGCTGGAGATAAACTTAAAAAATTCTTCACTAATCTAAATGATGCAATGGCTGATGTAGATCCGAAAAAAGCTGAGGCTATGGGTCTACTCATCAATGGTCTAGGTTCGAATATCCTTAAGTTTGGTGCATACCTAACACTCTATTCTATTATGGCTCCTCTTGCAATGATAGGAGCAGTTCTATTCGGACTAACTGTAAGACTTTTAATGACTACTGCTGGAACTGTAGATGAAGATTCTGCTAAAGGTATGGCAGCAGTCGCAGGACTAGGTAAAGGTGTTCTTATCTTTGGATTGACTATGATTCTTTATACTATCATGGCTCCAATTGTTATGATAGGTACAGTTCTATTTGGGTTAACCATACGACTTCTATTCTTAACGATGGGTACTTTCGGGAAACCGGAAGAAGCAGAAGCAAGAGCTAAAGTTCCTCTTAAAATTGCATTAGGTGTAATTTTATACGCTTTAACGATGGTAGTCGTTTCTATGATGGCACCTATGATTCTTATGGGTACATTAGCAGTTACACTTTCTATGTTAGGTCTTTCTATAGCACTTTATGTTATGGGAACAGACACTGTTAGACATGGAGTAAAATCACTTCTCTATACTTCACTTGGTATTATCTTGTTCGGTCTATCTATTGTTCTATTTTCAATGATGGTAACTCCACAAGATTCTCTATATGCAATTATTACAATTGCTGGATTTGCAGCAGTATTCTATTTTATAGGTCAATTCTGGAAAGATATTGCTAAAGGTGCTATAGCACTTCTTATAGTTTCATTCTCTCTTATTCTTTTAGGAGTAGGTTTAATGGTCTATAAAGCAGCTAATATGACAATGGATGATGCTCTCATTCTAGGTCTTACTGTTGGTGGATTGGCAGTAGCAATGGCTCTTGCTGGAGCATTCGGTTCAGTAATTATTCAAGGTGCTATTGGTATGACAATCGCTGCAATCTCATTAATTCTTATTTCTGTAGGTCTTGTCCTATTCAAAGCAGCTAAATTCACAATGGATGATGCACTAGTTTTAGGTGCAACTATTGGTGGATTAGGTATTGTAATGGGTCTTGCAGGTCTTGCTTCACCATTTATTATTGCTGGTTCAGCCGCAATGATGGTTGCAGGTATCTCACTTCTCCTTCTTTCTGGTGGATTAGCAGTATTTAAAGCTATCGGTTGGAAGAATGAAGATGGTGAGAGTTTAAAGAATGCTTTAGGATCTGTAGTTTCTGGTTTCCTTGGAGGTGATATGCCAGGAGGAATTATTGAAGGACTTAAATTTGCTGCAGCCGCAGCAGCTAGAGCCGCTTTACTTCTTATCACAGTAGGACCTATGATTCTTGCAGGTCTTGCTCTAATATCAATTTCTGCTGGTCTAGCAATATTTAAGAAAATTGGATTCAATCAAGGAGATAGTGATAATCTACAATATGCTATTGGTGGAATTGTTAGAGCATTCTCTATAATCACAGATAAAGAAGCTCAAAAGAAAATGGGAATCAATGTTAATTGGTTCGACTTTATGCTTGGAGTTGCAGCACTTTCTGGTGCTGGTTCTGTTCTTGCTTCATTAGCTGAAGGTGTTCAAGCTTGGGCTAATTTGGAAGTAACTGAATGGGAAGTTATCAATGGTGGAACAGCAAAAGCAAAACTTGTAATTAAAAATAAGAGAAAACTTGGTAAGTCTGACTTTGAAAATGCAGCTAACGGAATGGCACTTGTTATTTCAGCTATTGCTGCACCTTTCGCAAAAGTTGGTATGCTTAATCGAGGTAAATCTTCAGGAGATCCACTATACGATGCAATATTTGGTGGTGGTTTAGTTGCTGAAGGTGTTGATGCACTTAAAAATTCAGGTGATACTCTCGTTAATTTGGCTCAAGGAGTTAAAGCTTGGGCTAATTTGGAAATCACCGAATATGAAGTTGTTAATGCTGGTACAAAAGATGCTAAGATCGTTCCGAAATCAGTTAGAAAAATGTCTACATCTGATTTTGTTTCTGCATCTCTCAATATAGGAATGGTAACTGGTTTCTTAGCTAACGAATTAGCTAAAATCGGTAAAATGGAATCAGATTCTTCTGGTATCTTCTCAGGAGGATTTGTATCTAAAGGGGTTGAATCTATTGCTGGTCTTGGAGATAACTTACTTGCTATGGCTGAAGTAATTCAGAAAATGGCAAACATGGAACTTGTCGAAAATGAAGTTAAGATGATCGACGGTAAGCCACAATTAGTTATCAAATCTGTTAGAAAAATGAATCCTACAGACTTCGTTACTGCAGCTGTTAATATTGGAATGATAACAGGATTCCTTGCAAGAGAGATTGCTAAAATTGGTGAAATGGAAGACAATTCAGAAGGTTGGTTCTCGGATGGATATGTTAAGAAAGGTGTTCAAGCGATTCAAGGTCTAGGACAAAATATATCATCAGTTGCCGATGCAGTTATTAAATTAGCAAATTCAGAAATCACAACATATAAGGTTGACAGTAAAGGTCAGTTAGTTCCAGTTTCAACAAGAAAAATGAACTCAAGTGACTTTAAGAAAGCTGCATTTAATCTTCAAACTATCTTATCGCTTTTAGTTCATGGAATTGCATCCACTGGAAGATTAGTTGAAGCTAATCGATCAGCAGTTGATTCTGCTTTAGATGTTCTGCCTGATATGACATCTGCTTTGGCTGATGCAGCTAAACCAGTTGAAGCATGGGGTAAATTAAAAGATGTTGATAAAACTGGACAATCCATCAATGCATTCTTATCTCAAGTAAATAATGCATTCGATCCAAAACTCAATCCAAATATGCCTAAGATTAGTTATTACTTCTCGGCATTTGCTACTAATCTACAAACAATGGCAGATACTACAGATCAAATGACTAAATTAGCTGATAATTTTGACAAGATTCAAAAATCGATGAAGTTATTCAAAGAGCACGTTAATTCGTTCGATTTGAAAAAACTTACATTGACAGATTCTATGATGAAATCTTTAGCAATCTTAGCTAAGAATCCTGAAGCAATCGCTAGTCAAATAGATGAATCTATCAAATCCGCATTTGAGGAACTCGTAGCTGCTATAAAAGAATTAAATGGAGCTGGTGGAGGTGGTGCTCAAACTGCAGGAACTCAAGCAGCTCCAGCAACCCCTACCGCAACTGGTCCAGCACCAAAAGGCAATGCGCCTACAAATCAAGTACCTGCTAAAGGTAATCAAATATCAGTAGCTGATCTACAAAGAGCATTCACTCAAGCATTAACCTCTGTAACTATTAAAACAAAATCCGAAGGAATGTTTAGTAGTTAATAAAAACAAAAATCCACATGGGTAGTAGACGCAAAAAGTACACCGAGGAAGAAGAACAACAAATCCTCGAATCAATTGTTAGCCAATCGCACAATCATACGTTGAAAAACACAAAGATTGAGCTAAAGTTCAAAAACAAAAATCAAAAAACTTTTGCTGAACATATCGAGAACAAACAAGTCACTATTTGTTCTGGACCTGCAGGTACAGGAAAAACCTATATAGCTTGTGCTCAAGCTTTAAAACTTTTCAAAGATGATGCAAAATATAAACGCATATATATTGTAAAATCTGTTACAACACTTAAAGATGAAGAGATAGGTTTCCTTAAAGGAACTCTAGAAGAGAAAATGGAACCTTTCGTTTTTTCATTCATTCATAATTTTGAGAAGATCGTAGGAAGATCTATTACTCAATCCCTAAGAGCTAATAAGTCAATTGAAGTAATGCCAATTGCTTATTTACGTGGAATTAATTTTGATGACTGTATTGTACTCATCGACGAATGTCAAAACATTACTCCTGATAATATGCATACAATAATGACTCGTTTAGGTTCTAATTGTAAGCTAGTATTCTTGGGTGACGTAAAACAGAAAGACCTCACAGGAACTAAAATCTCCTCACTTCCAATCATTATGGAAAAATTCTCTACTAAAGAAGACTTTGGTATCATGCAATTCACAGAAGATGATATCGTAAGAAATCCACTCATTAAAATCATTGAAGAAGTATTCGATGAAGTAGCAGAAGAAATCGCAAAACGTAAGAAATAAACTGAAACATCTACTCTCTATCTTCATATAATGTAAATGAAGATAGTAGAGGTAGGTGAAAAGAAATACGAAGTACAGTCTTGCTTGCATTGCAAACGAGATGAAATAGAGTACAATCCTGCCGATGAACCTTGGCATGACGAGCAATGGATTTGCTCGTTTTGTTGTTCGACCTACGTAATTTTTAATGACGAAATAGCCAAAAAAGTAGAATGAAGATATTCTTTACAAGTGACACATTTTTCGGTCGTAAATTAACGGCTATTGAAAGAGGATTCTCTTCAGATGAAGAGATGTTCGATACATACATAGAAAATTGGAATAAGAGAGTCGGTAAGAATGATATAGTTTATCATTTAGGAAATTTTGCATGGGATCCAATTGCATGTGAAAGCTCAATGATTCATCTAAATGGAAAAATCAATTTCTTGTCAGGGCAATATGATTCTCATTTACCAGAAATGTCTCTCATTAAATTAGGAAGACATTCGATTATAAGCCATCAGATAGCAATCATACCAAATATCAATTGCATTATATCTCATTGGCCTCTATTAGATTGGATCGGTAAAGAAGAAGATTATATCCATGTTCATGGAGGAACTCAATCTACTAATTTAGAAGATGGTTATCGATTCAATGCCAATGTTTCAAATTGGAATAACGCTCCGATCGAATTCGACTTCTTCAAAGAACTTATAGAATCTAATAAACAATAACATGTACAACGTATTTGAAAACACAATGGACTATCGAACTTTAAGTAAAGCTACCGATTTAGTCAAAAATTATACAATTGAAGATGGAATCCTTTCGGTTCCGATCGAAACCATGTATGAAATGGTTACTCCATATATGTCTTTTAATTTCGGGAAAACTCCTCTTAATTGGCAATTTAAGAGACATCGAGAAGATGTCGATTCTCTAATTGAACAATTTTTACACGATCAAGATGCAGTTACCAATTGGATGGAAGATCAAAAAGAATTCGAAAACGATGGAATTGCTAATCGAGGCTTTATCAATCCTAATATGAAATTTCAAATTGTCAAGAAGGAAAAAGTCGTTATGACTAAAGGAGCTACTAACGAAGCAGACGAATATCTTCGAACTGAATATTGGATCAGTAATGATGTAGTACTTGAAGGAGAAGAAGTAATCGATATGATTAAAGCCCATCCAAAATATCAAGCAATGGTTGAAAGAGCTAAAGGTATTTTAGAAGAGAATATCAAAATTGCTGAAATTGCTGAAAGAGAAAGAACCGAAACAATAAGAAGAAACGCTTATGAAACTTGGAAGATTCTCGAATCTAAACGAAAGAATGGAGAATTCGATGAATTCATCGATTAATTGTTAATAACTTTTTAACCCAGCATTTTTCAGTGTTGGGTTTTTTGTTTATATTTGTACTATAAAATTAAAACAAATGGAACAAATCATCACATTAACTTTTACAGCTTCCAAATCTTTTCTTAAAGATCTTAAAGCAAACAATATTCCTTTTTATTCGAATACTCTTACGTCTTATATCGTACAAGATTCACCTAAAGTTAAAATGGCAATTCAAATGGTAAAAGAAAGATTTGGTTCAAATTCAATCACAGTAAAACCTTTAAACTCGTAAATATGTCTACAGACAAAACAGCAGAAGCCTTTGGTGGTTTCATCGCAATTTCAATTGGAATTGTAATTTTATTCTCAATGATTTTTGGTATTAGTGCTTTAGAAGCTTACATCATTGGAGATCTATCTAATTTATTCAATATTCCACATTTGAAAGAATTAACATTCATACAATTATATGGATTGACGATCGTTTGGGGAATCTTCTCGTCTAAATTACCTAAGAAAGAAGCAGAAGGTGATTATAGCGGTTGGTTAAAACTTGTTATGTATGCTACATCATTCTTAATCGTCTGGGGAGCTGCACATTTATTTCATCACTTTTTTGCATAAAAATTTTTTTCTTTCAATAATTTGTTTTATATTTGACTTATGAAAAACATAATCTTATTTAGAGGCTTACCAGGTTCTGGAAAATCGTCCTTATCCGAGACACTTTGCAAATCAACATTTTCAGCAGATATGTTCTTCGAACAAAACGGTGGATATGATTTTGATGCAACAAAATTACCACAAGCACATAAATGGTGTAAAGAACAAGTCGAACAAGCAATGGTAGATGAAGTTGAAACTATTGGAGTTGCAAACACATTCACTACAGATTGGGAAATGGAAACATATTTCGAATTAGCAGAAGATTATGGCTACCGAATCTCAACTGTTATTGTTGAAAACCGTCATGGTTCTACTAACGTTCATGGTGTTCCTACCGAAGCTTTAGAAAGAATGAAAAATCGTTTCTCTACGAAGCTGATCTAAAATTGTTAATAAGTTTTTATCAAATCAGTTTACTTATTCAAAAAAATTGATTATATTTGTACTATAAAATTATTCAAACTATGGCTAAACAAGCAGATTCACTTAAAGATTTGGGTTACAAATTCAAACAAACTCGTTCCGAAAAGGTTTTCACCGAATTATACGAAAGAATTCGACCAGGTCTTTACAATTACATCTATCAAGTCGTTAAGAATCATGACGATACAGAAAACTTGATATCCTATGTAATGTCTACCGTCTATAATAAAATAGATAAGTACGATCCAAAATGGCATATTTCAACTTGGATTTATCGTATAGCATATACATCTGCTTGTATGGAATTACGTTACAGAAAAGGTCGTAAAGTAACACATATGTCCGATATCGAAAGCTCTGAAAATAAGAACTTGATGTCTAAGATAGAATTCGATTCTATTGAAAACTATACCGATCACCTTATTGTAGCCGAAGAAAAAGCAGAAACTGATGAAAATGCTTTACGTCTTCGTAAGATTGTAAGTTCTTTACCAGATGAATATCGAGTAGTTATCGAAGAAAAATTCTTCAATGATTTAAAGTATGAAGAAATCGCACAAAAACTTGAAATCCCTCTTCACACTGTTAAGAATCGTATTTCTCGTGGTAAACGTATTATCGCAGAAAAATACGAAGTGTAAAAATGTTTTAATTTGATCCAGAACTTGGCTGCCTTCGGGCAGCCTTGTCTGCGTATATATAAAATAAAGAAAAGCATATAATGAAAAAGGAACTTTTACCATCGTTCAACGAATTCCACAAGACATTCGAAGAAAAGAAAGTCCATGAAGCAGCAGGACAATCTTCAAAGAAGCTACAAAAAGCTACTGAAGAATATCATGATGCTCAACTTAAACTTCAACAGTTACAGAATGAATTCGTCAAAACAGCAAAAGAAAATCCGACTAAGAGAGAAGAGCTTAAACAGGCAATTATCTCACAAAATAAAATTGTTAAACAAAAAGAAGCAATCTTCTCCAAAGCATTGGGCGACGAGGATATTGACGATTTTGAAATTTAAACGTATGACTTGGTATAACATTTGGAAATGGCCGATAGAAATCTATGAAGACATTCGTCTCTGGTTTCTTGTTAGAACGGCATTAAAAGAAACAGAAACTTTAGAAGCTTTAAAGGCTTTCAAGTATGAACTTCGAATAGATAAGCTAGGCAGAATCTATACGGTAATTAATGTACCTGAAGAACTATGGCCTTTAGAAAAGCAAGATCAAGTTTGGCCTTGGATGGTTGAACAACTAAGGGAGTTAGATGAACTTCTTATGTCTAGACAGCTAAATGAAATAGTCTATCCTGAAGTAAAGAAAATTGAATCAGCACCATCGTATCTGGTAGTGTTAGCTCCTTCATCGGAATCACTAAGCTGGGGTAAATTCTTTCGTTGGCTATTCAATCTAGGAGTAGTCAGTTTAACATTCTTGATGTTAAATAAAATTTGCATAAAAGCATTCAATCAATCTATTATTGACTTTGTAATCTCTCTATTCGTTTGAAAACTACAGTAGGAAATCACGGTTATGGAAGATACTATGTAGTTGATGAAAACAAGAGCATAAAACTTCCTTCCGTTACAACAATATTAACCGAGACTTCTGATAAGTCTGGGTTAATTGAGTGGAAAAATCGAGTAGGTGAAGCTGAAGCAGAAAGAATATCTACTTTCTCTGCAAACCGAGGAACTTTCATGCATGCACTTCACGAACACTATCTTAATTCTCGCTTCGTATATAATGAAGCAAAACCACTACAACAAGCATTTATTAAGGCTATGGCAGAGTGTAATACACTGACCAAAGAGGAAATCGAATGTGGTAAAAATCTGTTCTTACAATTTCATAACAATTCAGACTTCTATGAAAGAATTGAATCTGTTATGTTTCAAGAAATTCCACTTTGGTCTTTTATTGGAGGTGGATATGCAGGTAGAATGGACTTGTCTATTTGGGGTAAACCGAAATCTCCTAGAGTTATCGACTTTAAAACGAGTAGAAAACCGAAGAAAGAGGAATGGATTGGAGGATATAAGAAACAAACAGCAGCATATTCCGTAGCTTTACATGAAAGACATGGAATCTTTCCAGATTCATGTGAAATTTGGATCAGTTGTGAAACTGGTGAAGTTCAGCTTTTTGAAATGGGTAGAGAGGAAATCAAACACTGGTTTAATGAATTCCATAAAGATCTACGAACGTATCATGAGAAGTTCCCTAATAATTGAAACTGACCCGTTTAATCAGCATATAATCAAATATGATCGTAATAGCAACAAATAATGGAAAGAATCACTTGATCGAACTACTCTCGGTTATAAACGTGATTAACCCCGATTGTGGAGTTTCTATCATAGACACTCAATCTAATGATGAGGAAACTATAAAATTCCTTAATGAGCTAGACGAAAAAAATCCTTATCGATTCAAATTACAAATTCATCAAACTCCTTATCGTGGGTTTGATAGTGGTGCATATATGTATGCGATAAATAATATAAAAGCTGAACGTTTTTACTTTATACAAGATTCGATTCGTATAAAAACATTGAACTTCTTTAAAAATATCGATTCGAAATTAAAGCCGGGAACTGTAGTTCCTCTCATAACATTTCCAGCAAACACATATGATAGTCAAGAACAAATAGACTTTTGCTTGAATAACTTCGGTAAAGCTGAATTTAGTCAAGGAATTTTCGGTCCTATGTTTGCTATCATGAATGAAGATGCTCAAAAGATTGATAAAAAACACCTAGTTTGGCCTACAAATAAAATGTTACAAATGGGTCTTGAACGAGGTTGGGGTGTTCTTTTCGATATGTATGGAATTAATATCGATCCACTAGAAGGCGCATATGATTATTACCGATTGATTAACGATCAATATACACAATTCCGAAAAATAATCAATTATAGAGCATGATAAAACTAATCATATTCGATTTGGACGGAGTTTTAGTTGAAGCTAAAACAATACACTATGAAGCATTAAATGATGCTTTAGGTCCTGAATACTCCATCGAATGGAACGAACATTTATCAATTTATGACGGTCTGAAGACTAATCAGAAATTGGATATGTTAACTCAAAATAAAGGTCTTCCTTTAGAAATGCATAAAGAAGTATGGGACAACAAACAGATGTACACTCTTCAAGCTTTAAGAAATTTAAAAGCTGATGAGAATCTAATCTCTACTATGCAAAATTTAACAACAGAAGGTTATAGATTAGCCGTTTGTTCAAATAGTATTAGAAAGACTGTACTAACGGTTCTTTCTAAATTAGGTATCATTGAATTCTTTGATTATATCGTATCCAACGAAGACGTTCAAAATTCTAAACCACATCCAGAAATGTATTGGAAAGCAATATCCAAAATGAGTTGCTTACCCGAAGAAACATTAATCGTTGAAGATTCACCTTATGGTTTATTAGCTGCTTCTAGAAGCAAATCTCATATATTGAGAGTTAGAAATCCAGAAGAAGTGAATTATCTAAACATCTCCGAAAAGATAAAAAACATAAAAGAAAATAAACTTATGACAACACCAAAATGGAAGGATTCTAAATTGAACATTTTAATTCCTATGGCTGGTGCAGGTAGTCGATTTGAGAATGCCGGTTACACTTTCCCTAAGCCAATTATAGAAGTAAACAAAAAACCGATGATTCAAGTAGTAGTTGAAAATCTTAACATAGATGCAAATTACATTTTTATCGTACAAAAAGCTCATAGAGAAAAATACAATTTAGACACATTATTAAATATCATAGCTCCTGGATGTAAAATTGTTGAAGTTAATGGTCTAACTGAAGGTGCAGCTTGTACTGCTTTAATGGCAAAAGAATTTATTGATAATGACGCTCCTCTATTTTTTGCAAATTCTGATCAGTATGTAGAATGGGATTCTAACGAATTTATGTACAAGATGAATGAAACTCAATGCGATGGTGGAATAGTTACATTTAAAGCCACTCATCCTAAATGGTCGTTTGCTAAAACTGACGAAAATGGCTTTGTTACTGAAGTAGCAGAAAAGAATCCAATTTCAGACTTAGCAACAGTAGGATTCTATTATTGGAAGAATGGTTCTGATTTTGTTAAATATGCCGAAGAAATGATCGAAAAGGATATCAGAGTAAACAATGAATTTTATGTTTGTCCAGTATTCAATCAAGCTATTGAAGACGGAAAGCAAATTAGAACTTATAACGCAGAGGAAATGTGGGGTATAGGAACTCCAGAAGATCTCGATTTTTATCTCAAAAACAAAATATAAAAATGACACAGACAGAAGCAATTAGTCTTGGATGGCGTTGTGAATCAGCACAGATAGGCGTAAATTTAGGTTTACGTGGAGTAAGATCTGAAGGCTATCGAACAGGTCCTTTTGACTTACATAATAGCAACTACCTTGGAGTAGTTGAATGTATTAAAGATGACTTTAAATACTTTACAGATCCAAATCATTTGAAATTAGTTGAAGGTACTTTTTGTTCTGAGCATTTTGCAATGCATGCACAACCAAAAACCGAATTTCAAATAGTTAACACATATTACGGATTCGTTTTTAATCATGAATCTCCTGGACATGGAGATTTGTATCTGAATGAAAGATGGCCAAACGGAATCAATCATTTTGTCGATAACAATTTTGAATTATTCATTGAAAGATACAATAAACGAATAGAGAATTTTAGATACTATCTTAGCAATTACGATAAAATCAACTTCATCTTAATGCGATATAATTCTGTTCCTGTGGAATTATGTGAAGCTATTGAAGCTGCATATCCTGATCTAAATTTTAACATATACTCTTTCATTGACTATTCACCTTACACATACGGTATGACACATGAACATAATGATGAATCGGTACATGCATGGGAAATGAAACAGTGGGAAATTATGGGAATCACAAGAGAATCTCATCCTGAAGAATTTGAAAGATATGAAAGACCTCTATTGGAAGGTCTAGAAAATCCAAGAATGGACAAAATAAAAATACTACGATTTTAATGAAAACAGTAAACGATTATCTTCAAATGCTCAATGAGTTTTATTTAAAAGGTACAACTAATCACGCAGAACATAACTCAAATCCACTTTATTGGGATTTGCTTCTAAAAGATATTAAAGAAAATCCATCACTATTTGAAAACAAAATAGCATTAGACTTCGGCTGTGGGAAAGGCAGAAACATAACTAATATGTTTTCTTTAGCAGATTTTGCAAGAATTGACGGTGTTGATGTGAGTGTCGATAACATCAATTCTAATAAGAAAAATTTCAACTTAACGAAATCTAACTTCTATAAAAATAATGGAGAAGATTTGTCTGATTTGAAATCAAACGAATATGACTTCATAATGTCTACTATAGTTTTACAACATATATGTGTACATGAGATTAGATATAACATCAAGAAAGAAATTTTCAGAGTCCTTAAGAAAGGTGGAATATTCTCTTTTCAAATGGGATACGATACACAAGATTCAAATCGTAATAATAGAGATTATTATGATAATGGATATGATGCAACTACTTCTAATGGTGGAAATGATACTAAAGTTACGGATCCGCAGCAATTAGTAGACGATCTAATAAAAATCGGATTCACAGATATCACTTTCGAGATACACGAACCTTATTCAGACGTTAATCATACAAATTGGATTTACGTTAGATGTAAGAAATAAATGCAATGAAATCAAAAGTAGCTATAATATTAAGAGGTGGAATGTCCAAGATATCTGGAGGGTTTTCGAATCCGAATGATATCTATAGAGATGATGAGTACATAAATTTTAAATGTGTCTTCGAGAGCATTCAAAAGCATATAATAGAAACAAACTCTGAATACGATTTCGATTTTTTTATTCAATCTTGGAATCCAGATCTAAAAGAAGATTTGATTGAAATATATTCACCGATAGCTCATTCTTTCGAAGATAACGATATATACAAAGACGCAATAAACAAGAAACTATCAGATTCCCTATCTGATAGTAGTAAATTTAGTCAAGTTTCACAAGCTCTATCAATTAAAAAATCTTGTGAATTAATTGAACCTTTTGCTAATGAGTATGATCGATTAATTTTCTATCGTCCAGATGTCTTGCTATGGAAAGATATGATTCTCTCTAATTACAATCAAGATGTAGTGTATTGTAATAATTTTGTAGGTAATAGAGGAGACTTTCATTTCGTGTTAAGCACTAAACATTTACATACATTAAAATCTACTTTTGATTCGATTAGCTTGTTCAATCAACCGAATCCACATGAAGTCTATAGCAGACATATGGCAAATTCTAATACTCCTTTTCAAGGAGATAATATTATTGCAGGAAACGATCAAGAATTAGTTAGAAGATTGGGCTGGATTCCTAAAGATAAAGGCGTATTCAATTTAGAAATGGCAAAAAATTACGGAATAACTGAAGAACAATTAATCAAATACATCACATAATGAAGTATATTGCACATAGAGGAAATACTAACGGTAAATTTGAGTCATATGAAAATGAACCAAATTACATAGACCAAGCTATCAAAGAAGGGTTCGATGTAGAAGTAGATGTTTGGTACATTAAAACTGAACAATTCGGTTGGCAGCTTTTTCTAGGACATGACAAACCGCAGTATGGTGTAGATTTTAGATGGTTTTCTGATAGAATTAATAAGCTTTGGATTCATTGTAAAAATATTGAAGCTGTTGAATTTTTTGCTAGTCATGAATATGACTATAATTTCTTTTGGCATGAAGAAGATACATTAACACTAACTTCACATAAATATATTTGGGCTTATCCTGGAAAGCAACCTATCAAAAATAGCATTGCAGTAATGCCAGAAATACATAACGATAACATAACTGAATGTATAGCTATATGTTCGGACATAATAACAAAATACAAAAATCAATGAAACACGTAGACATAGTAATTATTTCATGGGCTAAAAATGAAGAGCTTCTTCAAGTAACTCATCAAGGCTTAGATTCTCTTTTTGGATCTGAACCTTCCGGTGATGTAACTTTTCATGCATATGTAGTAGAAACAAATCCAGATGTAAATTACGATCAATTCAATCAAACATATCGTAAACATACAACTACCACGATACACCCAAACCAAACTTTCGGATATCATAAATTCCTAAATATAGGAAGACGTGCAGGTAATTCACCTTATGTAGTTCTTTGTAATTCTGATCTAACTTTTGAAAATTCTTGGGCTTCTAACATCATTTTAGCGATGGAAGCTCACCCTCAATTCCTTTCAGCTTCTCCTTGGTGTCCTCAAACACAAGGTGATAATAAACCACATGGCAATTCTCTATTTGCAGGATATCGAGTAAGAGGTGAAATTGCTGGTTGGTGTATATTTCAACAAAGAAAAATCTATGATATCATTGGAGAACTTGATGAAAAATTCACATTTTGGTATTGTGATAACGATTATGCATTAGAGTTACAAACTAAAAATATCAATCACTTTTTAGTTCCTGCATCCGTAGTTAATCATCACGAAAATATGTTAGGAAAGACTGGTAATTCTCTCACTTCTGCGGAACAGAGCAAAATTACGGTAGAACAAGAGAAAGTTTTTAACGATAAATGGAAAAATTTATTTGCACAGAACGGTCCAGCATAAACAAAAATTCAAAATCAACATATAATAAACTAAACAAATCAATAAACATGAAAGTAATTAAAGCTGATGAAGTTGCTGAAGCAACTCAACCAACTCAAGCTCCAGTAGTAGATCAAAAAGCTCTAGCTGCAGCACAAGAAAAGTTTGACAATTTCCGTCAACTACTAGAAACTAAGAAGTATGACATCTACTTAACTGCTGAACAAACAGCATTCTTCTTCGATACTTTTTATAATAACGTAGAATGGAAAGGTTATGAGTCTTACGCAATCTCTGAAACATTTGATCGTTTATCAGTTCTTAGAAACGATAAAGGTGAATTGAAAGGTAAAACTGAAGTAGAAATCACTGAAGCTATCTTCCACTTCTTGAAAAATTACGTATCTCGTGGACAAGAATCTGCTAAATTATTCAAAGGTATTTGTGACCAATTCGCTTTACCTGTGAAAGAAGTTAATGAAGACCGTCAAGAATTGAGAGATCTTTCGTTGGAATTAGTTTCAATTGAACAAGGAATTCCAGTAGAAGATTTGGTTAAGTCATTGGAAGCTCAAGCTCAATTACAGAATCAAGGACGCTAAGATAAATAACTTAAAAGTACACATACAAAATGGCTTTTAAGAAATTTATTGAGTTTTTAGTAGAAGGTAAAAAACCAAACAAAAAGGATATCGAAGAGGTTGAAGTCCCTAAACCGAATGCAAGCCCTGATGATAATCTAGCATGTCCTAAATGTGGACAATCTAAACTTCCTTGCGAATGTTATACCGATGATTATTATAATGCTAAAATCTCACAGCAAACACCGAGACCTAACAAGATCATAAAACCTAAAAAGAAAGAAAATGAATAAATTTAACGAATTTATTGGAAGGTATTTCAACCTAATAGTTCTATCTTTGCTAGTTATTCTATTCCTACGAACTTGCAGCAGTGACACAAAAAGTATCAATAAGCGAATTGATAAGCTTACAGAAAAAGTTGATACGCTCCAATCTACAACTGTCACTAAGAAAGACCTACAAATTGAAGGTCTTAAGTCTGAGAAAAGAATGATACAATCAACTGATCGTAAAATTCTAGATGTTAATCGTCAATCTCAAATAGACAAAGAACTAGAAAGCCTTTCAAAATAACAGAGTTGCCTTAACTCAACAACAAAGACCGAAGAAATTCGGTCTTTTGTACTTTGGAGTGCTTTCTTCATATAACAATAATAAACTAAATAATATGAAAATTTTAGTCACAGGTGCTTTGGGATTCGTCGGATCCAATCTGGTAGATATGTTAGTAGCACAAGGACATGAAGTTTATGGGATCGATAATCTATCTTCTGAATCTTCTTCTTTAAAATATTCGAATGAGTTTGCAGAATACATCCTCGGAGATGTACAAAACGTTAATGTACATTATGCAAACATAAAATTTGATAAAATATTTCACTTAGCCGCATTGGCTAGAATCCAACCTTCATTTGAAAAACCTCTTGAATACTTCGACGCAAATACTCTTGGAACTGCAGCCGTATGTGAACTCGCAAGAATTTCTAACGCATCTCTTGTGTATGCAACAACTTCTTCTAAGAATCACGGAACACCCTATCTAACACCTTATACGTTCTCAAAAGTAGCAGGTGAAGGAATTCTAAAAACTTATGTTGAGTGTTTTGATTTGAATGCATCAATGTGTACATTTTATAATGTGTATGGACCGAGAGAACCTCGTATTGGTGAATGGGCAACCGTAGTAGCTAAATTCGGTAGACAATTTGAAGAAGGTGAACCGATAACGATTGTAGGTGACGGAAAACAAAGTAGAGACTTTACTCATGTTGAAGATATTTGTAAAGGACTTATTGCAGCTAGTAACGAAAAAAGAAAAGGTGATAACTTCGATTTAGGTAGAGGTATGCCTATTTCCATATTAGAAGTAGCTATGCTTTATTGTGGAAATGATACTACAAAAATAAAATTTGTACCACTCAGAAAAAATGAAGGACAACATACTCTATGTAATACTGTAGAAACGTATGCAAAATTAGGCTGGAAAGCCGAACATATTCTATCGAATTATATTCTATCTCTAAAATCTACATATAACAATTAATATGGAAAACACTTACAAAACATTATGGGAAGCTAAGCACGGTCAATTCGTACATTTCGAATTTTCTCCTCTATCTGATGAAGTTCATTGGGGACATTCATCGATGCCTCAATTAATGAGTCCCGAAGCAGATATGGAAATTCTGTTTCGTATTCTTCCCGAGAATACTATCCTTCCTGAAGGAACTGAAATGAAAACCGTTAAACTAATATTCGTAGAAGATGAAAAAAATGATTCCGTTTCCTAAGCTAGGTTTGCTAAATTTTGAAGGTGATGTCCTTGTAGCTCACAAAAGACAAAACCTATTCATTATTACTGATCAATGGAAAGAAATTGTAGCAATTATGCTAGATGATGAAATGCGAGAATTTATAGAAGGACGAACTTCAATATTAGATTCTCATAACAAAGAATGGAATTTTGCTAAAGAACATTCAAACGCTAAACCGAAACTTGAAGTACTAGAAAAATTTATAGGCGAACCTTTACACAAAGTTAATTAAATGAAAAGAAACATCGACGTACAATACCAAGACTTACTACAAATCATTTTAGAGTATGGTATTGAAAAGAAAGACAGAACAGGTGTTGGAACGAAATCCATTTTCGGGTATACGATTCGACATAATATGCAAGAAGGATTCCCTGCATTAACAACTAAAAAGTTGTTTTTTAAAGGAGTTGTAGGAGAACTTATTTGGTTCTTGAACGGAGACACAAACTTACGTTATCTTCTACAAAATGGAATTCATATTTGGACAGGAGATGCTTATAAGAAGTATCAAAAATGGTTCAATGGTTTAAAAGATTCTGTAGCAAATCCACAAACAACCGGACAAGAAGCAATTGCAGAATTTGTTAAAGCTGATGCAATGGTTATGTTAACAGAAAAGGAATTTGAAGAAGAGATCCTCGCAAATGATGACTTCAATACTCAATTCGGTAATCTTGGACCTATTTACGGTAAACAGTGGAGAGATTGGTTTCATGGAGATTGGTGGATGAACGGTTCACGTCCAATGGTTAATGAAAATCATATCGATCAAATTGCTGATCTGATTCATGACTTGAAGAATAATCCTGATAGTAGAAGATTAATGGTTAATGCTTGGAATCCAGGAGAAATTGATAAAATGACTCTCCCTCCTTGTCATTACGGTTTTCAATGTTATACGAGAGATTTAACTATGCAAGAAAGAATTGCTTATGGAGATCGTAATCAACTTTGGAAAATTGGTCAAACTATATCTGAAATGCATTGTGATGCTCTTCGTATTCCAAAGAAAGCTCTTTCTTTAATGTGGAATCAAAGATCCGTAGATACACTACTCGGTTTACCCTTCAATATAGCATCTTACGGTCTTCTATTAGAAATCTTAGCAAGAGAAGTTGGTATGATGCCAGATCAATTAATTGGTAATCTAGGTGATACTCATTTATACTTGAATCATTTAGAACAAGCAGCAGAACAAATTGGAAGATTCTTCACTGAAGAAGAGTTAGATGAAGCTCATCCAGAATTAGCAGAAATCCGTAAAAGAAAAATTTCTTTGGTTAAAGAAAAGAAATATGAAGAAGCAGCTGCTGCAAGAGCTGAAGAGAAAAAATTCGTTTCAAAAATTCAAGTCCACACAAGACAACCTTTCCCACTTCCTAAATTAGTATTCGATACACCAGTTAGGAATATGATAACAAGTAAAGATATGGATATCTCATATTTCCGTCTTGTAGATTATAAACATCACGACACAATAAAAGCAAAACTCAATAACTAATGGCAAAGAAAAAAGTAACTCCTAAAGCAACTGATATTATCGTTGTTTTAGACCGTTCTGGTTCTATGGATTCTATTGGTCAGTCTACCGTAGACGGATTCAATACTTTCGTTAAAGAACAGAAAGCTGCAGAAGGTGAAGCAAATATCACTTTAGTGCAATTCGATAATCAATATCAAGTTGATTATAAAGAGCTTCCAATCAATGAAGCAAAAGACCTTATTTTAGGTGAAACATTTGTACCTCGTGCAACAACTGCTCTTTACGATGCAGTAGGTCAAACGATAAAAGATGTAAAAACTAAAAATGATGTAGTATTCGTAATCATCACCGATGGTTATGAAAATGCAAGTAAAGAATACGATCAAGCAAAAGTTTTCAAATTGATTGAAGACAAAAAGAAAGATGGATGGAATTTCTTATTCTTAGCAGCTAATCAAGATGCAATTAAAGCAGGTGGTGCTATGGGTATCAATGCTGGAAATTCAATGACTTTCAATGCAAATGATGCTTCTAATTCAAAAATGTACATGAACTTCTCATCTAAAATTTCTAACTATCGTTCAGCTAAGATGGATGTTAATATCTCATCTGCTGCAGTAGCTGATGCTCTTTCTTTCACTGAAGAAGATCGTAAAGACGTACAATAATGGAATTACTGAACACACATCCCATTAAGAAATCTGACCTTGGTTTCCATGGCAATTTGTTTGGTGGGAAATTACTAGCATGGATTGACGCTGCAGCCGCAGGGTTTTCCATGCAGTTGTGTGATTCTCCACGAATGGTTACTGTTTCGATAGACAAATGTATATTTGAAAAACCTGCAAAAGAGAGTCAATTACTAAAAATATACGGACAACCGAGTGCATTAGGAAATTCATCCATCACACTCTATCTTGAAGCAAGAGCACATAACGTTTACACTGGAAAGCAAACTTTAGTTCTTAAAACGCATATAAAGTTTGTACATATCGACGAAGAAGGAAATCCAATTCCTATCGGAGAGAAAGGACGTAATCGTATCACTAAATTAATTGAAGAACTAACTAAATAAAAATGAAAGAGACAATCGGTATCATCGGACAAGGCTTTGTAGGATCAGCTGTTCGAGAAGGAATGAAAAACTATTACAATATAGCTGCATTCGACAAAGACCCTAATAAAAACAGTACGGTAAGAAGTATTTTTGAAGTTGTAGAAAACACAGAAATGACATTCTTATGCGTACCGACTCCAATGAAAAAATCAGGTGAATGTGATTTAGGCATTCTTGCATCTGCACTAAACGAAATAGCTGATTGCGTAAAAGCACTTAATAAAGACGGTTATATCGTAGTTATCAAATCAACTATTCCACCAAGAACTACAGAAACACTCAATTCAATATATCAAACTCTAGATATCGTTTTCAATCCAGAATTCTTAACAGAAGCTAATGCGAATGAAGACTACAAAAATCAAAATAGAATCATTGTAGGTGGTGAAAGACCTGGCTCTACGAAAGTAAAAGCTATTTTCGCAAAAGCATTCCCTAAAGTGCCTATCATCAAAACATCTTCTACTATTGCAGAAACTATCAAATATGTAACAAATACATTCTTAGCAATGAAAGTTTCCTATGCAAATGAAATATTCCAATTATGTCAAGGCTTAGGTATTGATTATGATAAGGTAATTGAATATGCTCGTTATGATGATCGTTTAGGTAATTCACATTGGTCAGTTCCAGGCCCTGATGGCGATTTTGGATTCGGTGGACACTGCTTCCCTAAAGATATAGCAGCTTTACAATTCTTAGCAAAATCTTTAAATGTCGATACTACAATGTTAACTGCTACTATTGCAAAAAATACTGAAGTAAGAACAGATCTAGATTGGACAAAACAAGTAGGAAGAGCTGTATCAGCCGAGTAAAATGTTAATAACTTTTGATCGAAATCTTTCCTTTTAGGGGAACTTTTTGTTATCTTTGTATATAATCTTAAATAATTCTAAAATGGAAAATTCAATGGAAAATTCAACAAACAATGCATCGTTCGTAAATGTAACGATATCGGTACCAACAGCAAACGGAAAATATCCTCTTTCGGATCTTCTAAAAGTTTCAAGAGGTTGGTGGGTCATGAAACCTGAAGTAGCAGAAAATATGAAGTACATATTCCCTGTTAAAGCAAACAAAGTTCTTGGAGTATTTGAAGTTAAAGGCTATCAAACAGCACCAGACATCAAGAATCCTGATATGATTAGAGTGAACTTCGATCTGAAAATGATTTTTGAAGGTTCTCATAGACTAGTTGAATCAGCAACAACTGAAATGAATACATCACATTTTGTAACAAAACACTTCTCAATTTAATCAATTTTAAACAAGATACATAACTATATGAACTTAACTAACGAATTCCATTCAATTAGAGAATGGGCACAAGACAAAGGCATCTATGAAAAGGGTGATCCTTTAACACAATTTGCTAAACTATCCGAAGAAATGGGTGAATTGGCAATGTCATTATTAAAGAAAAATGATGATGAGTTTCAAGACGCTATTGGTGATTGTGTAGTCGTTCTGACAAATCTAGCAAAATTAAAAGGCTATAACATTGAAGATTGTATTAACGGATCTTATGGAGTAATAGCTAAACGTAAAGGTCAAATGGTCAATGGCACTTTCGTAAAAGAAAATTAAATAAAATGAGTAAAAGAGACAACATTATTAAATGGTCGATTATCTCGATATTCGTAGGTCTATATGCGATGGTATCGATAATCTCCACTATCCACGTGATAGACTTCTTTAAATTATCTAATCCTGATTGGTTAGCTGTAACATTAGCTATCGCTTTCGAGGTTGGTGCTGCTGCTTCATTGGCAGCTATTATCATTCTTGATAAAACAAGTAAAAGTATGGTTTGGGGTCTATTTATAACCATCACATTAATGCAAATGATGGGTAATATGTACTTCGCTTATACTCATTTAGAAGACTATAAAAATTGGTCAGAACTATTTGGTCTGATTGAAGAAGAACCGATATTCCAGAAACGTGTACTATCCATTGTTTCTGGAGCTATCCTTCCACTTGTTGCTTTAGGATTCATCAAATCCCTTGTTGATTATATCCGTCCTTCTAATGCAGAAGAGATTAAAGCTGAATTTGAAGCTAAACATGCTATTGAAGAGGAACTTGAAAGAGAGGCTAGAATAGAAGCTGCTGAAGAACTTGGAATATCTGAAGAACTTTTAGAAGCTATCGAGGAGTCTGCCGAGAATCCTACTCTAGAAGCATTAGAAACTGAGATAGAAAACATTCAAGAAGATGAAAATCTGTCTAACAAAGAGAAATCTAAGAAGACAGAGCAGAAAATAGCAAAGGTTATTGCTAAAAATCCTGAAATCAAAAAACAAATTGAAGACAAACTAAGAGAAATCGAGGGAGAAGATAAATATACTAAAACTGAAACACCTACGATCGAGGGAGATCAAGAATCTGAAGCACCTCAGGAAGTCCGTAGAATAACCAGTGGAATGTAAAAAATGACAGAAATCTATACTACAGTAGAAGGACTTAACGCTTCTCATTTCTCACAACAAACAATAGACAATCAATCTACTTTTTGTTGTAATGATACAGATGGCAGAAAAGTTATACGTTGGGTAGGATGTAAGCCTAGCGTATTCAAATCTTCACAAACTTTATTTACATCTAACGACTTTGCTCTATGTAGCTGGTTTCAAGTAGTAGATACTTACAATTTTGTAACAGTTCTATTGCAACCAGAAGAAGTTGCTTATGTTGACTTATATTCCAAGTATGTTTTAGCAAAAGCTGCTTGGCCTTCTACAGCATTAGAAGAACAAAAGCTAATTGAAATTGGTATAGGTGAACAACCTGGATACGTTGGAATGACAATTCCTTTCTTAATCGGATTGCCAACTTCTACTACATATAAGCACATGGTTATGAAAGATTTGTTTCATTTGAATTCAAATTCTCAATTAACAACTCCTATGAAGATAAACAACATATCTCCATATCCAGTTTCAGTATCCGTACTTTACGCAAATTAATATAAAACAATGTCAGTAATCAATAGAAACAATCTTAAGGCCGAATTTCAAGACGGAAACATGGCAACCGAATCATACTTTACAGATTTGATTGACTCATCATATAATCGAGCTGAAGACTCTCTTCTTATGGGTCCTGTCGGTATGACTGGTAAATTTGGACTTTTAGGACCTACTGGTGGAACTTATATGGGTTCATATATTATAGTTTCTCCACCAACCGCTTATAACTCAGCTGGTTCTTTAGGTCAAATGGCATTTAGAAATACCGGATCCACTGGTGCAGATATGTTTGTGCATAATGGCACTCAATGGTTTAAGTTTTCTGGTACGAGAATATTCTAAAATAAGAACAATATAAATGCAACAAAATAGACAAGATCTAAAACTTGGATTTACTGGAGGTACTATGGCTACCGCTACTAAGTTCTCTAATTTGATCGATTCATTTTATAACAAAGAAGATGATGGTGTAGTTCTAAGTCCTGAAGGCACTACAGGTGCTCAAGGTCTTTGGTTCTACAATATCGGAGCTACTCCTGGCGGTTTGTCTGAACCAGGAAAAACTGGTCAATTCGCAATTGATGCCAATGGTGCTTGGGTTTGTATCGGAAATAACTTTTGGATTCAAATAGCTGCTCAAGGAGGAGGAACTACAGGTCCTACTGGTAATAATGGAATCACAGGTCCTACAGGTAACAATGGAATCACAGGTCCTACTGGTGTAGGAATCACAGGTCCTACTGGTGTAGGTATCACAGGTCCTACTGGTAATAATGGTGTCAATGGAACTACAGGTCCTACAGGTAACAATGGAATCACTGGTCCTACAGGAAATAACGGCTTAAATGCTCCAGGATATACTTGGATTGGTATATGGGTAGTTGGTGGATCTCCAACAAAATACGCAGTAGTAAATGACTTAGTCGGTGCTACTGATGGTAACGTTTATATTTGTATTGCAGATGTGAATAGTGATACTTCAGATCCTTCAGTAGATTTTACTCACTGGGAACCTTTTATTAGCAATTTCTTACAAGGTCCTTCTGGTTCTACTGGTTCTACTGGAATTACAGGTCCTTCTGGTTCTACTGGAATTACTGGTCCTTCTGGTCCTACAGGTATAACAGGAAACACTGGTCCTACAGGAAGTACAGGAAACACTGGTCCTACAGGTATAACTGGAAACACTGGTCCTACAGGTATAACTGGAAACACTGGTCCTACAGGAAGTACAGGAAACACTGGTCCTACAGGTATAACTGGAAATACAGGTCCTACCGGAGTAACAGGAAATACAGGTCCTACTGGTAACAATGGAATCACTGGTCCTACAGGTGAAACTTCATCGGTAAGTACAATCAAGGTCGAATGGAGAAATAACTTCTCTAATCTTACTAATACAGCAGATAATTTTGTTAGATGGGATACTACTGCATTTAATTCAACAGACTCAGGTCTATCCCTTGTTAATAGTGGAGCTACAGCAACAGATACAGCAGGTTCAAACTGTGCAAGAGTTAAAATTGAAAAAGCAGGATATTATGAAATTAAGTCAGGTTTAAGACTTTTTGATATGGTTTCAAATGTGGATGTAGTTACTAGATTATGGACTTCTACTACTCAATCAGGAATTATGACTTATGTGAAATTACTATCTGATGATAAATTCGCAGAATTATCAACTGATAGATTAATACAAGGTTCTGACGTATTCTTCTTTAATGCTAATACGTTTATCACTTTTTCGATAGTACCTTCTGCTAACTCGCCATTTCCTTCTAGTTCATTAGACACCCCAACATATTTTACTGTAACAAGAGTCGGTGGAGGTGGACCTTCAGGTCCTCAAGGTCCTACTGGAGTTGGAACTACAGGAAATACAGGTCCTACTGGTATAACAGGTCCTACAGGATCTACGATAGAAATTGTAAATTTTGTTAGTGGATCCACTACAGTCGATCTAAATTTCTCTTCGACACTATTCGGTATAATACATACAGGAGCAACAGGAACTACTTTAGTGGTTAATTTACCTCTAGGTGTTACAGCAGATAATGGAAAAATTCTAAGAGTTAAAGATGTTATAGGAGTAGCAGCGAGTAAACCTCATCGTCTAATTCCTTCTGGATCTCAAACTATCGATGGATATCCTGCAATTGATTGTGAATTGAATTGGATGTCTCTGTCATTAGTATTCTACAATAACAATTGGTACATAATCTAAAATAAATATACACAAATGTCATACGCATTTAATAATACAGTTTCATTTGAAGGTACTCCTCAGGTTGATGCATTTAGCAGATTCCGTACTTCTCAATTAAACAGTATACTAGAAATCAAACACGTTTACGATAAAAATCCTCTTCTTATCGATGAACTTAAAGGTGGATCAGCAACTTCGACTTGGACTCCAACTAATTCCGACGTTGAAATGGATACGTCACTAAATGGTGATTATGTTATCCGTTCAACTAAAGCTAGAGGAGTTTATTCCCCTGGAAAAGGTGGTTTATTTGAAGCTACATTTATGAATTTCCACGTTCAAGATAATGTAATAAAGAGAGTAGGTTACTTTTCTAGCAGTACTACGGCTCCTTACAATACAGCTTTAGATGGATTCTTTTTAGAATCCAATGGAGATACAAATACTATAACTTTTCAGGTTTGGAGAACTGGAACTCAAATTTATAGCATTGATATCTCACAATGGAGAACTGATAAATTTGATCCTCTAACTATAGATTGGCAATTAGATCAGTTATTCTGGTGTGACTTCCAATGGTTAGGTGTTGGTAGAATGCGTTTCGGTTTAGTTCTACCTGATGAAGGTTTCGTACAATTTGGTGAAGTTTGTTCAGCTAACACTATCGAAGATCCTTACATGACAAATCCTAATCAACCTATCCGTTATGAAATTCGTCAAACTGGTGCAGGTTCAGGAGTTTTCCATCAATTATGTTCTCATTATGCTGTAGAAGGTTCTCAAAATGCACTTCTTAAAGCAGTATCGATACAAAATTCAACGGAAAGAACTCTTCTAACTCCTGGAGTTAAATATCCACTTCTCGGATATAGATGCGATCAAGATTGGAGAGGTGCTAATATCGTATTAGATTCTCTATTCGCATTGAATCAAGTAACAGGTACAGATTATCTAATTACTGTTGAAATGAATCCTGGCATTACAGGTGGTACACCTACTTATACTCAGATTCCAGACACTCCAGTCGAATTCTCTCAAGGTAACGGTACTATGACCGTTAATGTTTCAGGAAATATCATCAAATCATATATTGGAAAAGGTAATGCCGCAACCACAGATAACTTCCAATTATTAGACAACTTGATTAAACCGGGTGTTTGTATTGATGGAACACGAGATATTATGTGGATATGTGTAACACCTTTAGTAATTTCTGGATCTACAAAAATTAGAGCAGTAGTTGCAAATCTAAACTACTACGATTAATCAAAACAACAAGAATATCATATAACTTCTAAAAACAAATCATATGTCAAAAAGAAAACAAGTAGAAAATGTTGGAGAAGCAATCTCCGTATTAGTTCAAACAGCAGAATTAGCTCAAAAGAGTGGAATTCTATCATTCGATGACGCTATTATCGTAAAATCTTCAATCGATTTTTTAATGGCAATGAATGGCCAATCTCAGCCAGTAGAACCTGAAACCGAAACATTAGAAGAAGGACCTACGGCTTAAAAAAAGCCTTTTTCCGTGATACGACTTTTTAAAGAAGGTGAAGATATTGATTCTTCTCTTCAAATTGGAGATATCTTAGAAGTTGAACCTGGGGTTTTTGTCAGAGTACTTGATATTATCAAGGAAACCGAAGAAGATTTTGCAGGAATAAAAAAATTAAACATTCATCTTAAAGGTGAAGTTATTTCAAATTATGCCAATACCAGAAAAGAACCCAAAGGGGTCAGGTCAAGAAACAGTTGATATGACTCATGGACAAGATTCCGATCTAGAAAAGATTCGCTATTATCACGGAACATGGAAGAACTTCTTCGATTATTGGGAGAAGAGAGGTGTAAAAGCCGATCCTTATGAAGGAGTTGAACTCACACATCCTGTGAAAAAAGTTCAAACTAAAACTACTCTACCTCATCAAGATTTCGGTACATATGATAAAGCTGAGTTAAATAAACTCACTGAATCATTTGAACAATTTCTAAATGAATCAGTTACATTGAAAGATGTAAAAGATTTTAGTGGAAGTAAAACTAAAATCCTAGTAGGTTTGAAAAGTAATTTACTCCGAGATATGCTTGATCGTTATGAACATATTAGTAGAGGTGAAGAGATTTACTTCTTTAATAAAGGTAAACATTTCGGTACTCTTTTCGATAAGGGCACAAGATATCAAGAGTTAAAGCATGATGGATCTATCGACGATTATGGATGGATCAAATAAGAATTAAAATTTTAACAATGAAAAGCAATAGACTTCGGTTTATTGCTTTTCGTGTTGAATCAAAACCAAATATCTTCATATAATTATAGAACTCTAAATAACTCCTATGTCATTTAAAAACTTAGACTACGTTTCTCCAGCATTACAGATTGCAATCGACGCTTACATTGGTAGAATTGATGCTACTCAACGTGACCGAGAATTGCTTTATGATATTGTAGGATTCGCCTTTGATGAAGGTAGAATTCGCGGAACCGAAGACACACTTCGTGGAGAAGAAACAAAAATAACAAAACATGGCGAAGAATAACAAAAAGCGTAAGCCCTCGCAAAATCAAAGGCCTCAGGTACAAAGACCTCAAGTAGCAAAAATGCCAACAGGCAAACCAGCTACTGTATCACTTTCCATTATCGTTAAGAACGAAGCAAAAGTAATAGAGCGTATGTTAAACTCTGTTTATCCTATTCTCGATTATTATGTAGTTATCGATACAGGATCTACTGATGGAACTCAAGACATTATCAGAAAATTCTTTGAAGAGAAAAATATTCCAGGAGAAGTAATCGATCATCCTTGGAAAAACTTCGAAGATGCTCGTAATACAGCTTTAAAAGCTGTTGAAGGTAAAGCAGACTTCGGTTTCTGGATTGATGCCGATGAGCAATTGATTATCGATCCTCGATTCAATCTTCAAATGTTTAAAGCAAATCTTACACAATTTACAGGGGCAAATATTAAAGTTTCTTATGGAGGTCAGAATTACTTCCGTATGCAATTCTTTAGCACGACATCACCTTGGAGGTGGTACGGTCCAGTACACGAAGTACTTGTAAATGACGATCCAAACGGTTTTCATGTAGGTGAAGCCGAAGGTCTAACGACTTTAGTAACTCCAGATGGTAACTCTTGGACTTCTGAAACTCAACAACAAAAATACGAAGGTCATGCTAAGATTCTACTTGATTATGTAGAAAATGATCCGAAGAAAGATCCACGTTGGGTATTCTATTTAGCTCAATCTTATCGAGATGCAGGAACCCCAGAAAATCAAGCAAAAGCATTAGAGTGGTACGAGAAAAGATCTAATATGATTAATGATGGATTCTGGGAAGAAGTTTATTATTCGTTGTTAATGGTTGCTTCTTTGAAAGGTGCTCTTAATTATCCAGTTAATGAAATCCTAGAAGATTATCGTAAATGTGGTAAAGCTAACGTTCATAGAACAGAACACTTAATTCCTATCATTCTACACTATCATTCAATTAAGGAGTTCGACACTGCATATATCTATAGCTCACATGCTATGAAATTCGCTGGTAAGAATCCAATGCCAACATCTGCACTATTCATAGATGGAGCAATCTATGCTTGGAAAATATACGATCTACATTCAATTTCTTGTTGGTGGTCAGGTCGTAGACAAGAATCTGAAGAAACTTTCAAAAAGCTTTGGAAATTAGTAGAAAAGGGTGGTATCGTACCTGAATGGGAAATCGAGAGATTAACAAACAATAAGAAATTTTTCGCTAAATAATGCAACTAAAATTGAATAGAAGAGAAGACATTACGGTTGCTTCTTGGATCAATGATAAAGAGATAACTTCCCCTGAGTGGGAAGTTTATTCTCATGATGACTCCAAAGATGATGTAATTCTACTCGTTCTGATTGATCGAAAAACAAACAATCAAGTTAAAATAGAAATCAAAAAATACATCAAATATGAAGACATTAAAGAAAATCAACCCGAAAACTAATGAGGTTGAATACCGTAGATCAGAAGATAAAGTAGCAGATCACGCTGTTGCTTACCAAGGTTGGACATTTTGTCCGAAATCTGAATGGAAAACTAACGTAAGAGACTTCGGTAAAGAAGAAGCTAAACGTATCGCTGAAGAAAAAGCTGCTTTGAAAGCCGAAGAAAAGGCTGCAAAGAAAGCTAAAAAGGACTAGGTGAGTCTTATGTCTTCTTCGAAGATATATAAAATGAAATAAAAGACTCACAATCAATGCGAAAATTACTCAAATTTACAGAATTTGTAGCATATCTTAATGAATCCATTAAAGTAGAACCTTTAAATGAAGGTGGTGCTTACGGTCATCTCACACATCCTTTCGAGGATATTGGGTTGACCTTTTTGGATTTGGAAGAAATGCTAATGACTACAGTTAATGGAGCTTTCGGTCCTGAAAACTTCGTACAAGAAAAAACTGACGGTCAACAACTTTCCATCTCTTGGAAAAATGGTGCTTTAATAGCTGCTAGAAACGGTTCTCATTTAAAGAATGCTGGTGAAAATGCAATGACAATTCAAGGTGTTGCAGATCTTTTCGCTGGTAGAGGTGATATAGAAATTGTTTATAATGCAGCAATGAAAGATCTAACTGCTTCAATCGGAGCACTTTCACCTAAAGACAAAGAAAAATACTTCGCAGAAGGTAAGAAATTCGCATCTATTGAAATCATTACACCTGTAACTCAAAACACTGTTCCTTACGGACTTAATATGTTAGTATTCCATGGAGTACTCGAATATGACGAAGCAGGAAAAGTAATTGATGAAGATAAACAAGCTGGTAGAGATCTCGGTAAAATAGTTGCAGATGCAAATGCAGCAGCACAAGAAACATTCTTTGTTAGAGGTCCTCAAGACATCGCATCAAAACCACTCCCTAATACAAAAGCTAGAGCATCATACTACAAATCTAAATTGGCATCAATCATGAAAGAAAGTGGTTGTTCTCAGAATTCTACTGTAGGTGATTATGCACTAGGTATGGGTAAGAATATCATTAAAGCTGAAGCTGCTTCAGCAAAAATCACACTTCCTGAACAATCTCTTGATGGTCTTGCTAGAAGAATAGCAGATATCGATAAGTCTTACTCAGTTCCTATGATTAAGAAAGACTTAGGTGATAATGCTACTTGGTTCACTGATCTTGAAAAGAAAATGGCTAAGAAATGGAAACGTGCAGTATATGCACCACTTGAATCTATCTTCCTCGAAATTGGAACAGAAATGATGAAAAATATTTCATCTTTCCTTTCTGCAAATCCTACTAAAGCCGCTGAAGATATGCGTAAAGAAATCGATTCTACAATTTCTAAGATCCGTACAAATGGAGATGAAGTTGATGTAGAAAAGATGGAACATGAGCTAACTCGTGTTTCTGCTGCTGGTGGATTAGAATCAATTGTACCGACTGAAGGTATTACATTCTTATTCAAAGGTAAACTTTACAAGTACACTGGAATTTTTGCACCATTGCATCAAATCCGATCTATCCTTGCTTATAAAAAATAAGTAGATAGAAAAATGTCACAGGACCCAACTTGTCCACCAATAGTATTATTCACTATATTGGCAATATTTGCAATCACAATCCTTTTAGAGGATATAAAAATAAAAAGAAAGAAATGAATTACATACCGAGTTTTGAAGAATTCATAAATGAATCTACGATAAATGAAGCAATAAAAGACGTTAGATTAACTGAAGAAACTGCTCAAATGATTTGGGAAGTTATTTTAGATGCAGCTGAAGAGGTTCAATCTGCAACAAATAATATGAGTTATAATTTTGTTTCCGGTTCAATTGACGTTCAAGTCCAAAATCCAATGAACGAACTTTGGAAAAAAATCAAAGACAATAAAAATAAGTGGAATATCGGACAAATATCGATATCTTCTGATCAGGCACTGGTAATGATAACTGAAGGTAACGTAGTTAAAGGTTATCTTACATGCTCATTGGATATAAACAAACAAAAATTTAAAGGTAATTTTACATCGATGTTTGCAATATCTAGCATACAAAGTTTTGTACAACAAAGATTCTTTAAACATATAGCATATTCTGCAAAATAAAATCAAACATAAAAATGAATTACATACCAACTTTTGATGAGTTCGTAAATGAATCTGTTAATGAAGCGAGAATGAAAACTACATATAAACACAGTGATGTTGTTTTATTTAGTGTAGATGATGATAAATTAGATCAAATCTTAAATGATAAGTTTGCTCGTAATTTAGATTTTGAAGATATTAAAGGAGATTCATATTACTCTCTTCCTAGGAGAGAGTTTGATCAGTTTATTGATCTAGCAGATTCATCAGGTTTCGATGTAGACTACGAAGGATCTGAAGATTCCGTAATAGACGTTATAGAAAAATAAAATATAAAGAAATGAAATTAACTACATTTGACGAATTCTTGAATAGAAGCGCTATCAATGAATCTATTGACCAAGATGACGCTATCAACGAATCAGCAGTCATTCCATCATCTATGACAGATGAAGAGATATCAAAAATCATGCCAGATAAAAAAGACCTAGACCGTGCAGAAGATTTGCAATGGATGGGTAGTTCTTTCTATGGTAATAGAGCTCCTTATGCAGGTAAGACAAGAGCACAATTAAAAGCTATCAAAGATCCAATTAAAATGATCAGAAGATGTAAAGCTTTCATCTCAAATTACGGATATTCAGAATCAGTTGGTTATTCTAGAGGTTTACCAGTTGAAAAAGATAGAATCAACGTTGGTCTTGAATGCGAAAAAGCTCTAAGAGAAATGGGCTTTAGTGGTTCACAAGTTGAAACTATTAGAAAAACATGTAGCTAAAAGTTTTTCTGTTAATCAGAAAATGATTATATTTGCTAAATAAACATACAATATGAAAAATATACCTACATTCGAATCATTCGTAAATGAGTATCAAACTTACTCAGACTTCAAAAAAGGTTGGGGAACTCCCGAAGACCTTAAGATGGATGTTACTATTTCAGTTAAGCATTTGATTCCTGTTAAATGGGAAGAAGCTGAAAAGCAAATCAAATCTATCGAAGACGTTAGTGATGATGCGAAAGGCATTAAATTCGAAATCAAATTAAAAGATGGTGATATAATTCACGCTTTTAAGACAGGACAGTTTAGAGGTTCTTGGGAATGGTATTTGAATAAAAAGAAAATGCAAGATTCTCAAATCCGTAAGCAAATAGAAGATAAAATGTACAAACCTTTCGATAAATGGTTACGTCATTACGAGATGTCTGATAAATACTATATGTATGCAGACGATCCAAGAGCTTACGATAGCGGTAAAAATCATGATGTATTTGTACAAAAACTTTACAATGAATTATCAGCAAGCGATAAAAAGAAAGCTGATCAACATATAGAAAAATCAGAAAAGTAAAATGAAAAATATACCAGAATTCGATCAATACTTGAGAGAGAATGCATCAGAAGCATTCCTTTATCACTTAGATCGTGGATTAGGCATTACAGAATCTGTATTCCGTATTGGATCAGAAGCATATCAAAAACTATTCGAAGAAACTAAAGAATGGTGGGATAAGGGTAACGTTATTCTCAATGATAAAGAAGCTTGGATGTCTAAGAATCTTAAAGTCGGAGAAAAGGCGAAATTTGAAACCGCTGATGGTAAATGGATCGATGTAAAACTCGATGAACCTACTAGAGGTGGAGAAAGAAAATTTAAAGTCTATCATGATAGTGGTAAGAAAGACGACGACGGAAATATTATTGCCGTTGAAATCGGTTGGGGTCAACCTAAGATGGTTATTAAAAACGACAATCCAGGAGCAGCAGCTTCTTACTGGGCAAGACAACAATGTGACTTAAAAAAATCACAAGATCCGCTAACTGCAAAGTTTTGGTCTTGCTATGCACCTTCACTCTTCAATAAACAATTAGGACTTCAGTCCGATCTACCTTGGTAATATGAAAGCATACTGTGAATATCAATCAGACGAATGCACATACATTCGAACTTTCCTTCAATCAACAGAAGAAGAGGAGTTAAAATGGCATTGGGACGAAGAAGACAGAACGATAAAAGCAATTAAGAAAACGGATTGGCAATTCCAATTCGATAATGAATTGCCTATATCGCTCAATAAAGAGATATTCATCCCTAAAGGTGCTATGCATCGAGTAATCAAAGGGACTAAAGACTTACAAATAAAAATCATTAAACATAAATGAAAAATATTCCCCAATTCGAAGAATTCGTTAATGAATCTATTCTTAACGAAGCCTCAGCTGCTGATAAAGCTAATAAAGTTGCAGCTAAATTCATTGATGACCTAGAAAGAGAATTAAAAATTGATGCAATAGATTATCAAATGTTAAAATCTCACCCAAAAGGTTTTGCTGTTAGAGTAGTCGTTAAAGACGCAAATGACAAAGTTAGAAAATGGGTAACTTCATATCAAGATGAACATGAAAATGATTTAGGATCTTCTATGCCTATGTCATTTAGATGCTTAGACGAGATTCCAGGACAAAAACAATTTTGGCCTGCAGATCGTAAGAAATTTTTCGATATCGTTAGAGAATCAGTTGAACCTATTAATGAAGACGCAATGACAGTGATACTAATGCTACAAGCAGCTGCAGTAGGTGGTCAAATTGCAATGTTAGCAAATAGAGTAGACTTCCATCCAATTGAAGATTTAAAAGATTGGTGGAGAGAACATAAGAGAGATAAAGCAGTTCAATCAATACTTGATAAGCTAAAAAACGATCAAGACGTTATTGAATTTTTGCAGTTACCTAAAGCTAAACAAGAAGGACAATGGAAAAAATTAATCTCTCCTAAATTGACTGCAGATGAGCTAAAATACATCAACAGTGTTTCTAGAGATAGAGTAAAAGCTGGAAAAATATAAAAAGGTGAAATGAACATACACATTCCTACATTCGACGAATTCGTATCTGAAAGTATCAAAGCGGAAGAAGCTCACCGAGATAAAAGTGGTATACAAACTGTTATCGACGGAAAGCGAGATGTGGGATTTATTACTATCAAAACTTCGGTCGATATAAATAAAGATGAATTTTGGAATTTAATTAAGACTAATAATTTAGGAACAATCAAATTACCTGAAAATCCATACGAAGCTTATATTTATTTTAATAAAGGTGCCGAGAAAAAAGCCAAAGAATTAGCAAAGATTGCTAATAAATATGGTGGGTTTCTATCATATGAGGCTACTAAACAGGAAAGCAAAAAAATCGGTGAGCTTTTAGGTTATGATAAGGCTGATATTGATTGGTACTTAAATAAAAATTACAAATAATGAAAAATATCCCACAATTCGAAGACTTCATTAATGAATCAACTCTAAATGAAGGAACAATCAATCCTCTAGATGCTGCTCTAGATAGACAATTACAAACTGCACTAACTTCTAACTTTAAAGATGTAGCATATCAAAGAGGTGGAAAAGAAGATAAGTATTATGACTACGGTAACGGACATATTCACATATCTAATAAATATGAGACTAACGATTGGTCTTGGATAGATGCTAAACGTGCAAAAATTTTACAAAACTGTAATGTTGGTAATATGTGGATAAAAGCTTCAATCACGATCACCGAAGTAATTTCTGATAAGCAGCCTAGAGAACCTAGAGGTGGAATTGGCGTATCAGGAAACGATTACATTAACAATTATCGTGCTTTCGATCTATCAAATCCGAAGAAAGCTAATATCGCAAAGCAAGTAAAAGATTGGATCAAATTCTCACAGAAACAACCCCTTAATGATGATATGATTAATAGAATCATACAATTCTGGAAATCATCAAAAGCCGACTATAAAACGATCAATACAAGAGATCAGGGTTATGGAAGTCAAGCATCAACTCATATCACAAAATCTTACGATAAAGCTTATGTAATTAAAGATCTTAATGTAGCTTTTGGTAAGACTGAAGAACAAACCGAAGAAATAATCAAAAATCATTTTTTCTTTAGAAAAGATAGAGTTGATTTCGATTGGAAACAAGGAGTTATGATTGTTGGTGGAACATACACCGAAGTTTGGGACTAATTTGATCTCGAATAAATAACTAAAGTAAAAGAAGATAATGATAAACATTCCAATATTTGAGGACTTTATTAATGAAGATATGCTCTATACTAAAGACAAAAAACCTCTTTTCAATTCAATGGAGCCGATGTCTCCAGCTAATTTCTTAAAAGCTATTAAAGGAACTCCTGAAGGTAACGAAACTAATACTAACTTCGGTAAAGGAATTGAAGCTGTTAAATATCTAAGCAAAAATCTCAAAGTTCCACTAGACGTATATGTTTATCGTTCTGAATGGAATTATGGTGGAAATCTCGTAGTAGTTATTGCTGTGAAAGGTATGAGTAGATCTACTTATGCAGACGGACCTTTCCAATACTCTTCAGGTAATTCAACGAGTAAGCCTCAATATTCATTCGGTCATTATTTCGACGGTATAAGAGACACAGATGGTGATATTCTTAAAACTGGAAATGTAGTTTATGGAGGTTACAAATCAATCTCTAATCATACTGGAGTTTTACAAGATATTGTACATATTTTCGATGAATATGAAAAGAAAATGGGTGCATATTTCAATCCTAGACAAGCTCAAAAACTCGCTAATGATAGAAAGCGTATTGAAGACGACTTCAGAAAACTTTCTGCTAAGATAGATCCTCTATACAATGAAATGAGAACTTATGCTAGTAAATTAAGAATTGAAGTAAGATCTCCTTATTTAGATTTGAAAAATCGAGAAGTTCGTATGAGAATTGATGAACCTAGAGAGTATCGTCATGAAAATGAATATGGAGGAAATACTACATCTTCTAAAGAGTATAGCAAATTCTCAACTTTCCAAGGAAGAATCATGGACCAATTAGAAAAATTCGCAAAAAAATATAATCTTCGATTAAGCGTAGCAGCTAGTTGGAGCAACTAATCAATTATGAAAAATATACCACAATTTGAAGACTTTGTTAATGAGCCTGTTCTCAATGAAGCTCTCTCTGCAGCATCTACGGATAAATTAACTGTCAGAGAGCCTCTAACTAGAGCAGTTCAATTAAAACTCATAAAAGATGCTAAAAGCGGTATTTTGAAAATGATGGCAGCCTCTAATGGTGAAAGTCACTTTTGGAATCCTAAAACAAAAGAATATGTAGCATTTACTAAAACTTATAATGGTAAAGGCGATTATTGGCATAGTGCTGGAATTGACAGTGGAGGTAATCTTACTGAATCGGCTATGAATGAATCTAGATTTTTATCAGTTGGTGGAGAATATTGGAATGTTTATATTGCTAATAAAGACACCGAAGTTAAAAATATCAGAGGAACTAGAAAAGTAAAAGTACCAGTTGGAACTATCATAAGTTCTAAAGGAGGTGGATATTGGTCGAACATCGATAAAAGCGTAGAAACTGGAATTGAATCTCTAGAAGGTAATCAAGATTTTGATGTCGTTAACGATTCTACTTGGCCAAAAACTCTTGAGCTAACTCGTGAAATAGAAAATTGGGCAAGAGAAACGATGAAACTTATGCAAAGACATCCTAAAGAAGCTCAGGCAGTTATCAATCATCGATCAATAGTTATCGAAAACATTAGAAAATTATTAAAGTAATGAAAAATATACCAACATTTGAAGATTTTGTAAATGAATCAGTTCAATACAAAACATTAGACGATCCAAAAATTAAAGCAGCCGACATACATAAATGGTTGGTTAGTAAAAGCTATGAGGTAGGAAAGAGATTCCCTGCTACAAAAGCTAAAACCAAAGAAGATAAAGTTTCTATTGTTTTGAATCCAGAATTCCAAGCAGCTTATACACTATATCATCAACAATACTTCGATAGCCTAGTTCAACAATGGAAAGGTGTTTGTGATAAACACTTGCCTATGAGAGGAATTACAAAAGAAACATCAAAAGCTGAATTGGAAGATATGTTCAATGCATTAGAAGAGTGGATAACAAGAGAAAATGGAATCCTTGATGCAATTAAAGAACTTGGATTTGAATCATTTGCAGCAAATGAAATGATGGGACATCGTCATAAAAAATCAATAAACCTAAAAAGAGTATACTAAAATGAATAAACACATACCAACATTCGAAGACTTCATTAATGAATCTATAATTAATGAAGGAGATATGACTAAATTCTATGATGGATTTATTCTTGGAGATTTTAAAACCAAAAAGCAATACAAGGCTCGATACATTAAAGGTGTTAAAAACACTAAAGCTGAAGATATGGCAATTGATAAATTGGTGAAAACTACTGGTGAACCTCGTGCTAACTTTGCAGTTCATGGATTTGTTAAAAAGGGTGAATGGGACAAAGATTCAACTGAAGAAGTAAAATAAAATCAAAAATAATTGACAAAAAGTTTTTCTGTTAAGCAGAAATTGATTATATTTGTCTTATAAAAAGTAATATGAAAAACATACCTGCATTCGACCAATTTATTAATGAAGGCTTTAAGAAAGCTTATGGTCAAAAGATGAGTGTCGAGGAATTTGAAGCTATCGAAGTAGGTTCAATCGTCCTCTATCTAGGATCAAGATACGAAGTCGTTAAAAACAATGGTGCAATACTTACAGTAAAACCTATTAAAGGTGGTAGCACAATGACTATCAATTTGAATATGTTTATTCAGAAAGGTGCCATTAATGAAACTGCAGGTCTATTTATGTTTGAAGCTGCTAGCGGTGAAAGAGTTTGTATCTTCCCTGGCCGTTTCCAACCTTTTCATAACGGACATATTGCAGCTCTAGAAAGAACTTCAAAACAATTCGGTGTGAAAGTTATTCCACTTCAAATCCTATCTAAAACTGATAAGTCTCCTTTTCCTGATGCTTTACTTCAAAAGATTGGTAAAGCAGTTGCAAAAGAATTTAGCTTTATGGCAGACTACTTCTTATATCCATCCGATAGAAAGACAGTAATTCCACAAATGGTTAAATTCCTACGTGAAAAAGGATATGAATCAATCGGAATGGGTGCTGGTTCTGATCGTATGAAAGCTTACGAACCACAAATTAAATACATCAATTCTGAAAAATCGGACGTACCTGTATCTGAACCATTCATTCTAAAAAATGTAGATGATCGTCAAACTGGAGGTCCTTCAGGTACTAAAGTACGTGAAGCAATCCTTGCAGATGATAAGAAAACATTTGACGAAATGACTCCTAAGTCTGTACATCCATTCTATAACGAACTTAAAAAGAATCTATCATAATGAAAAATATACCTACATTCGAATCATTCGTTAATGAGGCTAAAATATCTCATCCTGGAATAGAAAAAGCTGCAAAAGATCTAGCTTATTCTATGCCAAATCATACTAGTGCTGATGAAGACGGAAAATTCACTGATGAACAAATAGAAAAAGCAATTAAGAAATATAGTCCAGCTTTATTCCAAGCTACAAAGAAAGGAATGAAAGACGAGATAATTTCTAGAGTTCAAGAAATTCTAAATGAATCAGTTCTAAATGAAACTACATTTAATAATTTCAAACCTGTAGTCTTGGACAAAAAGAATTCTATCGATCCTAAGCTGTTTAAGAAGCTTATGCCTAGAACATCTGCAACAACGGATGAAGCAATGGAAAGAATCTGGGATTTTGAAGGTGGAACAATGTTCGCACACTTTCAATATTTCATAGTTAAGCCTCATGGTAATAGACCAGACAGACCTACATACAGAATTCATAATTCTCAATATTGGTTGAATGATTATCAACTTAAAATGCAAGGTAAGGAAGGTCAATCAGTTAACACAACCTTACTAACGATATATGATATCACTGATAAGGAAAACGAGAAGCATTTAGGACAAGTTTGGGTTGATACTAAAGCATACTTAGACGAGCAACCTAGAACATTCGAAATACTAAACAAACAATCATAAAAATGAACAAACACATACCAAGCTTCGAAGATTTTGTCAATGAAGCAAGAATAACTTGGGGTGAAGAACTTGCATATAACCTGAACCATGATTTACCTTTAACTTTTGTTAAGGCATATGAAGGTCAAGGTATTGATATCTTCTTTACGAAAGATGGAAGATCAGCAATTGTAACACAAAGAACATCGAACCTCATATCTCACGGAAAAGATGCAGGAAAATCAATGAACACTTCGGATGTTAAATTCGTTTATTGTGGATTGGAAGAAGAATTCTATTCTCCTGAAGACTATAAGAAATTGCTTAACGCAGTTTATAGAGGATCTAGAAATCCAAAAGTGAAGCCGTTGAATATTCAAGAGTCTGTGAATGAAGGAGCAGTAAAAGCATTTGAGATGGATTTTGCAGACATGGTTAAGAATATCAAATCAGGTTACGGTTGGATCGATCCAGAATACGTTGCTGATACTTGGGAAAATTCATCAGACACAATTGATTTTGGAATCGTTAAAGACGAAATCTACAATAGATTAATTAAAGCAGGTTTACTTTTCTTTGCAGATGCTGATGATGAAGAGAAAAAAGGTAAAAAAGTAACTAACATAAGCCAAATTAAATAATGTTAAAATTCAAACAATTCGTTGATACTGTTCTAGAAAACAAGTTCAACAGAACAAGTAACAAATACAAAACTCAAAATGTTAATTGGGATGACGTTGCTCCAGGTGATTATATTGCCGATGGACCAAATGTAGGAGAAGTTTCTCGTGTAATTAGCAATACTAAGAAAGGATTCATCCTGAAAAGAGTTTGGAATAATGTTAGAAAGAAAGACGGTGAAGAATTCCTAGTTCCTCATGACCACGATGCAATGAAAGATCATCCGAAATCAATTATACGAGTTGAGAATTTCGTTGAAGAATCCGTAGAATTTGTTAATGAGGGTGGTAATGCAGTTGAATCTCGTCCTATGACACAAGAAGAAGCTGTAGGTACATTCGATTATGTAGTAAAGAAGATTCTTCCACTTATCGGTTTAGATAAAGATTCTGCAAAACCGATCGGTTCATTCAATAAAAAACTAGCTGATCAGCTTTCAGGTGACTTGGATATTGCTTGTTCAATGGATCGTATTGCTGGAGTAAATTCAATTTCTATCCCTGATGTTCTTGATTTTGTTGAAGCAACAATGAAGAAGAACGGCATAACTGTAGTAAAATCAGTTGGATTTAATCAAGTTTCTATTGGCGTTCCAATTGCAGGTAAAGCATCTAATGGAATTGCTCAAGTTGATTTGATGATGACATCTTCACTAGATTGGTCAACTTTCATGTATCACTCACCTGATTTTAGAGCAGCAGAATCAAAATATAAAGGGATGTACAGAAATGTACTTCTCATGTCAGTTGTTTCTGAATGCAAAAAAGAAGCAACGAAACTTACAGATAAAGGTGAGACTCAAGAATACAAACAATTCGTTATACGTTTAGGTCAAGGTATTTTCGAAGTAACAAAAACTCTTATGGGTGCAAAAGGTCTAGTTAAAACAGCTAAACTTCTACACGATCAAGATAAGTTTGTTACGAATACACCAGAAGCGGTTACTGAAATTGCATTCGGTCCTAATGTACAACCGTCAGATATAATGACATTCGAAAACATCTGGAAACATTTTACAGATAAGAATTTCATTCACAAGGATAAATTCGATGCAATTCTACAAAGATTCAAGATTTACATCGTTTCTTCCAAAGTTCCAGTACCAACCGAAGTTGAAGAAGACTTCCCTAATTTATTTGCATAAATGAATACAAATTCAAACGAAGACAAAATGTTAAAATTTAAAGAATTCCAAAATTGGCTAAATGAAGCTGGTGCAACTGTTCCTGTAGAGATCGGAAAAGAAATTGTGGGTCATATTAAAATGGATGATAGTGAAGCAAAGGACAAAATTACTAAGATTGCTGGTTCATCAGCTTCTAAAAGTTCAGTCATAGCTTTCCTAACTGATATAGGTTATCCTCTACAACAAGCAAATTTCTTATTTGATACTCTAATGCATGGAGCAGATATGAACATATTAGCTAATTATTTTGCTAATCGTACAAATAAACTGGATTCATTCCTCGGTAAAGTTACTGATTCATACGTTATTAATTCTACATTAGGTATTGATAAGAAGACTTCATTAGAATTCTTTAATTTCTCATGGAGAACCTCACCACCTATGGGTCCTGGTGAAGTTTATTTGAGTACTATACTTGATGGTGGAAAACGACCAGGCACAAAAGATAAAGGTGACGTAGTAGTTAGTGGATCTGAACTGGAAGTTAAAGGTTCAGGTGCTCGTTTAGTTGGACAACATGGTTATGGAGATGCTAAGTCTATGAGAAAATCTTTCGAATCTACAATGGAAAGAATAGCAAAATCTTTCAAACTGAAAAACTTCACTGTTACTTCAGGAGATGATAAGTATTGGAATATTACTAAGAAAGATGCAAGAGGTTTAGAAGAGAATTTAAAAGCTATCGCATCTCAAACTGGTGGATTCAAACCTAGAGATATAGTTTATGTTTCCTCTGAACTTGTTAATGCATGGTCTACTTACTTAATCAACTTAGATGTAGCAACTAATTCTGGAGCCTTTGTAAAATGTATCAATAAAGACGGAAGTATCGACGTTAAAGGTTATAATAGAGCTCTATTGCAAATCTTTTTCGATTATTATTATGCAATTGAAAAATTCGATTATTTCTCGATGACGAGTTCATCAGGAATTTTCCTAATTATCAATCCAAATGACTTTATGTCGTACTACGATAAAAACGTGATTAAAATAACTGCACCACCTAGCTTCTCAAATGCAGCTGGAACTCAAGGTGGAGCATTTGCAATATCGCTTTAAAATAAACAATATGAATGAAAACTTACTTCTTTGGATGGACTAACATTAAATGGTTCATATCGGAAATAGGGAAAATGTACTCTTCCAAAGATTCTTATTTCTCTAAAAAACGTATCGAATCAGGTATAGCATTTGCAATTTCTCAGTGGGGAATGATAGAATTTCTCGTAAAGAAAATCGATACAATGACTTCTTCGGATATTGCTATCTGGGCAGGTATTGAATTTGCAGTTGCAGGTTACATGGTTAATCAAATACAAAAAGAGAAAAAAGACGGAACTCAAGTACATCCTACGGGAGAAGTTACTGATGAACAGATTAACTCGTAATTGTTAATAACTTTTTGAAAATAAATGACTCGGCAGTTTTTACTGTCGAGTTTTTGTATTATATTTGTCTTATAAATTAAAACAAAAACATTATGTTCGTACCAATCATCGTTCCATCTTCTTTAGGTAAAAACCAAGCAAAGAAATCTCCAAAAATCAAAACTTTGCAAAATTACATTCACATTTCCAACGAAGAATTTGAAAAACTCTTCCGTAAGAATTTGGAAACTAACGACAACATTGGTATTATTATGGCATCCGATTTAATTTCAGCATTCTATAATTTTGATAATGAATCAGAAAAAAGCAAACTAAATGTAATCGAATTCGTTGAAGATCCTGAATTTGGATCTTTCAAATTCTTCTTTAGACGTTGGTTTAAGCGTAAATAATATGAAAGGAAAGACATTAACAGTATTCGTAAGATTTGGTGGGTTGAATCTCAAAAAGCAAAGAGGATATACATCCGAGCAAAAAACTTATCACTCTCCTCCTGCACCGAAAGGTTTTTATGCAATGCCTAAGATTGCACAAGAATTCTTTTTGATCGGTGGTATGAGTCACTATCAACCTTATACTGTACCAAAACATCCTAATCAGCCTGAAGATTTATCCGACGAAGAATCTGATAAATTTTGGGATGACTTTAATAAGCGATACGACAAAGCAATCTCTGGAATGAGAAAAGAATTCACAAAAACGAAAGGTGAAATTTGGCATCACTTAGCAGAATATACCGAACATAATGAAATTGTTTCTCGACACGGTTCTTGGGTAAAAACATCAATCAAAGCTTGGGAAAAAGCTTTCTCTAAAATGTCTCTTAATTATCGTCTGCCGAGTGACGATTATTTAGGAACAAAAAATATAAATGAAGCAAGAGGTATTCTTGGCTGCTATTCGAAAGATCACTGTGAAGTTTTCTTTGATGAAAAGGTATAAGCATTGTATCAGTATGCAATAAGAAGACCAAGAGTTAATCTAATGACAAAAGATAGAAGATAATTAATCAAAATACATCCATCCTCATATAACTTATAATGAAAAATCACATCATGAATATGAAAACCTACAGTCTATTTTTAGACGATATTAGAGAGCCGAGAGAGTGCTTAACATACTTACACGATCCAAGATATGGAACTCGTGAATGGGTTGTTGCAAGAACTCATGACGAATTTGTCTCTACTATTCTTAGTCGTTGGGCAGAAGGTGAATTTCCTGAATTGGTTTCATTTGACCATGACTTAGCAGACGAACATTACGATCCAGCTATGTATCATGGGGTAGATGCTTACAATAACAAAGCAATCGAATTCAAAGAAAAAACTGGATTGGATTCAGCTAAATTCTTTGTTCAGTTTTGTATTGATGTGTCTATCGAATTACCTGAATGTTTGGTTCATTCTATGAATCCAGCAGGCAGAGAAAGAATCCGTCAAACCTTATTCGATTATGAGCGATACCAACAGAGATTTGGAAGTAACAAATCCTAGAAAACAGATACAGAAAAATTACGCTAGATGGGTAGATAACATTTGTGAAGAATGTGATTGGAAGACATCTATCTCAATGGATGAAGTACAAGCAGTTTATAGCAGATTAGCAATTGAGCTATCTATTAAAGAGCTATCAAGATTTTCAGCTGATTCAGCAGTGAGTGAACGTATTCAATACTTACAATCACTCCTTAATGAATAATGCTAAATTCACAGCATCTGACATTAAAAATGTAGATCTGTTAGAAAGAGAAATAGAACATGAAGCAAAGAGGTTATTTGAATCTGATAGAGCAAGAAAAGGTAGAACGTTAGAAGCTATCAAATCAGCAGTTAGACAAGGAAAGACATTAGAAGTTTGGTTAACAGAAAACTACGACTTCAGATTATCTTCTGATATCTATCACGATTTAATTGATTCAGAAGGAAACTTCATTGAAGTCAAAGCATATAACATTTACAGTTCAAATGCACCATCGGTTCAAAACGACCTTTACCGCATAAGAACAGGTAATTGGAACAAGTCTAAATACTATATCATATTCAAGTATGATAACGGTACTTACACTTTTTTAGAAAAAATTATTATTTAGTTGAAACTTTCAAAATTCAGCTACATAAAATCTAAACAATAACCAAAACAGTTCATTGAAAATATAATAAAGATTGGGTACAGCAAACTTACCATACAAAAACTATGATAAGCAACGCTTGTAAAAACCTTCGGGCTCTCACAAGCAATACAATGGTTTCGTCACATTCAAAACAAATGACGGTTGGTTCATTACCAATTTAAAACACGATGATTGGGTTCATTACCAATTAAAAAACATGATGGAAGTTTCTATAGGTCTTCTAAAAATATAAATAGCCAATCTGAAACTTATTTAAAGGGTGCATACAGCAACTTTTCTCTACAACTCAGCCAAATTTGAATTAAACAGAAAGTCACCCTGAAAATTTGTTAACACATTAAAGGTAGAATACAGCAACTTACTAAAAGCAATTATTGGAAATAGCAAAACCTCTACCTGAACTTTTAATACAAAGAGTGTATACAGCAACTTTACAAACTCAAACCTTTTAATTTTGACCAAAGCACACTCTGAATTTTTTTAACAACTTTTAAACAATATAAACAATGACAAAGCTAATTGATGCAATGCGTACAGGTGATACTTACACCGAAAATGGAATGGTGACTAACTCTTCTTCATTGAATGGTTGTCTAGACTTGTTCTTCATTATGGGAGCAGTTCGTAACCAAATGAAAACAGAAGATGGTAAACAGCGCTTGATCGGTAAATTCGAACATGCTCATGCTGAAGATGCATTACTTACTCGTAAGATGATGTTCTGGGGTAGAGACGTAAGAGGTGGAGCCGGTGAAAGAGAAGCTTTTCGTACATTGTTGAAATATGCTTCAACTAATTATCCATCTGAAGTTATTGATAACATTCACTTGATTGCCGAATATGGTCGTTGGGATGACGTTTTCGTAACATTCGGAACTCCAGTAGAAGATGCAGCAATCGCTATGATTGTGAAAAATCTTCAAGAAGGTAATGGCTTACTTGCTAAGTGGATGCCAAGAACTGGTGGAAAAGTTGGTGCTGATAAAAAAGCTATTGCTAACAAAGTTAGAGTAGCAATGAGAATGACTCCAAAAGACTTCCGTAAAATGTTGGTTGAACAAACTCAAGTAGTTGAACAAAAAATGTGTGCAAAGGAATTTGCTAACATTAACTACCAACACGTTCCTTCAGTTGCAATGTCTCGTTATACAAAAGCATTCGCTAAGAATGATCCTTCTGGTTTCGAAACTTACAAAGCATCTTTAGTGAAAGGTGAAGCTAAGGTAAATGCAGGTGCCGTATTCCCATACGATATCTTAAAGACTATTCAGAGAGGTGACCAAACTTTGGCATCTGAACAATGGAAATCTCTACCTAACTTCATGGAAGGTTCGAAAGAACGAGTACTTCCTGTATGTGATGTCTCTGGATCAATGTCCACTGCTGTTTCAGGAATGACAACTGCAATGGATGTTTGTATCTCATTAGGTCTTTATATTTCTGAAAGAAATGTAGGTCCTTTCCAAGATGCATTCGTAACATTCTCATCTCGTCCACAATTGCAATATTTGAAAGGCGACCTTAAAGCTCGTTACCAACAATTGCAAAGAGCAGATTGGGGTATGTCAACCGATCTTGAAGCTACATTCCGTATGGTATTAGATCAAGCAACAAAACATAACGTTCCAGCGAACGAAATGCCAACTTGTATCTTGATTATGTCAGATATGGAATTTAACTCTGCTATCGATGGAAGATCTTCTGCAATCCAAATGATTGCAAACAAGTACAAAGAATCAGGTTATGAATTACCAAAAGTAGTTTTCTGGAATCTTTGTTCTCGTCATAACAACTTCCCAGTTCAATCTAAAGATGAAAATACTGCTTTAATTAGTGGATTCTCACCTTCTATTTTGAAAGCAGTACTTTCTGGTGACTCAATGAATCCAGTAAGTATTATGTTAAAAGCACTTAACACTGAAAGATACGAAGCAATTCAATAATCTTTATCAGCCATTCAACACAAGAGGATCCGAAAGGGTCCTCTTTTTTCATTTGATATGCTTGACTGTATGTATTTGTAATCTCTATATTACGTTTTTGATACTTTAGTGTGTTTTTAACTAGATTGTCTACTAGAGAAAAATATGCAATAGAGGTCATTTTTTCCGTTATGATAGATAGATATAAAAAACCAACTCATCAATGTCACAAAGAATTCAATTCATTACTTGTGATCGAGTTAAAGACTCTTACGGCATAACTTCTGGTCTATTCAACTCGGCCTCATTTGTTGCAAATTTCCTTCGAGACTCAGGTTTCGATGCAATTCTTACCCCTATTCCCGACTCTAATTCAATAGACAGAGTTGTAACTGAATTCAATCCCGATGTAGTTATCATCGAAGCTTTATGGGTTCCACCTGCTAAATTTGATGAACTTCTTAAAATTGACCGTCACAAAAAAAGAAAATGGATAATTCGTATACACTCGAAAGCTCCATTTCTTGCTAATGAAGGTCTTGCTACAAGATGGATTCAACAATACACTACAATCAAACATCCTAACATTATAATTGCTCCTAATACGAAAGAGCTAACCGAACAGTTGCATGCGGCTTTTCCTAGAGGAAAATTTGTATTTTTGCCAAATATATATCATGCTAAGAAATTCCACTCACCAGTATATGAGCATAAAAAGACTATAATTGATATTGGATGCTTTGGAGCAATCCGTCCAATGAAAAATAACTATCAGCAAGCTTTAGCAGCAATTGAATTTGCAGAAAGAAAAGGAAAACGACTAAGATTCCACGTCAATTCATCTAGAGTAGAGCAATCAGGTGATAATGTTCTAAAGAATTTAAAAGCTCTATTCGATAATTCTCCACATGATTTAATCGAACATCCTTGGATGAAACATAGAGAATTCTTACATACAGCATCTAAAATGGACATTGGTATGCAGGTTTCATTTTCTGAATCTTTCAATATTGTAACTGCAGATTTCGTAACTGCTGGGGTTCCTATCGTAGCATCAGATGATATTGAATGGATGCCTAGTTTACTTAAATGTACACCCACATCGCATAAAGCAATGATTAGAAGATTGAATTTCGCTTATAAGTGGAGAGGTCTTTCTAAATGGATGCAAAACTTGAGTCTAAAAATTTATAACTATAAAGCAAAACTAACTTGGTTAGTAGCACTAAAATAAACTAAAAATATGTTTTTACAATTTCTAAAACAAATAGGTGTAGGACAAGTTTTAGGTAGACCTAGCTCTAGACGTGAGGAAAATCTAAAAAAATGGGCTATGGAACAGGAAAGAAAAACTGTTCGTGAAAGAGGTAGAAAACGTCATCATGAGCATGATTCACACCCACACCAAAATCCACATCTAGATCAACATCATCATCATGATGATTGGACATACTAATGAAGTAGACGCTAAAGTCTACCTAAACAAAAATGTATAAATGACACAAGAACAAGTTACAGGTATAGTGCGTCACGCACTATCAGCAGTAGGTGGTATTCTTATCGCTAAAGGACTTATTTCAGATGTAATGTGGGTAGAACTCACTGGTGCTGGAATGGCTCTATTTTCTGTTATCTGGTCAATTACTGCTAAAAAGAAGTAATTGATAATTCAATTAAAGGCTCGTCGAAAGGCGAGCTTTTTGTGCGTTAAATTGTTAATAACTTTTGAAAATAATTGTAAAAACATTTTTTATTTCTAAAGAAAAGTATTATATTTGTATATCAAATTAAAACAATTAATAATGCAAGTAGATTTTCACACACATTCTCAAAACGCTTTTCAATCCGTAGCTTCTAAATTGACCGAAGATGAAAAGCAATTCATCAAGCAGAATTACGCAAAAACGAACGGTGGATTCTTCAATCTATATTCATTTCAAATCGATAAAAACGACTTCGGCAAAATGGTAGATACTCTTTTAAGAAAAGGGGTTGGTACTTACTCTGCTCGTTTAGGTCATTCGATACAACCTCAATTAATTAATCTCATATAATATGCAATTAGTCCCTACGTTTGAAACTCGTACTCAAATTATCGAAGCTTTAGAAGCAGAATTTGGGCACAATCCTAAAGGTTTCAATAACAACGAAAGAACAAAGTCTAATGAAAAATTTTGGACTTATAACCGATTGCTAAGATTCTATTGGGATATTAAGAATGGCGTAAAGGAAACTTATCGAACAGAATTGAATTCACAAACGGGATATTACGAACTTAAACGATCATAAATGAAATTTAACGACTTTATTGGTAACGAACTTACCATAGGATGTTTCTGTGCTTACCCTGGTGCAGGAAATGTAAAAGCTGAGTATGGAACTATACTCTATAAGATAACTGGTTTCGACGAAGCGAAAGGCAAAGTAAAAGCAATTCGACTACATGCAGATTATGCACAAGGACAGATGTATGACACATTCCATCCTTCTCACACTAAGAATGGAATTATCGGAACAGTAATGATTCCTGATCATTACAAACGTAACGAAGGTAACGACATTGAAGGTAAAATGTGCGTTAGGTATATCAATTCAACTATCGAAAATACTAACAAATTAGCGGTAGTACAACCTAATGAAAAGGTTCAAAGAATCTTCAATAAGGTTATCGATGGAGATGCTTCAGTTTTCGAAGAAATGACACCAAAAGAATTTTCAATCTGGATCCACGGAGGAAACTCCGGTCCAAATCCTTTTAACATCTAAGATATGAGCAACAAAACTTATTTCAGAGTATGCCATGAAGAAAGCTTACAAGGCTTATGGTATGCATTCAACGGTAAATTTACAGGATTGATTCATAATGAGTTCAATTTCTGTCGGAATAGAGAACTCAAAATGGACTTTGACGAAAGCTTAGTCGGATGGTTATCAGCAACGGATAGTTTAGATACTCTATACGCTTGGTTTACTCAAGAAGATATCAAAAGGTTACAAGAACACGGATGGTTCATTCATGAGTTTCATGCAGAAGATGTTAGATTCTATGAGAGATTTCAACACTTGGTAATTAAACAAGATACGGCAAAAGTTTTGAGAGTAATCAAAATTTAATTCAAAAAAGTTTTTTTTATTCGTAGAAAAGTATTATATTTGTATATCAAAATAAAACAATTCAATTATGAAAATTACTAAGACTCAAACGGCCAAAGATTTATTCTTCAATGAAAATCTAACAACTTCAATTATTGCATCTCGACTAGGTGTTTCTCAATCATGGGTTTGTAAAGCTATCAATTCTTAATTACTAATTATGGCATCAGAAAAAATTATTCAGCTAGGTCGTAAACTACTTGCTCTATCCCAACAAGGTATCGGTGGTGAACAAGAAACTGCAAAGATTATGCTTCAATCTTACTTGGAAAAGCACGATCTTCAAATAACAGATATCGAACCGAAAACTCGAACAAGACGAATAGTCAAAGGGGTTAGTGGGGATATCAAACAAATGTTCATTAACTTTACTGCTTCGATAGTTGGATCTGATTATCGAATCAATAAATGTAGAGGAGTTGGGTATTGGGCAGTGGAAATGAACGATGAAGAGTGGTCCGACTTTAGCGAACGATGGCCAATCTATCGTAAAGCTTTAAGAGCTGAAGTTCTTAAAAAGAAAAAGCAACAACAGAAAGAGCTAAAACTCCTTGTACATGCATTCGTTTCTAAACATGATATGTACTCTAAAGATAAGTCCGATTCGGTTGATGATAAACTTCCTACACCAGAAGAAATGGAAGAAATCATGCAAATGCTTCGAATGCGAGAAAATATGGACGATATCAATTTTTTCAAAAAGCTAAATTAATATGAAGAAGCAAGTATGGTTTCAAAAATTAATGGACGGTTGGGAAATTGGATTCTTCGGTTGGGTTTTGTCATATAACAGATATGGAAGAAAATAATGAACAACTGACTTCCGAAGTCGTAACTGACTTGGAAGTAGCAAATAAGCTAATCAAGCTATATCAATCATCTAAAGACAGAAAGATTGATTTTGATTTAACGCTTAAGAAAGTAAGACAATTATTGCAAGTAAAGACTTGCTATTACACTGGCGTACCATTCGAAGAAGATGGACCGCTTAGCAGAAGCGTTGATAGAGTAGATTCATCTCTCGGATACGTAGATGATAATGTAGTTGCTTGTACTGTTGATATCAACGGTAAGAAAGCTAATTTAACAAACGAAGAAATTGAATTGTTATATACAAAACTAAAACAATGGAACAAAGTAAAGACAGCGAGGAAATCTTAAATGCAGCACCGACTGATGCTCTAGGAAATCCTGTAGTAATCGGACAGAAGTATGGTTACTCACAACAATCTAATGGATCAGTTATGGTAGTAACTGGAGTAGTTGAAAAATTCAACGATCTCAAAGCAACATTAAAAGATGTTGAAGAACGAAGAGGTCTTTGGGGTTCTATCACAAATCCTTTCACATTCGAAAAAAGAAAACGAGCAGTAAATGCTTGTCATCTATTTCCTATTTTAGATGCACCGATTGTATCCGATTGGAATGATCTGCAATTAGTAGATACTGATGGTAATCTAAATGAAGGTGGAGAAGATGATGGACATTATGGTATTTGTATTCGAAGAAACTATCTTAAAGCGAATTATCCAAATGGTGTAATCGTGAAACAAATTGAAAAATAACTCATACAATAATTTTACTAACCCGTACTTAATCTAACGAACGAGTACACAAAAACAATTTACATTATGATCGACACATTAGGCGACAGAATGAAGGACTACTACGAAAACAGAACTCGTACTATGCTCCCTCGAAGAACATTTACTATCATCCGTATTGATGGTAAAGCATTTCACACTTATACGAAAGGACTTAAACGACCTTTTGATGCAGGTTTAATCGAAGACATGAATGAAACGACTGCCTTCCTCTGCAAAAACATTCAAGGTGCTAAACTCGGATATGTTCAATCCGATGAAATCTCTTTAGTACTTACTGACTTTGACGACCTAGGCACTCATGCTTGGTTCGATAACAATCTTCAAAAAATGGCATCTGTAGCTGCATCTATGGCAACTGCAAAATTCAATCAACTCCGAATAGCTCGAGCCCATGCCGATTGGATTTACGAAGATATGTTAGATCACGATGATATCCGAAACTTCAAACTAGCAATGTTTGATGCTCGAGTATTTCAGATTCCATTCATTGATGAGGTTGTTAACTACTTCATCTGGAGACAGCAAGATGCAGTTAGAAACTCTATCTCTTCTGTTGCACAATCTATGTACTCTCCAAAAGAGCTAAACGGTAAGAAAACTAATGAAATGCAAGAGATGATTTTTCAAAAAGGCATTAATTGGAATGACTACACTTATCGAGAAAAACGAGGTGGTGTAATTACAAAAGTTGAACATGTTTATCTGGCAAAAGACTTTAAATTTGCTAATGATAACAAAACTCATGTGATTGATCCGACTCAAACTATCCGTCGTACTAAATGGGAAACGGTAGAAACTCCAATCTTCTCTCAGGACAAGAAATTCATTTTGGATTTACTTCCTGGAAAAGTTGTTAATAACATCGAAAACCTCGAACAAGAAAACGCATAAAACTAATCTAAATAATAATTTAACAAATTAAAAGTAAGTATCATGGCAAAAAATGACGTAAAAGCAACTAACAAATTCGTTGCAACAGTATCTGCATCAGATGCAAACATCAAATCAACAAGAGCAGCAAATCTTGGTGAATTAGCTTCTATCGAAGCAAGTACTTTAGTACAAAACTTGAAACGTGAAAAATTGAGTTTAGAGAACAAAATCGCGAATATGACCGATTTGTCTCCAGAAACTACTTTCTCTTTACGTCCAGGTGGTGAAAACTTCGATGCTGCTAAATGGGTGAAAGAACTTCACAAAGCAACGATGGAATTAAAGTTGAAAGTTATTGAATTAACTGCAGCTGAAGAAATCTTTAACGAGTGGTTCGGAACTGAAAATGCGTAAACTATACTTTGCGAAATCTAGTGCGGTCTCTACGAAAGTAGCAGACCGTGTTAGAAAGTACCTTCAAACTCTAAACGTTGAGTTAAAGGAGTTTAAAGGTGGCAGAGGTAATTACTCACATGACGATTTACTCGCTTGTGATTCGATGATTATCCTTCCTAGTGAATGTGATGATTATTCAGTAACAATAGGTAAGGGTATCTATTCTCAAGTACAAGTATTCGAAAGAATGCTAACGGAAAAGAAAGTTAAGGATGCAGATGATAGAATTTTAGTTATCACATGCTTAGAGAATCTTGAAGAAGAAGGTCTTTTTGTTTCAAATTTCCGTTCAATGGATTTAGATAACCCTACTGATTGGACCGATTATGCTACACTTTATGTCGACTGCATGACAGACAGACCAGTCAAAAAAGTTTTCAGTTACAAAGAAAAGGTTGTTGCTTGTGATACAAGGGACCCTTATAGTTCAAATCCTTGTGCAGAAATTGAATTGCCAAATTCTTTTAGTGATTGGTATTCTACTAATTTCGAAGCTGAAAATCAACCAGAGCATATATCGCTTTGCTTCAAATTAGTTTATTCTATGAGAAAACCACATTGGTGGTCATGGGTAGAAAACGAAGGAGTTAATCGTAAAGGTTATACTTTCACTTATCTCGGAGATTCTCGAATCGACGGAATGCCAACTTTCCGAGTTGAAGGTTCTAGTAGAGATACAGTAGAAGAAGCATTCAGAAGTATCGGTGGAATAGCTGAGGATTTTGTAATTGAACCTATCATATCTTTAGAAGATAGTATCGGTTCAGTATCATTTAATGATATCCGTCCTAAACCGATGAGTCCTCCAACTGGAACTCTCTATTACATGGACATGGTATATGGTTCTGGTTTCGTACTTGACTCACATCCAATGAAGTATCTACTTCTCGGATAACATTTGTTAATAACTTAAAGCTCGATAGTTTTTACTGTCGAGCTTTTTTGTTTATATTTGTCATATAAATTAAAACGTAAATATTATGCAATTAAGTAAAGAATCAACAACTGCATCGTTGTACCGATGGTACTATGCAACAAAAAACATGCCTCAAAGCCTTTGTCCATACTTTTGGAAAGTAGTGATAATGTATTTGACAATTATCCCTTACACAATCCTATCATTACCTTATATGGTTTTGAATGGTAAAGACAAATCATCTGCATGGGGTGAAAAACCTGGATCTGGATTTTTAATATGGGTAGGACTTGGCTTAGTAGCTTCTATGTTCTGGTCATTAACAATTTTCTTTGTTGGTTTATTTCCGAAAGATTCGTTTGCTCAAGGTATGCAAATTCTCGGATTGATGCTCTGGGTTGTAGCAATTGGAACATCAATCGGTCTTTTAGTTAGATGGCTCGTAGAAAAACATAAACAATCTAAAATCAAGTATGATGAATATGGTTATCGAATCTGGGAACCTGTTAAACAAAAAGATCCTAACTTGATTGTTGAATTCATAAAAGCATCTTACAATAAATACTGTCCAAAAATTGATTGGACTTCTAAAAACTCTTAATATGAAATACGAAGGAATGGTAATTTTATTTGGCGTAGGTTCAGTAATTGTCTTATTAACAATCTACTTAATCGCTAAAGCTAAAAATTCAAGAAAGGTAAGAGCCGAAGAATCCAAAATGGAATCAATATCAGCAATTAAAGTTGGAAGATCTATTGAAGAATCTGCTTCGGAAACTATTACAATGACAGGATCTTTCCCATCATCGAATCCTAAATGGACTATTGGAGCTACTTCAGTTGATGAAGTAAAATCATCACATATCGAGAAAATCAAGAAAATCAAGAAGAAACAAGCTCCGATGAATGACTATTTAGTAGAAGAAGATAAGTCTTTGCTTCGAAGAGTAGAAACTCGAGATGGTGACTTTTTAACTTCTATGTTAGTATATGATATGATGAATTCGGATGACAATAATAATCATTCTACATTCGATCATAGCTCAAATAATGATTTTGATTATGGTTCATCTAGTTCATCAGACTACTCATCATCTAGTTCATCAGACTACTCATCATCGGATTCTTCTTCATGGGATTCCGGTTCTTCATTCGATTCATCATCTTCATGTGATTAATAATGTTAGACTTAGATAAATTCAAAGAGGCTTTAGAAGCAGACTTAGAAGATCCAAACGGATATTGGAATACTCTCAAACGTAAAGACGAGATTAAAGCTTTACAAGTCGAAAGATTTAAACAAAAAGCAGAAGCTGATCTCACTGGCACAATGGCAAAACTGTTAGCCAAATATGAATCTGATGAGTATCGAGACCGAGAGTATCGAATGGGTTACGAACCTAGAGAAGATTTGCTTTGGTTAGCATTTGAATATGCTCGTACTTATTGCGTTGAATGCGATGATGATAAGTATTTGAACGACTTTACAGGTGAAGCTTATTATATCGGAAATTATGTTATTCAAATCATGCACGGTCAAGGTTCTTGTATTCGAGTAGATGAAATCGAAGGACCTATTCTGCCAAATAAACGAGAACGCTTAGTTCAAATGATTGAAAGCCGAATCAAGACAGAATATGAAAAGCATTCTAAAAGTCTACCTGAAGATTGGGCTAAGATAGCAGCAGTAAAAATTCTAGCATCCCTGAACGAATCAGAAAATTGTTAATAACTTTTTGAAAATAATTGACTCCACATTTTTTAGTGTGGAGTTTTTGTTTTATATTTGTATATCAATTTAAAACAATAACAATATGAATGCATTTTTTGAAACATTAAAAGGGGTTGAAAAGGTAATGTACAAAACAGCTTACAACTTTCACCTAAAATATCATAGTGGTGCTACCGAAGATACCGCTCATGAAGCTGGAATCAACGAATTAAAACGTTTAGGTAAACTACGAGAAGAACATTCTCAACCACAAACATGGGTAGATCTAAGCACTGGTAAAACACATAAAGCAAACTATTAATATGCAATTCATCGACATCATCCAAACTGCTCCTCATATCATCCAACGAAAATTGGAGCAACTTAAATTCCTAAGAGAAAGACCTGACTTTCACCCAGAGCCATCTGCATTTCATCATATACAGATTGTAACTGATAGGTTGATTCCTACCGGCAATCCTAACTTGATAATGGCAGGTGTTCTCCACGATATTGCAAAATTTGATACGGTTCGTCAGAATCCTAAAACAGGTTTTCCGACTTCTCCCGGTCACGATGATGTTGCTTTTCAATTGATTATGGACAATATGCAAGTACGAGCTTTCTGTACTCAACATAATGCAAATCCTGATACTGTTGCTCTTATTTGTAAAAATCACATGCGATTCCATCAATTGGGTCAAATGCGTCCAGCAAAAAGAGATAGACAAATCCAAGATTGGACTGATCAAGGAATCTTTGATATGCTTCAAATCTTTGGGGCTGCTGATAACATGTTAGTAGACTTCGATTTAGCAGATATTCAAAAATCTTTTAAAACCTTCAAACCATAAATATGTTTAGTAGAAAAAAGAAAGAACCTACCATTACAGAACTTGAGCAATTATCAGACTTCTATATGATGGACTTGTACGATATGATGGACGACGATTTTAAAAATATCATCATTCCTATCGAACCTAAACATGGCCTATTACATACCGAAGTAACAAAGCAAGACTTTGAATCAATTGCTCAATTCGGTAGAATTGTTAAGAATTATCAAAAACTAAAAAGACTAGCAGATGAGAACATCCCTGATTGAGATTGCAATAGGCAATCCAGTAAAATTTGAAGATGGCAGAATCGGTATTCTACGTGATGTCAAACTAACACCAAATGGAATTAGCAATCCAGAATTAGTTGCAATCCTTTTTGTAGAAATCGATGGATTCCGAGGAAGAGGTATTATGACTGGAACAGCAAATCGATTTACTCCTGTAGAAGAATTTGAGTATGAAGAACTCTATCCTTCTGTACATGCAAGCCGAGTATCAGAAAAAATTAATAACGAAATCGAATACAAACCAAGTCATGGCTAAAATTTATCTACTCATATTAATGTTTAGTTTATCATCTTTCTCTCAACGAGGAGATTATGAATTTCAAACAATAGACAGAAGAACCGATAAAGGTTGGGAGATTATTAAAGCTCCTGGAGAAGTCCGATTCTTAGGTGATAGTATCGTAGTTCAAACACCGTATAAGACGTATACATTCTACATAGACAGCAAGCAACAGTTTGTAAGAACCGATCAATTCATATACACTTGTCATGAAAGCAACGGTAATGTAACGAATTTAAGATCTTATCAACAGCCAGATTGTCATGAGTATATTATTTTGTACTTCTATACTGATCGTAGAGAAGAAAAATATTACAAATTGGATTTGAAAAAATGTTAACATACGAAACCAGTAAGTAATCACATCATATAATTCTATACTAACACATATTAAATTGATGAGTAAAACAACTCGAAAACACAAAATCAATAGCGAAGTTCGTTTCCCTCAAGTCCGAGTAATCGGTGTAGGTGAACCTCGTATCATGAGTTCTTTAGACGCTTTCAAAGAAGCACAATCACTTGAATTAGACTTGGTCTTAATCAATGAAAGTGGAAATCCACCAGTAGTTCGTATTGTAGACTACGGTAAATTCCTTTATGAGCAAGAGAAAGCTGATAAGGAAAGAAAGAAAAATACGCACAAAACAGAATTAAAAGAAGTACAACTTTCGGTTAATATCGCAGAGCATGATATGAATACGATGTCTAATCGTGCTATCAAATTTCTAGAAAAGGGCGATAAAGTTAAGGTAGTTCTTCTCGTAAAGGGTAGACAAAAAGCTGCTCCAGAAAGAGGAGAAATCACAATGCTTAATTTTATACAGAAAGTTCAAGAAGTAGGCTTACCAGAAACCATGCCTCGATATGAAGGTAATCGATGGATCGTTATGATTCGTCCAAAAGCAAAAAAGTAATGGCAAAGAAAATAGGCACAATATGCGTTATCGATGATTTTCATTTTGAAAATGATATCGGTCAATACATAGATGTGCATGTTTCTTTAGAGGGCTATATCACTTTAGACCTCGAAACTTCAACACAATATTCAATTGAAAGTCAAGCAGAACTTGACCTCATATATCAAAAATTAACAGAAGCACTAAAAACAGCAAAACGAAAAGCAAAATGAGTAAAGTAATTATCACTTGGGATTCGAATTGGGCTGATGAAATGGATATCGCAGGATTTTCTATCGTATCAGACAAAGAAGCGAAAGACCTTAAGAAAAAATTAAATGATCGACAAACATCTTTCACTATCTGTGTGGGAACAAATGAAGATATCGAATATTCAGATGGATCTGAACTATTAGGTGAACTGTCATTTAAGAAAATATCAGATGAAGATGCAAAAGTTATCCGAAAATATGTCGGAGATGAATTTGGATTCACTGAATTCCTAACTCAAGTAGAGTATTGGGATGATGAAGAAGATGAGGATGACGAAGATGAAGACTAATTTAGAAAGACTTCAAATGATGATTATAGAACGTATTCCATTTGAAGGAGGAGAAATCTCACTAGAATTGAATCTTCATAACGACTTAGAATTAGACTCATTGGACGTTGTTGAATTGACACTTGAAGTTGAAAAGGAATTTGATATCAGAATTTCCGATAAAGAAATGGAAGAGTGGGAAACTGTAAAAGACGTACTTGATTCAATAGAAAATCACAAAATTTAAAATTTACACATGGCATCAGCACTTAACTTACCTGCTCCGATAGAACGTAAATTGTTCTTAGCAAAACAAGTCGATCAAGCATCGATCAATGAAATATCTAAAGCTATTATTGCAATCAATGAAGATGACGAGCAATTAGAAAAAATATACGCAGCTTATGATTTGAAATACGAACCGAAACCTATCCGTTTGTTTATCGATTCATATGGCGGATATGTTTATCAATGTTTCGGTTTACTTGGAATTATGAGAGCAAGTAAAATCCCAGTCCATACCATCGTAACAGGTTGTGCCATGAGTTGTGGATTCTTAATCTCGATTGCAGGACATCGTCGTTTCGGATATCCAAAATCAACTTACTTATATCATCAAGTATCTTCAGGTGCTATCGGTAAAGCAAAAGATCTAGAGGAAGAAGTAGTAGAAACAATGAGACTTCAAAAGATGATTGAAGATCATACATTAGAGTATACGAAAATTACTGCTAAGAAATTGGAAAGAATTTACAAAGGCAAAAAAGATTGGTTTATCGAAACAGATGAAGCTCTCAAATTAGGCGTAATAGACGAAGTACTATAATGGATAATAAAAAATACTACCGCTCCAAGCAAAACAGTATGCTTGGAGGGGTTTGTGGAGGTCTAGAGGAATACACAGGCATAGACTCTATCTTTTGGAGATTAGCATTTATCTTCATTCCACAATCGTTAGTTGCCTACTTACTTATACTCATTTTAACCGAAGAAAAATAATGGAAACACCTTTCAAAGCTCACATGAGAACTAAATTCCCTGATGTGGATGTTGATAAAGCTATTTCAATTTTCGAAGATAACATCTCTCAAATCAAGATAGGTGTATTAGAGGAAAACCGAGAAGTTCGAATGCCGCTTGGCTGTGATATGAACAAGAACATCTTTATCAAAGTCTTAAGTGAGTATAATGAAGATCGATATTCTTTAGGAGATAAAGTCACTACAGATTATTACGAAAACGAACAATTTGAAGTAGTTGGTATTCGTAAAGATGAATTAGAACTTAGAGGGGATTGGTCAGCTATGAATAACGTTATAGGTGATAGTTGGTACCCTACAATCAAATGTAAAAAAGTAAAAAATGGAAAGAAAATATAGAATGTACGGCTTAGTTCCGTATAACATTTCTCCGATTCAACAAGGTATTCAATATGGACATGCTGTAGTTGAATACGGTATTCAATATAGCCAAGAACCTGCATACCACAGATGGTCCCGTATTGATAAGACTTTTATCATCCTAAACGGTGGAACTACAAATACGAGCGGTTTAACTCCTGGAACATTGAATCAGTATGCAGAAATGTTGAAAGACGTATATGGAGTACCTACTGCAGAGTTCTTCGAACCGGACTTAGGAGATCAATTGACAGCAGTTGTATTTTTAGTAGATGATAGAATTTGGGACAAAGACGCATATCCTGATTATAAAGGTGCTTATGTTTCTACTGGATGGGATTCTAAACCTCTTGAATCCGATTATGCTCCTTGGATATCTCAATTCTCTGAAGACAGAGAAGAAGCAGAAAGAGTAGTTGCATTAAGATCTTTTTTACGTAACTTCAAATTAGCATAATGAGACTACTCAATATCATTCGAACTCATAAGAAGCCGACAATGCAAGGTATTTTTGAATACCTAAAGCCGATGGAAACTCTTCATAAGAAAGAAGAAACTCAATTCGATCATATCGAACTTGAAAAGATGAAGATGGTCTATAAGACTGATATGAAAACTATGACTCTTCGAGTGACTAACGAACAAGAAAGACAGTTATCAGTTGTTGGATTGAGACTAGCAGATTATGCTAGATCTAAAATGGAAGTTGAGTTAGATACTCAAAATGAAATTAAGATCTATGAAATGATGAGAGAGTTAGGTTCAAAGAATCCATCTATCAAACCTATCAGATTTGCTTGGTTGAAGAATCTCATCACAAAATGGTTTGGTTATCGATTTTTACCGAAGTTCAATGACATCAATACTTTAGGCGCATTCATTCATCGATCTGCAGGTGAAGGTTACAAATATAATTACAAGGGTTCGTATAATTTTATTGTAGTGAATTCAAGAGTTGCTTCTGCTTTGCAAGAACATCCTGCATTTGTTCATGCTCCACTCGAACAGAAGACTTTTGCAGGTGAAATAGAAAAGATTGGAGTTCTCAGTAATCGAATTACAGTTTATGCTAATAGATATTTGCCATTTAGTGATGAGACTATCGTTTATGGATTCAGTGGAACTGAAGTTGATGCAGGTGTACATTATTTCTTCGTTAATCGAGAAGTGATTGAGACTCAATCCCCTGAACATATGGCAAAGACTTATTCTCTGATCGAACATTCACAAATACTTGCAACTCCTGAGTCTAATACAATCTATTACACTCAACAAATCCAATTGGCAAAAGGGCTCATATAACTCTTAAATAGAAAATTATGATAGTAGTTAATTTACAAGAACGTCCTTATATCGTACATAACGAAAAGGAAATCAAAGGCTTCTTCGGACCTTACAGATTCTTATCGAACTTTCATCAATGTCCAGTGTATTTCGATGGTGTCATGTACCCATCAACTGAAAATGCTTTTATGGCTGCTAAAACTGTAGACCCATTACAAAGGGAACAATTCAGATACATTGAACCTAAAGAAGCAAAAGTCTTAGGTAGAAAAATTAAATTGAGAGAAGATTGGGAAGCTGTTAAGTATGACGTAATGGCAACCGTATGTTTTGATAAATTCTATCGAAACAAAGGCATTAGAGAAAAACTTCTAGAAACAGGTAATGCTTATCTTGAAGAAACTAATCACTGGAACGACATGATATGGGGTTGTAATGAAAATGGTGAAGGTCAAAATCATTTAGGAAAGATCCTAACAAATATACGTACGTTCTGGCAAAACCAGAAATAAATGAAAAGAATACCAACTTGGGTATTGTGTATGATTATCGTATTTATTATATCATTCATACTTATATACCAACGAGAAGACATAATGAAAATGGAACATTGGTTAGAACTCATAGGACTTGAATTCGTTATCCAATTATTATACAACCGATTAACAGAAAAGACAAATGGCAATATCACCAGAAATGCTCAATGAGAAACTGAAATCTGAAGCAACTATTATTGAAAAGAAATTAGATCATCTACTTTCTAATAGTCACTTCTCTCCTGGCGGATCCTCAATATCTATTTCAATTCCTAGTGGAATGACACCGAATCACTTTAGAATTCTAAAAGGCAGATATATCGAAGCAGGTTGGAAGGATATTGTTTGGAGATCAGAGCAGAGAGAAGGTGAATGGTTAGAATTTAAAGCTTAATATGAACTTCCCTATAATAAAAAATGTTAGTGCCAAATCAATCGCATCAGAAATCATACCAATATCCCCGAGGATGGAAGGTCCAAAAATCAGAGAAAGTTACAAAGACCACATGGGAAATAATGTTACCGTTTATGAAAATGGTAGCAGAACCATTCATAGTTACAATCCGACACATCTATACGGTGACTACGGACACGCCTTTGGGCAAGGCTTTTTCATTATTGACGAAAGTGGGAAAATGGTGTTTGCAGGTGATGAAGAGTACAACGATCTGGCAAACAAGTGCAGATCGTATTGGCAACTTCTTAAAGGGTTACAAGAAAAATTCAACGAATACAAAGTTCAAGCAAGTAGAGGAAATCGAATCGCTGTCAACGATAAAATCATCAAAGACTTAAAAGTATATCCTGGAATGGAAATGAGTTCAGTAGAATTTTGGATTGATGCTATTTCATTTTATATACAAGCAGATATTGACAAAGGCAGAATAGTAAAAGGACAATATGGAATTGAATAAACTTGTTGAAAAAATAACATACCATGAATTTCCAAAACAACCGGATTCTTACGTTATTTGGAAATACAAAATAATACACTATACGGACGGAGAAGTTAGATTATCCGGCTTATGGTTTTAATACACAAATATGAAATACTTCTTAGACACTGAATTCCATGAAAGGAAAAAGCCTATAAAATTCTTAGGAATTACCATTGATAAAGTAGATACAATTGAGCTGATCTCGATTGGTATTGTTAGTGAAAATGACGAAACTTACTATGCAATATGTAATGAATTCGATGTCGATGCAGCATGGAATAACGAATGGTTAAGAGATAACGTCCTATATCAAGTCTATCAAGAGTTACTCTCATATGAAGGAACTTACGGTAAGACATATCATCCAGATCTAATGGAATGGAATAAGAGTGGATTGAAAAATCTACTTCATTGGCACGGAAAATCTAGAGCTAGAATTGCAAAGGAAGTTACCGAATATGTCTATAAGACATCTGGAATAAACGATCCTAATGCAATTGCTAATTGGGAAGAAGTTAAGCATAAATTTCCTGTAGACTTTTACGGTTATTTTGCTGATTATGATTGGGTAGTTTTCTGTTGGTTGTTCGGTAGAATGATCGATTTACCTAAAGGATTCCCTTACTTCTGTATGGACCTTAAACAAATGATGGTTGAACGAGGTCTTGGAGCAGAATGGAAATATAACAATTGTCCTGATCCAGAAGGTGAACATGATGCTTTAATTGATGCTAAATGGAATATGAAACTTTATAATTTGATAAAAGATGAGCCTAGATGAATTGATGCGTCAGCACGATAATGATGTGTATAATCGCATCACACCTGATGAAATAAAGAAATTATCTGAAGGTGAGATTTTCGTATTCGGCTCAAACCTTTCTGGAAGACATGGAAAGGGTGCAGCAAAAACTGCTTTGGGTTGGGGTGCTAAATGGGGTCAAGGAGCTGGACTGCAAGGTCGAACTTACGGAATACCTACAAAAGATGCATCGGTTCGTCGAACTCTTACAATAACAGAAATTAAACCTTTTGTAGATGATTTTATTCAATTCGCAAAAGACAATCCACATCTCATATTCCTTGTTACGGAAGTAGGTTGTGGGTTAGCAGGGCTTAAGCCAAAAGATGTAGCACCTCTATTTAGAGATTGCACATATGTACGAAACATTCATCTGCCAAATAAGTTTTGGCACAAACTACTATAAATGAAGAACATCTCAGTTATCGGTTCAGGTCAAATGGGTAAAGGTATTGCTCAGCTATTTGCATCAAAAGGGTTTGATGTAACTCTAATCAATCCTAAAGAGAAATCCATTAATGCTGCTGAAGAATCTATCAATTCAACAGTTGCAACATCGCTTAAGAAAGGTAGAATTACCGAAGAAGAAGCAAAAACCATCAAAGAAAATCTATCATTCGATACGACTTATGAGTCTATTAGAGTTGCCGATTTAGTCATTGAAGCTATCCCTGAGGTTTTCAGGAAGAAGATGGATCTGTTTCTTTTGATCGAAGATTATGCACAAACCGATTGTATATTTGCTACTAACACTTCATCGTTTTCAATTGATGCTTTAGCACATCGAACAAATCACAGATCAAGATTCATCGGAATGCACTTCTTCAATCCAGTATCATCTATGAAGTTAGTTGAAATCGTTTTAGGTGAAGCTACATCAATTGAAACTGCAGTAGAAATTACTCATCTATGTACTCAATTAGATAAGACACCTGTCTATGTAAAGAACTCTCCAGGTTTTATCGTTAATAGACTACTCATTCCAATGTTAAATGAAGCTATTGATATTCTACATACTGGAGTTGCAGGTGTAAATGAAATAGACACTGCAATGAAACTCGGTTGTGCTCATCCAATGGGTCCACTACAACTTGCAGATTATATTGGATTAGATGTTTGTCTAAGCATCATGAATGAATTGCAAGAAGGACTTGATGATAACAAATATGAGTCTTCCATTCTACTTAAGCTAATGGTTCTTCAAGGGAATTTAGGAATGAAAAGTGGAAAAGGTTTCTACTCATATGAAAACGGAAGATCTGTAGGAGTTGCTGAATTAGTCATCTAATTGTTAATAACTTTTTGAAAATAATTGACTCGACAGTTTCTACTGTCGAGTTTTTGTTTTATATTTGTCTTATAAATTAAAACAGAAACACTATGTCAAATTACGTTAATATCTTAGAAATCAAATTAGGCGATAAAATCAAAGTCGGTTATAAAGACGAAGATTCTGATTCAGATGAAATATTCTTCAGAGAGGTTGCCGTAGTTAACATAGACCTAGATGAAAAATATATCATTACCAATGACGGTAGTAAAATCTATGGTAGATATGCAAATAACGCATACTTTAAAGTAATCAAATAATTATGGCAAGATATTGGACAACAGCATTAGGACGTAGAAAACGTTTTGATCGAATAGGACATCAACACCTTTCAAACATCCTTTGGTTTAAGGAAGTCTTTAATAATGCAACATCTAGTAATGATGGAGCTTATCGAGATTTACAAAAGCAACTAGATTATCGATTCGGTGGTAAGAGAAAACCTTGGAAGCCTCTACCGATTCCAAATGAAATAGATTGTCTTCGTCAGATGGGTAAAATCGATGGAGATAATATTGTACACAATGGGCATATAATAGGAACAATCAAACATATCAAATAATATGAACATCGAATTTAAAAATGTAATTCCTGGAAAGATTTATCAGCATTACAAAGGCGGTCTGTATGAAGTTCTTCACTTAGCTAATAACACAGAAACTGACGAAACGATGGTTATCTATCGTTCAATTCAATTTGGCACATATTATGCTCGACCTTTAGCAGTTTGGAACACTCCAGTTAATAGTAACCCTAGATTCTACGTATACAATGGATAGAAATGAATTTTTAGAACATGACGGATTGTACTTCGAATCCGAAACTCATGAATGGTTTCATGATAAGACATCTACTCAATATGCTCGTAAGAAATCCGAACTTTGGGGTAGTGGAACTCAAGATGATGCTCTAAATGTATATTGTTTCGTTGTTAGAAATAAAGCTAATGGTGTATATGACCGAGTAATGTTAGACGGCAAAACAAATCAACCGATATTCGATACAAAAAGTTTAGAAGGAATGGGTTATGAAATTGACAGAATGAAAGTCTTAAAACGATTCAAAGTATAATGAGGTATAAATTAGCTGTAATCAGCAAATACTACCGAGACTTCTTATGGTATGTAAAGTATCATAAGAAGGATCCAAAAGATTGTGTTTGGGTGCATGACCACAAATCCGCATTCGGTAGATATTATCGAGGATTCACGATAGTCGGGTCAAGAGAAAATTACGTAGATGATCTGCAATTCCTTATCGATTATATTGAAATGAATACTAAGAAGACAGTGCAAGATTGTTTAGACGAATTAGACGAAAAGAGAAAAGTTCTTCATTGGTTGATTGATGGATATGGAATTACTGGCTTACCTTTCAGTGCAGTTCATTACTTGACCATTGATCGAATATGTGAATTGTATCATACCGAGCCAGAGTATTTTGAAAATTGTTAATAACTTTTAGTATAAAGTTTTTTACTCCATCAGAAAATGATTATATTTGTATATCAAATTAAAACAATTCAAAATGGAAATAACTATCGGTTCAAAAGTAAAACATATCCCTTCAGGTGATATCGTTACTGTAGAAAAAATCAATCCAAAATCGTATCTAGGAAGTTCAATCTTACATCCATTTGCAAAGGTTAGACCTCTAAAATCTGATTGTGAAATTTACATCGAACCAGTAAAAGAAAAATCTTTCTACGAAAAAATGCGAGAAAGAAATATCGAAGATGCTAATAAATTACCTGCATCTCCAAAAGAAATTGGTCAACATCTACTTTGGTTAAAAGCAGCTGCAATCTATCGTATCGAAACTTTAGATAAGCGTACCGACGATAAGATTTATACATTCAAACAAAAAGTTGGTACGGATGACTATGGCAAATTCGGTTTCTCTGAACATTACCTCAACTTATTAATGCATTATGCTTATGAAGCTGGCAGAAATAACGCAACTGAATCTTTGACTCGTCATTTCAATGAAAGTACGAAGAACATGAAAAATGCAATCGAATCAATAGTACATGCATTAGACGTAAATGACTTATTACCTGAAAATGATAATTACTAATATGAAAGCACTTAACAATTTCTTAGACAAAGCTCACCTATTCAAAGTATTTTTATTCGGTTGGGCATTCACCGCAACATTCACTTTTATTCTATTTGCAGGTTTTAGTACGGTAGAAGCACAAATCAATTTAGCAAAAAGTGCAGGTATCGGTGCTACGATGGGTTTACCTTTCGGGTTAATGTTTATGCTCATGGTATCAATGATGAGAAAGTCTACTAAATTCTGGGACTATGCCAAAGTAGTAGAAGCCTTAATTGATAAAGCAGAAACAAAAGACGAATTAGGGTCGATATACAAAGGTGAATTTCAATCTCTTAGAGAACTAGCACAAGGCGGACCTCATCTATCTGAGCTAACTAGACAATACACAATAATGCAAACTAAATACAAATATGGCAAATAAGAAAAAATCAGAAGGATTTGAAGAATTAGACGAATTCATGCAATTGCTTGCAACTCCTGGAGGCATTCATAATATAATGGGTAAGATATTCAGTGGAATGCAACGTGAAGAGAAAGAAAAATATCCACATGAAAGATTAGGTGCTGGATTCGAATTACGTAAGATTGAAATGAAGGATAAGAAAGGTGAAGTTATCGATAATCGAAATTCGTACTCTCATTTGTATCATAACGATTTGAAAGTTTCAAGCGAAGTGTTTCGTAAAGGTGGTACGTGTAGTGGATTCAAAGACGGTTATTGTGCTCTAATTCATTATGTGCCAAGCAAAGATCCAAAGAAATCTACAGACGGATTCGACTTCGGTACACATGTTCTTATTAACGAAGTAGGTGATATTGCTTTGAAAGGTGGAACTTGGTCTTCTGATCACCCTTATCATATCGGTGGTCATTTAGCTTCAATCGGAAATTACATCTACGATTTAAGAACAGCTAAAGCTATTGCTCCAAAGTCTTCAACAACTATCAAAGGTGTTAATTGTATCATCATTGAACATCGATACGATTGGTATAACAAAGAAGTTACTCTACCTCTTGGTATTTATCGAATTGATTTCGAAACAGCAGAATTAACTAAATTAGATAACGTAAAATAAAAGATATGTTTAGCACAATCAAACAGATGGTAATCGGTAAAGGAAATAAAATTACCACTACAATTTCAGGCAATTCAAATTCAGTAATCACTATCAATGGAAAGACTCATGTTGTTTCGGGTAACAACGTATCAATCAAAAACGATAAGGTATACGTTGACGGTAAATTGATAGAAAGCGGTTTAAGTGGAATCACTCAGATTAAATGGGAAGGTCCAGTCGCTAATGTCGACGGAACAACAATAGAAATTAAAGGTGATGTTCAAGGAAATGTAGATGGAACTACAATTAAAATTGGAGGTAATGTCGGTGGAAATGTCGATGGTACAACTATTCAATGTGGTAATGTAAATGGTAAAGTAGACGGAGTAACAATCAATAGAAGATAATGATAGCATCAATCAAAAAATACTTCGAGCCTACTGAGGTTACCAACCGAGTATTCAATCAATTCATTGATAGTGGAGAAGTGCCTGAAGGTGTTATCAAAACATTAGCAATGAAGATCATCTTTCAACGTCCAATGACTGATAATGAAAAATGTGTCTTCTTTGCAAAAACATCAGAAGTTAATGCAATGATTGTTAAACTCAAGAATCAAGAGTAATAGTCATTGCATATAATCAATACAAGGCTAATTAGTTCAACGGCAGAACACCGGTCTCTAAAACCGAGGATGAGGGTTCGATTCCCTCATTGGCCACTATCAGAAAGACCTCTGCAAGTGCACTTGTACGTATCGAAGGCAATGTCGGCCAACTACACCGTTTAGGTTTCTTATCTTCGGATATGATTAATGATATGCACACTACATTCTAAATCGTAGGTTAGCACAGTTAGTAGTTCTGGGGGCATTACAAAAACTACAATGGGAGTATAGTTTAATAGGATAGAATAAAGCGACTGAAGTTGCGAGAACACGGGTTCGAGTCCCGTTACTTCCACAAAAATATCGAATTATGGAAACAATGCAAAAGGTTTGGCTATACTTTTTAATGGCTGTTATTGCTACATTCGTAAGTGTAGCTGTTTATTTTCTTACATCACCTAAGAAAGTAATTCAATACGAATTAGATGGAAGATATTCTTATGGAGTACCTTCAATTAATGCAAATGTAGAAAATGGAGCTGACTATACCATACAACTTTCAAAAGAGGTTACTTGGTCAGATGCAGTCCATATGGTAGATTCACTAAACATGACAATCAAAAAGTAATGCAAATAGATAGCAGAGTAATCGTCAATGGCAAGAAAGGAAGATTAATTTGGAAAGATAACGATTTTATCAATCCTCACACTAATGAGCCACATGACATATTAGTTAAAGTTAAATTCGAAGATGTTACTGAAGTTTTGCGAATGTCGGAATTGACAATTGATAACGATCCGATAGAAGAAACAATCAAATCAAATATGAAAGTAAAGATAAATTTCAATCAATTTTTAGAGATTGAAAAGCAATTAGAAATCCGTTACGGTAAAATCACTTCAGTTGAGCGTATGCCTAAGTCCGATAAGATGTTAAAACTTACTGTTGATTTCGGAACTGAAGAAAGAATAGTTATGACAAATATTGGTTCATCAGTAGAAGATCTAGAAGTGTTACTTCATAAGTTCTTCCCTTATATAACAAATCTAGAACCTGCGAAGATCATGGGTGTCATATCTGAAGCTATGATAATGGTACCAACAATGGAAGACGGAACCATTAACCTAGGACAAAATCCACTAATCGGTAATAAGCTTCTATAATGACAAAAGATAAAGAATTTGTTTCATTTGGAAACGATGAGATCAAAGCAATGCCTTTGTATGCACAAGACTTAGCTAACTCAAAAGGTTATTTTAGAATTGAACATACAAACGAAGACGGAACTACAGAAATATGTAGAGTAACATCTTCTGTTTGTCCTGAAGGTTATCGTCTTTGGGTTCTTGGAGCATATACTACAAAAGCAGATCAAACTTATTTAGCAGTTGTAGGTGGGAAAGTTCTTCCTAAGATTAAAGTAATTAAACGTAAAGGAGCAAAATAATTATGAAAGAAGAAACAACATACGGAGACTATAAGACTTATGCATATTCTCTAAGAGATATGGGCATAGATCCGAAGCAAATAGATGCAATGATCAGAAGCGGGAATGCATGGGGAGAATTAGACCATCCTTCGGAATTCAAGAAGAAAGGTTTGTCTACTCGACATAAAGCTGAAACATCTGCACCTGAAGCTAAATTAGACATGAGATACTTACTAATCGGATAATCATGATAAGACTAAAAGTAAATAACGAGGAAATCGTTCGTGCAAAGTTCAATAAGACTATTGCAAAAATTGAAGGCTATTCACAAGAAGCTAGAGGTGATATTCCACACGGAACAAATTATTCTGCAAATGCAGTACATAAAAGAATGGAAGCAATCAAACAAGCTTTCTATGAAGATATAGCTGCTTTTGCAAGAGACATCAAATTAGGTTCAGGACCGAAGACAATCGAATCAAATACATAATACTATGATAGCAGTAATAATTCCTGTGCATGAATTTACAAGGGCCGAGCAAGCTTATGAATCTCTAAGATCTGCTCATATAGTTCTTAGAGCAGAACTAACTGAGCTTGAAGAACAACCAAGACATGCAATATCTCATGAATCTTTTGTTATTGCGCAAAAGACAGAAGTGCTTAATCACATCGAAAGAGCAATGGCAAACCTTGTAAAACTTTCCGAAATAGCCAATGACGGATTTGCAACTAAGTCTGAAATTAATCAAGCAATATCTGCTTCTCAACCGTATAATGCAGGAAGTAGAGAAAATTACTAACAAAGAATACTCTAAAAATATCCAATATCTTCAGAGAAGCATATAACAAATAAGTGTAATCATTTTAAACTCTAGTAATGGAAAGAATCATACCAAATCTGAACAAATCGATATTAGGTCCTCTTCTAGGTCATAAAGAGAAATCTCGAACCGAAGAAAAATATTTGAAAGAAATACAAAAATTCGAAAGGGAATCAGAGAAGAGTTTGAGAGATTTATTCGGTAAGCTAAGCATTGATTCACTCGTAAAGACTGATCCTTATTCACTGCCTTATAATAATGAAGTGCTTGTCACTTTAAGAGGTGAATCTTATATGAACGGACCTTATGAGTTTCATAGAGTTGCTCGTAAAATAGCTAAAGAAGTTCTAGATAAGAATCTTTGGAAGTTCAGATTCTATATGTTCATTAATGTCGTTACACCTGATGCAGGGGATAATATTAAAGACAATTTCATAAACCATTTTGGTAGAATTGAATACCGTTTCAGATATTACATACATCCAGAACAAGACTAAAATAAAATCAAAATATGTACTACAAATTAATCAAAGCTTACACACACCACGGAGGAAAAACTGTAAAGCTTTCAACAATCGAACCAAACACTTTAATCATCAGAGAGAAAGTATTAGAGGACAATCCAGGGTTAGAATATATGACTCTATCATTTGGAGCCGAACCTCAATTCTATTTGTCTGCTGCAGTAGTTGAGAGTTCACCAGAATTCTTTGAAGAACTAACTCCAGAAGAATTCAGTAGAGAAATAGGTGCAAGAGAACTTGTTAACCTCGTTCTACTTAATCAAGAAAGAGGTATTTCTCCTGAAGAATCCGCTCAAATCATATTGGAACATTTCGATTTAGAAATCGATACAGATTTCGAGGATGATGAAGAAGATGAAGAGGAAGAACTAGATCAACCAGCAAATAGAGAGTCAGAAGGAATCTTCGACGAAAATGGTATTCTCAAAGATACTGCGGCTATCGAAGAAATGATTGAAGAATTTGATCGTCTAATGAAACAGTTGAAAGAAGGAAAAGAGAATCCATTCAATCGTCCTAATACTACTTGGCCTTATCAACCTTACACTCCACCGCAACCAAATCCCTACAACGGACCTACATGTCATTGTGGAAACGACGGTACAAAACCATGTTACTCAACTGCATGTCCTAGCAGAATAATAGTAACATATACGACAAATTCAAATCGATAAAATGAAGTATACGATACCACAATTAAGAGCTATGCCACAAATTAATTTTATGGTTAATTATGGTTGGATGTCTAAGCTTACTAATGAAGAGATAGCTGAATGGGAAGCTGAAGCTATAGCTGAAGCCGAAGAGTGGATCAAAAATGATGTACGATCAATTCAAGGGGAATTTAACGCAAACAAACACAAACAAGAAGTTAGCAATATCGTTAACGATAAAGCTCGTATCTTGGAACGTGATTATAAATTACTAACAATCGGATAAAATGACAAGAAAAGCAATAAGATTTACAGCTAATTGGTGCAATCCATGCAAAGCATATGCACCATCGTTTAACAAAGTGGCAGGTGAAAAGACTGACTGGACTTTTGAATCGGTAAACATCGACGAGAAACCTGAATTAGCAGAGAAGTACGGTATACGTTCTATTCCTGCAACAGTTTTAGAAGTAGATAATAAATTGGTAGCTAAACATGTAGGTGTACTTAGCTCATCAGATCTTACTTCTAAGTTGGATGAGTGGAAATAAACCACTTTTGTTAATAACTTTTAGACTCGGCAGTTTTTACTGTCGAGTTTTTGTATTATATTTGTATATCAAATTAATCATACATATGAAAACAATCTACACAGTTATTCCTTACTTTTTCAATACCGACGACGGAATATTCACTAATGAAGTTATGAGTTTCTCTACTTGGGATGAAGCTTACCTATATGCAAATACATTAGGTAGAAGTTTTGATATTATCGAAAACGAATTAAACTAAACATATGAATTGCAGTTACAGAATTCTCAAGGACGTACATATCGGTCTCCGAGTACGAAAAACAAAAGACAAAACAACAGTCCCGTTCAAAAACGATCCAATGACTGGAGTTAAAATTGAAAGATGGAACGATCAAGGTTTTCAATTAAGTCACCCTGATTTACCAAAAAACATTTGGGTAGACTTCTATCAATTACCACTCGATAAGATTCAATTAGAGTATGGAGTCATTAAGAATCCTATCACTTTCGTTGAAGAGATTATGCAAGGTGGGTCAATGGTTCTTGTTAGAGCAGATACTCTAGACTATGCGGAAATGCTTCACGATAAAAAAGAAAAGGAAGAAGCAAAAACATATTCGGTTCGACAGTTAACTCCAGGTGATCGAGTAATCAGTGCAATCTGTAAGCAAGGTAACGTTATGGTTTATCTCGGCACATTCAATATTGCTACATTGGGTACAAAACATCAATATGGTTATGGTTGGAATCGTAATACTATACACTTAAAGTATATCGATGAAACTCCTGAAAGAGCATTCTTTGCTTATGAAATGCCAAACGGTAAATATCGAGTAGATGACTATCCACTATCGAACAAAGTAGTTAAAGAAAATTACTTAGCTTCAGATAAAGACCAAGGTGAAAGAGTGAATCCTCAATTCACAGATACCGATATAA